CGAGTATGGGGAATTCAAGGTAGAAGCTCGTCAAGACCACAAACACAGAATCTACTTACAATACCTTGATGCAGGCAATGAGTATGGGACTTATTTCCCCAAGGAGATAATGATGCTATTAACTCCCTCAGACAAGTGTGAGGATAGCCCCGATTCAAATCAGATGAGCAGCAGTTTCAAGCTCAATTACAAGCACAACTACAAGCACTGAATACTCCGCCTGCGCCAGAAGCTATGCTGAAGAAGCTGCTGTAGAAGAAGGTATGGAGACAGATAATAGTCAACCATACCCATAGTCCGAAATACTAAAGCTACGTTATCCTCGAACAACATCTTATTCAAACACAGCTGAAGAATTGGAAACTCTGTCCAATGGTAAACACTAACACCATTGTTTTTCTTACCGTCTTTAGATTTACGGTTAACCTTCTTAGCGTCGCTACCTACGGTAGTTTTATATGTTTCGGACAACAGTAAAGCAAAGCGGCGTTTTTGGGGCATATTAAATGTAATACCTTTAGATTTAAGCCACTCAGTAGCTGTCATTTCCTTAGTATCTGGCTCTAATTCTGCTAATTCGTCTTCTACTTCCAAATCTTCCAGCATCTTATTAAAATTAGGGAATACCTTAGTGGTAGTTCCTTTTAAGTTATGATATGCTTTACTAGTTTCTTTTAGTTCAGCAATGTCACCCACTACCTGATGTAAGCAGGCTAGTATCTGGTCGTTTCGATTCTGCTCCGCGTATCCTGTAAGTTCTTTAATCCAAGTATCTATACCCTTCTTACAAATTTACGGAATGCGTATTTAGCTGTGTCATTAGCTACTTTTGATTCAAAAGCATAGTATTTTATGATAGCCGCACAAACTTCAGCAGGAATAACCTCAGCATTATTTGGAGCCTCAACCTCTGACCATTGATCCTTACGGGGCAAGGCTTCCAGGGTTTCAGAACCCCCATAACCCGTGACCCCTATTTTAGGTAGTAGGTCTTGAATGGTTTTTAAATTAACTCCACATAATCGGGATAAGCCGTCTTGGCTCATTCCCGTATAGCTCCCATCGCTAGATACGTAAAATTCAATCTCATCTACAACGATCAGATTAACCACAATAGGATTAGACATTTCTTTAATAACTACACAACTAACTAAAGTATAACCCTAATCATATTGCAGGATTAGGGTTATTTACTAATGATTGATATTGGGAGGGTATTGCCAATGTCAATACCCTTATAGCCCGAAATAATAAGCACTACCACTTCACATACGGATAATCAGTTGGTAACAAACACGGTATATCGTTATGCACCATAATGATATACTCACTGTTATCTACCATACGTAGCCAACAAAATAATGCACCATCTTCTGCGGTGGATTTAATAATACCTTTACTAGTAGGAAAATTAGGAAAGTATTTATTATAAATATCCCAAACGTAGTTAGCTATATATCCTACGTCATCCAAATTATCAATAACTTCTTTGGTAGTTAAATTAGACATATATTTAATAAGGTAAATCTACAGACTATAACGGGGCACTACTTAGTGTATTTAGTAGTAGTTGCAATATATCATATTGTTTACTGTTATTACTAGGCTTATACTCCTCGTAAATAAACGTCTCTTTAGTATGCTCAATATTAGTGGGGTTAAAAGTAACTACATATCGACGTATATAACCATCACTACAATAAGCTATATAAGAAGCAATATCTTTTTCTTCGTAATCGCATACTTCTTCTATAACTGTGTAATTGTTACTATTTAGCATTACTTAAATAACTGTTTTAAATAACTAGTAAATGTTACTTTAGTAAATCTACTACCTATGTAGTTGTATTCCGGTTTATTTATCCATGCATAAAAGTCAGCAACAGTCCGAACAAATAAGCGAGGCTTATCATACAAAGATAAGTACACTATGCATTCTTCACAAGTATCGCCATTAGTGATACGACCTAGTACTAAGTAATACTTACCTTTAAAATGTTTATGTAGCATGGGTTATTTCCACTCAGTATAACTACTACTAACATAACTACGTTTGTTAACATCTTTAAACTGTGTTTTAATAGCATTAGATAACTTACTATAGTTATCTACAGTTGTGTAGTACTTAGTACTGTTATAAACAAATACGTAAAACATAATTTATTTTCTCTTAATATATTACTTTGTTTAAGTACCTTAATAGTATAGATACTAAGGTACTTAAACTATTGGTTTTAATTACTATACTTTAATAGATACTTATTAGATATAGCTTTAAACGATATCCGTTTACCATACCTACTAACAAATACTAAACCTTCTCTTTCTATTTCAGAGTTTAGTACACTCTTTCCTTCTGCAAAATCTAGAATATCTAAAATACTTTCCGGTAAAAGCATACTGTCTGAAATAATCGGCACGTAATTAAGCTCTAACTCTTGTGCCAGGAACGGAGATAGAAACGGACTAAAGTACTTTTGTGCATCAATACTATATGTATTAAACACGTACAGCTCTTTCTCTTTGAGATTATACTTATTGCCGCGTATTCCGGGTCCGATTATTTCCCCTTGTACTGCGATATTAGTATTTTCCAGAGCTTCTCGCAGCTTATATTTTCGGACTATATTCCAGTATATGCAGTTGGGAGTATCTGGTAACTCTGTGGTGCGACTACATACTCCAAAATGTCCTCGATAGTTATAACAAGTAAAGCTAGTACCATCGAGCTTTTCCGTAACTGCAAACTCGTTGTTTAATAACTCTGGATACATATAAACAAGATTCTGGATACGCTCCTCATCTGTTTTAGGCACACAGCTTGGGAAACTACCTTCTGCTAAAGAATCGTAATGAGTAATGCCAAGTAGTTTAGTAACATCAGTTCCCAGAGGTGGAATCGTTTGGAATATTGGAGCAGTTACAGGCAATACTAACCCTTGAGATAATTGTCCTCGTAACTTAATAGTCTTGATTAGAAAACCTTCTCGTCCATCGGAAAGCCGCTTATAACAAGACTTCCGTAAGAACTCATACTCTGGAATAACTGGCAGTAGAGAATCTATTTCACAATAAACTACAATATCTCCTGCCTTGTATTCTCCTTTCCTAACTACTGCTTGCCATCCATAGATAATTGCTAACTCCAAAGAATCGGCATTCTCGATAGGACAGATTTCACCAATTACTCGAATGGTAGCTAGTTTACGCATCAGTAACTCCGTAATATTTGTTGTAAGCTTCTTGTTCGCTACGTGACCACCCTTTCTCCAACAGAAGTGTGACTCCCGCTGAAGTAGGTGGGGTTATGAAATATATTCTGTCCAGCACGTATTTATATAAAGTTATCCGAGAAGGCGATTCGGATTGTTTAGTCATACACTTGTTGCCCCACCTAATCGATGGGGCATATAAACTACTTAACGATTATCGACTGTATTGAGCAAGAATACTCTTGTATCGCTCTACCTGACGGAATGCATTTTCAAGTTGTTGTGCCACACTACCACTACTCCCAGTTTCAGCGCAGTAAGTTGCGTGTAAGGCTTGCAAACGGTTTAATTCAGTTTCAGCTTTAGACAGATTATTCTTAGCTTCGTTGTATTGAGCCTGAAGTTGAGCAGCTTGTGGTCCTTTGAAATTAGGCATTGTATGTCCCTTATCTGATACTAAGCAACTGTAATCAATAGTCAAACTTTTTCGATTGTAATTGTTAAACCATATGATTGCAACCGTTCTCGATAGTGTTCTGCCAACGTTTTGTGAGTAACTATTACACTCGCTTTATTGTCTGTGTGAGCTTCCCACATAATCGCTCCAGCTTTAATCTCGTCATAACCCAACTCTGTTTGTAACGCCTCAATAACTACTTCAGCCGATACAGTGTTGTCATTCCACAATATAACATTCCACCCATACTCCGTAGTTGGAACTACGAAAACATTGGGTATAACTATTTCAGGTATTGCTGTTGGCATATTAAGCTTCCCAATTTATTTGTGTTAACCATTTGTCCAGTTGATGCACAATATAGCTACATTCAGCTACGGGATTATGCTGTTCATTTGTAGGTAAATTGTAACTAGCCGTAGGATGAAGCCCCGCCAGCATTCTTACGGTAGCGATTTCGTGTATAGGATACGGCATTTTCCATTCTCTTTCCCACATTTGATCCAAAGTTACTTGCCGTAAAAAGTTAGCTTCAACAGGATATATACAATCACCCCATATCGATATATCGTTACTGTATCTAGAAGTGTATAGCTGGTAGTAGCTATACCAAACATCTCGCATCTCTTTAGGACAAGTAGTACTTATGTTGGCACGGGGCATATAAGGTAATACATTTACTTCAACCCATTCGTAATTTGATTTAGTAGTTGCTCCTAGTGTTGCTGTAGTATACGGGCAAGTTATAAGATGTCTTTTTATAATTTCGCCAGTACTACGATCAAATATTACGGTAGCTACAGCAAAACCTTCTCCATACAAACCATTAGATTCAACATCTAATACCATCAAATATCTAGTTGCCATTTTATTATCGTGGTGAAATTAAAAACACATCAATATCGAGATTACATAAGTGTCGCTCTATTATATTTCGGACATCCTTGAACTGTAACTTCCCACATCCACAACCAAGAGCTGGTAAAGTGAGTCTTTGCACAGACTCTTTAATATCTTTGTCCAGAATCCATTCCACTAAAGATACTAATCCTTTTTCAATATAAGTTAGTTCACTATCGTATTTATAATGAGTCTTAGTGGGAAAGTTAATAATATATTGATCTCTTTCCACTAAATAATAAGTAGTAATTGATCCTATAGTTAAATACTGATGACAATCGGCATTATATTGAGCATACCAATCTGGATGTCTTTCCTTACACTGTTTAGCTAATCCCGCTCCAGCTACTCCTATTAAATTAACAGGTATTACTATTGCATCACTAGGATAATCGAATATATTAATACTGTTAGGTAAAATGGTTAACATACTATATTACTGTGTTTATGACTACTGTTAAATTATCCGTACCTTATTACTATCAAGTAGATAATAATACCGACTACTTTGGTACTGGTTATCGTCAATGTAACTTAACTGCCCACGCAATGATGGTGGCTTACTTGCAACCAGAATTTGTTAAGCGTAGTGTAGCTAACGGTTTTGATGAACCCGAATCTTACTACGGTAGTAAGCTATATAAATATGGCGATACCACTGACCACAACGCCCATACTCAGTGTTTGAGACACGAGTTTCGTATTGAATCTCGGTGGTGTACGCAGCTCTCGAAGTCCGAAATAATAAGCCAAATAGATAACAAATATCCTGTGCCAGCTGGTGTGATATACAAAAGCAGTGGACATATTGTTCTTATTGTTGGCTATACCGATGATGGTTTTCTAATCCACGATCCATACGGTACTAGAGACGGCTCTGCTGACATTTATGCAGTAGGTGTAGGCGGCAGCTATGACTTTTATTCGTGGGGACTGCTGAATAAAGTGTACTTTGATGCCCCCGGAGAAGGAGGTTGGGGGCGATTAGTTACTGCTTGCTAGTTGGCTATTTCACAGAAAGTTCCAACTAAGCCAAACTTACTAAACAGTTTAGAAAAGAGTCTGACTTGGTCCGGCTCTTTTTCTTTGTTGGGTAAGAATACTATAACCATAGTGTCAGTAATACAAGCTGGATATTGTAGGAACCTTTTACTCGCTATCCAGCTTAAGGGGTTACGCATAAGTATTATGCCTATCCGAATAATATCGTCATTGTATTCATGTAAGATATTGATACCTGTACTAGCATCGAAATCTCGATTAGCTATCAGAGTAACAAAGAAGTTGTCCTCTTTAAGTACATAGTATTCCTCGGTTTCGGGATTATCACTATCTAATAAACTTTGTATCGCTGTATTTATCTCTTCCATATTATTGACCTTTATTTAGTACAGGATAATCTAGGGATACTCGTTTAAGTTCTTTAGGTGGCTTAATTACTGTTTGTACGTACTTACTATATAAATCTGGAGTATAAATTAGTGTTCCATGTAATCTATATCCCATAGATAAGTATGTGTTTATCTTCTTTTCTAGTTCGTTTAAAGTACCTGCACTAATATATTCAATTTCCATAGTATATTACCTACAGTATTGGAAAGCGTGTTTAATGCACTTATATGTAGTATCGGCAATAGTGGGATTAAGATTCGACAATCTATTACCTGCTACATTAAGCACTTTAATTTTACGTGTCTTAACCCAGAAGAATAAATCCAAACTAGTTGGATTTAAAATGTAAGGCTTATTATTTTCTTTACAAGTCTTTATAGTTAGAATACCCCCAGGAGAATCCGAAAAACCAAACCACACTGTGCCATCTGAATCTTTTACATTCTTAATAGTACGCGGCTTGTATGAATAGCTATGCGATTCGACTAGACTGTAGTTAGCCAAATCGGGATTTGTACCATCACTACCATCTGGCAAACAAATACGATAATTTTTGGGAGCTGTACCTCCCGTCGGTATTCCGATATCTCTAGCTGCTCTTAAACCAGCTTCATCGGCTCCCGTCTGACCTCCCGAAATAATTACCTCTAGCGTAGGAATGGCTAACCACTCTAAACACTGGGCTATTGAATCTGCATGGCATGGTTTAGGATGACAATAACAAATTAAGGCTATAGGTTTAGTACGATCTTCTCTATGTCTTAATAAAATATCTAAAATAACTCGTTTAATTGCGCTGGGATTCGATAAGTTACCGTGATATATAGATTGTACTCCCTCCGCTACGGGAGATATATACTTGTTGTCAATAGTATGTAGATTATCCCACAACCACTTACGATAAGCCTGAATTACTTTATCACGACTTGCTTCTTCTCTCAATTGAAACGGATTACCTAATGTAAAAGGACGATGTACTTTTACACAACGTATTGATTGAGATTCGAGTAAATCTACTTGTCCTATTTTCCTAACTATAAAGTTCCTCATAACACAAATAAATGGGGAGGTTGAACTACTACATCGTTATATGCTTGTACAATTAAACGACGGGCACTATTAACATTAATTTCTGGTAGTGCCTCAGTAATAGTATTGCTACTAATACACTTAGTACCGCCATATGTAGTAATCTCCATAACTAAGTGCGGATATAAAGTAAACTTCTTAGTTATTAGTTTTACTACTAAAGATCTTCTATCGTAAGAAAACAATTGTTTGTAGTACTTAGTATAAGCATCAGCAATATCTAAGTATCTAGTTCCATTTTTATCGAATATCGGATACTCTCGTGGAATTTTTCCCGCAAGAAACGCTGCGTGAGTGTGAAAACTCAACGCAGCAATAAGCTCACTATTTGTTTCGGACATTAGCCTTCAAAAAATGCTCTCTTAACAATACCTTGAGTAGTTACACCTATATAGTTAGTCTCATTAAGTTGTCGGATAGTCTGATAAACTATTTTAGAACGACGTTCTTCTGGTATAAGTGCATAATGATGTAACTGTTCCACCTCTTTAAAAGTTAACGTGGCATAAAGAGGAACATTAGCACTTTTTAGCCAGCTAATTAACTCAGTGACAGGTACATCCGAATTGTTTAGGGCAGCGCTAAAGTTAGTAGGTGTGGTCATACTTTCCTTATAGTTCTAGTAAGTCTGTTTCCGGTTCCCAATACTCCTGGTAATGGTCTTTGCTGTATATCGGTATTTTCAGTGATTCAATTGGAAAAAGTCTCAAGTCGCCTGACCGAAAATAGAAGTGAGATAACGGTGTGGGATGCGCGGATACGAGCAAATTCGTTTGTTGATCGAGTAATCGCACCTCAACATCGTTGGTAGTATACAGTATCAGATTATGAATATCTCCATAACAATGTGCTTGAATGACTTTGTTATTAATAATATAATCTCCTGAGCGGTAAAAAGCATTCTCTAAATGGATTTTACCGACACTGTTACCTGTGTTATTTAAAAATAGAATTAACATAACAAATATACATCCCAATGGCATCACTTTCATGATGCGTCTTAAACTGTATATTTGGTAATTGATTTAGTACAGCTAATTGAATAGCATACTTATCAGCTTTACCATCTTTAGTTAGTAGCTTCTTAATCTCACTAGGAGTGTATGTAGTAATACTCCTAATATCGTGATAAGCACTAACACACAGTAGTATCCCTATTGCTTGTTGTACTTTATTACCTGTATCGTGACCTACAGCATATGTAGGCTTTTCATATACTAAAGTAGTTATTTTATGCGTGTTAATTAAGGTACTTAAATTTGTATACAGTTCTAACAACTGATCCGGGAATGTTTTATTGCGTGTAACGATAGTGCCACTAGTAGTCACATTTAGTGTATCTAAATGTCCTACACAGTAACCCATGTTTTTGTATCCCGGATCAATTGCTAATAACATACTACTTTTTACAATACTTATTTATTAGTATTGTATCGTCTTTATGCAATACACTATCTACTCGGTATTTCCCCCAATCAATACTAGGAAAATAAGTATCCCCAGTATACGTATTAAAAATGTGAGTAATATACATAGTATTAGCTAGCGGTAAAAAAGCCTCATACACTTTAGCACCCCCTATAATAAATACCTCATTATTTACTGCTAAAGCAAGTGCTTTATCAACGCTGTTAGCTACCTCAACATTAATGTAATGAGATAGTATATCATTCCGCTGTTTAGTTAGCACAATATTTTGACGGTCGTACAAAGACCTACCTTTTAAATCGTCTAAGAACGTAGTAGCTCCCATTATTACAGTGTGGTTAACTGTAGTATTAAAAAAGTGTTGTAAATCAGTACTTATTCTACTCCAAGGTAACCTGCCTTGATTACCAATTACTCCATTTAAAGCAACTGCCGCGATGATATTAATGTTCATGCGTTATTCTCCGGAGGACGTGAGATATACTGAGCCTTCATTGTCTCGTACCATTCGAGTTTTACTTTCATAACAGCATTTCCAGGAGGATACGCGTACCAACTGCCGTCTTTAAATTCCGGATCAGTGTAGCCTGACTTTTGACACCACGCTTCTACATAAGTCTGAAGAGGTAACTTGTCTTGGTCTGTCATAATCCAACTCACTTACTAACCTTTACGACGACGTTTAACCCAAGCCAGCAAATTATAGATAATACTATCAGGTTCTGTTGCATGAATTAAATCGGCTATTTCCTTATCAGATTTGTCTAAATTAGCTTCATAAATCTTAATGCGTAAAGCTTTACCTTTAAGCTCAGATGCGGATGGTTCATTTAAAAACTCAGCACTGGCATTGGTTAGTTTGAATTTATAAATAGTGTCATCTAATTCCGATACATTATTCTTAATTTGGTATAGCCTCTTTACTTTTTCAGATCCTTTTTCCTTATCTATTGCCCAAATTAATTCAATATACTGCTGACAACTGCTATGCCCCCGCATATTTTCAGTGTTGATTTTACCCGCAACTTCTGTTTTATTTAGAAAGTGAGTTAAAACAACGGCTTTATGATATTTCTGAGCTAGATTCCCTAACCATTTAATAGAAGCAGAGGCGGCGATTGTATTTTCATCTATGCCGCCATTAAACCCTGCAAGAGAATCAACTAAAACCATTATAGTTTCGGGATCTTGAATTTCTTCTTCAATAGATGCTTTATCCTTATCATCAGAAAAGGATATTGTATTGGTCAGGCAATCAGTAGGTACATAATAGTTTTCTATAGTGGCACCTGCTAATACTAATCTGTCGTAAAACGTTCTACTTCTGTTTTCTGTTTCTATTAACATTACCTTTTTATCATCCCATACCGGATAATCTTCTCTAGGTAAGAAAGTATAGCCACTTGTAACCGACATACTGGCTAGTAAAAGAGTGAAGCTTTTCCCTACTCCACCATTGCCAATAAGTGCGCTGACTTTGCCTATGGGAAACATTCCCGCTACATACTGAGTAGGCAGTACGGGCATATCTGAATAATCTCTAATCATACTTCTCATAACTTTTATTATTTTTCAATAATCTAATTTTGTAATTAATAATACATAACCTAAAACCTATACACTGTAAGGGTTTCATTTTCTATTATAATACACCTACTAAAGGTATAATAATAATAATATCAAATTATTATAAATAAGGGGGGGTGGAAAGTTTTTATAATATCAATCACACACTGTTTAAGGGATTGGCGCTTTTAGCCATACCCCTATAGTCTCTTAATACATTCCAACACACAATGACGTGACCCCCCCAGAGAGGGGTCAACATACTCTACGTCATTTTTAGTTATTTTGCTCTTCATACTATCTGACAGGGTATCTATACTGCTAGAGCTATTCCAAGATATACCCAAAATCTCAAATACATCTCGTGCAATAAACCAAGGAGTTTCCTCTCTAACTATTACACGAACAGACTTTCCATTGAAAAACTTTTCTATTGCAGACATAAAACCTCAATAATAATAAAAAAGAAGTCCGAAATAATAAAGGGGGTGTCTTATTATTTCGGACATACCTCACTAGATGCTTAACTTATTCAGCATCAGTTTGTTCGGCTTTCAACTTACGTATTGCTTCAGCTCCTCGTTCGATAGCTTCTTGTGCGAGTTGTTCATTTTGTTCAAGCAGCTCATCTTTATCCACTGCTTCATCGTATTCTGGGCGATCGCTTTTGGACTGATTTGAATCTGTCATAACTTACCTTTAGTTAATAACCACCTACTAGTGTAAGGGGAAATCGCAGGGATTCCTCTGGATAGTAGCCATACACCTTGAAATCCTCATAAATAAAGTCTGTTAGATACTGCTGCCCACGATCTTTTATCGAAAGTGTGGGGAACGGTTTTAAACTATCTGATTGATGTGTGTCTATCTGCTTTTGAACAGCATCTATCTGATCTGAATAGATATGTGCGTCAGTTATCTGCACAAGTAAAGTACCAGGCTCGAAGCCAGTACAGTATGCGTACATATGCAAAAGTAAGCCATATTGACACACATTGAAAGGATTCGTTATGTTCAGTTAGAGTCGTTAATTCTAACCCGCTTTATTCAAGCAGCTGCATATTCGATATCTATGCAGACCAGACTATATCTTGCACTTATTAGGTGCCTCCCCGTTTCCATCCACTTGGATGTACTCTACTCAGTGAGCTAAAGCTCCTTTTCGATAGTCGTTACGGATTACTCTATTGAGCTTACCACGGTATTGTCCCAGTGGGAGTTCCACCGTTTAGAGGAGTTTATACTCAGCTAGTCTTATTTAACCGAGTGGCAAATCGTTGCTGCGAATCGTGACACGAAGATTTAATTTACCGTCATTTACTACACATTGATGCTCGCAATGACAAGCTGCAAGCACTACAGATTCCTGCCTTGATATTTCGGACATCCCATACAATCTTGCGGGATTCCAAGCAGATACCACGAAACTCTTACGATCCGGGGTTTTCTGGATAGTATCAATTAGCCATTTAGTTTGGTCGATCTCAGTGTTATTAACTGAGTACCCCGTAAAGTCGGTGTAAGGTATTGGGATAGTGTACTCGTCTTTTGAGAGATACCCTTGCACGAAGTTCTCGTAGCTTAATACATCCGAGGATATCCCCGCTTGTTTCAAATGATACTTATAAGCAAACCCATTCCATATAGGGACTTTTTGCTGATGTAAAGCCGCTACATTACCGTTCCCTTTAAGGAACCAAAGCATCTCTTTGAATGCTCCTGGATAGTATACCTCTCTACTTGTATAGATGGGAATCTTTCCATCCGAACAATCGAAGCTCAAACTCGCTCCAAACACAGACAACAGATACTTACTGTCCTTGGGAATCTCGCTATATTTATTTCGGTCAATTGTCCCTAGCTTATCACTCGGACTGAAAATAGTCTTGCGGCTACCTTCATTAAGAACACGATCAAGTAGTTGTAAGTATTGAATCTCTTCTGACATTTTAATTAGTTAGTAAGGTGTATATTAAGCGGGTTTATTTAATAAGCTACACAAATATAGGTAGCCTATCTTACAAGCGCTGTATCGATGTTGTTTTAAGTCTTCTAATTTTTCCCATTGGTTATTACTAATACTTTCAAAGTAAGTACCATCATTACTAGGAATTTCAGGCTCTATATCTGTTACATCTGCCCAGTAAATACTGACTATTTCATTAGTTTGAGTTCCAACAACATAATTGCATAATAATTTGGTTTCCACAGAGTACCCAGCTTCTTCAAATGTTTCTCTGTCCGCGCAATCTTGTGGAACTTCTCCGGGTTCAATACCCCCAGTTATTGGGCAAGGAAACAAGCACATATCTTCGGAATTATCTATAGGGAGAGGTTGGTATCGGATTAGTACATCCCAATCTAGCTGACTATTTAGTAGTGTTTTCCTGATCAAGAATATAGCAACAGAATTTACTCCTTTACGCTCTAAATAAAAAAACCCTTTCTGTGTTTTCTTTATACACACAAAGGGAGTTTGAAATACTACTGTTTCAGACATCGGATTCTCCATATAAGTAAACAAAGTCCACGTAACTAAGTCCATTAATCGGAATCTCTCACACTTGCAATTACGGAGATTAGTAAAAATATTGTAATCATCCAAGCCAATACATTAACGGCAGGATACAAATACAGTACGGGTTTCTCAATGAAATATAAAGGTGTTTGCAGTACTACCAGTATCTTGGTAACTACCTTTGCAGTACTACCAAATAAAGGTATTTCCCTGTCTATGTCATAAATAGCATCTGCTATCCAAAGACAAATCCATAACACACATTTAGCTACTGCATTGTCTGTAGAGAATAAGACAATTAAATAAGCGACCATAGTAGCTATTAATACAAAATAGCTAGTGTTCACTTTATTCCTAGAACGCATAGCTTAATACTCCTAGTGTTAAACCGATCGCAAATCCAATCATTGTCCGAAATAATAAGGTCTGCTGTAGTTTGTTACTCTTTATTCTTAGACTGCAAAAACGCTGCCATCAATATACAGTAGTTTGCTGCATCTATTAATGTATCTACTACCGACTCATTAGTTACTAATAACTGACCTTGTTTAAGGAAACTTGCAATACGGCTTAATTTATCTAGCAATCGAGTAAACAATCCTATCTCTGCGGTAGTGACCTCAAATGCTTCAACTAATCTAAAGTTAGCAAAAGCATCGTTATTATCTTTACCTCCACAATAGTCGGCATTCTTTTTCTTGCAAGTATCGTGCATTGATTCGATAACTTGTCTGTGATATTCTAAGAATTCTTTTTGATTCATTTGTAATTACCTATATAATGCCAATGTATTGGCACAAAGTACAAACCAAATCTATGCCAATAACCGTCGTGCCATATTACGTCATGTCCTATAAGACGGTCATTAGGAGGCTGTATACCAAATCCATCAAATACTAAGTCTTTAAACATACTCATCATCCGGCATACAAATAGCAACCACTAACAATGCATCTATCATTGCTACTAGTAGCAGTACTGGTAAGGTATTCTTAGGCATAAACAAACAAGGTAGATACAACAGCGCTAGTGTTAACCGTAATACTTGCGCTCGCGATTTTAGTACGCCTTTGTTACGAGCAGTATCCCAAGTAATATACACACTCCAAAAACTAATCCATATTAGTGCCAGTACTATTGCATTTGGATTAGCTATAGATACTGTTACATAGCATATGCCTATAGCTACTAATGTATAAGGTTGGAGATTTTTACTTAACATAAACACCCTAGTAATTTTAATTAGTCTAAGTTTAATACTGATTTAGCGGCTTGTTTAAGGTAACGAACCGCTAGTAGTAAACGCCCATTACGGCGACTAGATGGCGTTTCATTCTTACCCACCCTTTGAAAATTTGCTGCTCGTTTGCTTAACGTGTTGGTATGACGTTGGTCTATACCTTTTAACTCAACAAACTCCGCAGCAGTCATTTCAATGCTGTCATCGTCATCAAAGATCACACCAGCACAACCGGGATGCTCAATACTAGCTTCTTCTATTTGTGCAAGGTCTTGTTCTGCTCGATCTAATCGCTGAGTACGCTCAGTAAGCACATTCATATTTTGCTCTTGTTGAGCAAGCTTCTGATGCATCTCTTGGATAAGTAGAAGCATCGCATTCAAGTCCACTTGTTGGGCTTTAAGTGCTTCTTTAGCCGTCGAAAACGCTTTAACTAAATTAAGCTTGGCTTGCACTACCTGGGGAGTATTACGGCTGAGAGTCATCAGGAAAATCGCTTGATCTTCGGTTAATAAAGCGTAGGATGTCGGTCTACCCCCCTCTGCGTCACTTTGAGGTTTCCCGATTTCAAATCGGAAAACTCCAAACGCAAAGCTAGCCTCGGTTTCGTAGTTATGTATGGTTCTCATAAAGGATTCGTGCTGAATACCTAGAGCATCTGCAACTAACCGAGAATCTACCAGTAAAATCCCATCTTTGTTGTGTATTTCTAACATTTGTTTAGAGTTAAGTAGTAGTAAGTTCAATATAAATAATTAGATAATTCTTGCCATCCGTGAAAACATACTTATTTGAAGTAGTAAAAATAACTCAGTATGTTCTAGGTTATAACCCTAAAGGAAGTCCGAAACAACAAGGAACTCTCACTCCCTTATTATTTCGGACTATTATCGTGGTCGTTTATATCACTTCCCCAGTTTAGCGCACTTATTACTTGTCGAGACTCCTAATAAACTCAGGGTCATCCCAAATCAGTTTATCAGTACCGTAGTATTTCTTCCAGTTCGCTTCGTAGAAAGCAAACATATTTGACAGTAACTCACTATCAAGTTCTTCTAGCTCTAGGCTAGATAGTGTGGCGTACAGTAAGGGTTTTGTGGCTTCGATTTCCTCTTCTTGCACAAGTTTTTCCACCTCTAACAGTCGTCCATACCCTGCGTTCTTGTCTAAGCATATTGTTGGCTTCGACAAATCGAGATTCACATATGTTTCCCGCTCTCTGGACCATTTACTTGCATAAGTTAGTCCTTGTTCTTTCAGTAGATTATCTAAAGCCGACAAGCTAAGATCTGTTTCTAGCTCTATCTCTTTCCGGAGATTACCGTTAGCAGCATTACTATCTACTAGCGAGTACTTAACAATAAAATAAACTACATGATTACCGTGAATATCAGTTACTTCACGAGTACGCACACTTACTTTTTTTGTAGTAAACGCAGTACGTAGCTCCTCGTAAGTAGATAAACCCACAAACTGTTTTACTGCTTCTAATAAATTATTTAAACTATCGGGGTTATCGTAAGCAAAGTAATGATTGAGTTGTTTTTCCCGCGAGTAAACATAGTATTCTAAAGCCTCTAATTTAGCAATATCAAAATTATTAGCTAGTGCTTTGATTTCCAGTTCAATAAGGTTCATAGTTTATCTAGTTTGTAGGGTAATGTTTTTTAGCTACGTTAATATAAGCTTGAAGTAAGTAGTCGGTTTTAGCCAGTATTAAAATACTGTTCAATGACTCTTCTTCTTCTTCAGTTAATTCCGGTAGTTGAATAAGTCTTATGTACTCTAGAATTAACTGCTTTAAGTTGTATTCAATATTAGCGGACATTAGGATCTCGTCGTTTAACCTTACTTAATCCGGTTTTTAGCAGAGTTACTAAATCAATAGAATTAGTGTCAGTAATTAATAACCAGTAATATAAAACATTAAAACACCCTTCTTGTACATTATCCTGATACTGTCGATAAGTATATCGATTAACTACGTTAATATGTAGACTTTCACTAAGTAGTCTTTTCTTAAAGACTCCTAACTCTTTACCAGTAGTTATACTTAACTCTAATAGCGTTTGTAGTCTTTCCGATGTACTATACCCTTCATCTTGTGTAGCAAAGATGTCTAAGTTGTTAAATAAAACCTCCGCTACTTCATTCGCTTCTTCAACTAACCCTAGTAGTCCAATCAATTGTCGTTGTGGTAAAGTTAATTGATTTACATAAGGTTGACGATCTATAGTCGATTGAACATCCGATATAGCCAAACCTAGTTCTTCTTGCATAGTACACCTAAACATATAAATTAAAAGCCCCAGAACTTAGTCTGGGGCAAATGTGTTGTGTGCGCTGCCGAGATTACTCGTTGATAATCCCTGGAGGAGCTTCGACTGGGGATTCTTCAGTAGGATTACCAGGAATAGCCGGAGGAACATCCACGTCTGGAGGGTTTACAGGCTCATCTACAGGCGGAACTTCTGCAATAGGGGGAGTTACAGAGTCTGCGGGTAGCATAGCTGCTAGCTGGTCACGCAAAGCATCCAGACGTGCCATTTGTTGCTCAGTTACAGCCTCAGCTGACAATTTTTCAATCTGCTTTTGCAGATCTTGAACCTGCGCTTTAGCTGCTTCGTCTTCCTGAACTTCTTCTGCAACTAACTTTTCAGCCAACTGCTCAAGCAAGGTAAGTGTATCGCCAAGTTTTGCTGACATATTTCCTTCTGGTACGTAATTAAATGGTGGTTTTGACAAAAGAGTTCGTATACGTAGAGCTGTTCGATCTTCAGCTTCAGCCACTAGCTTACCAAGTATTATAAGTAACTGACTAAAACTGTCCATCGTTGTCCCTCCGCTTCACTGGTTATATTATAGTTCCTCGGAGCTGGAAGATGCGTCCGAAATAATAAGGGGATTGTTTGTTAGCGGGTTTTGCCAGTACTCTACCTTACCGTAATGATCTTTTTCTATCAAACGACATACATTGAAAAAGTAATCACCCAGCAAGTTATAAAACGATCCTGTGATCTGTACCTCGTCACTGAAGTTTTCCTCAGCATATCCATAGAAGCGATGTATGATGCACCATGCAAAGTGTTCTACATCGCGGATATCCAGAGTCACCATATAAAATTTCAGCGCTGGGACACTATGGAATACCACAAACTCATGCTCTGACTTAAACCCCTTATTTATTTCGGACAGTCTTGCTTCAAATGATTCAAGTAAAGATAGTTGTGGAGCCATTTCATTTAGTTCTAACTTCGCCCATAAGCTAGCAATAAGTTTACCTAACTCAGGGTTTACCAACTTGCCAATTAACTCGGCATCCTCCTTATGCAGAAAGTTGTATTCTTTGTTAAGTAAGTTAGCCCGTGTAGCTGCTCGTTGAATACCGTTGTTAATAAAGCAAAGTTGATCGCTTTTAGGTACTCTGTTACCTTTAATTAGCTCGGTAAAACCGGAGTTACCTTTACGGGTACGTAAACTAGTTAATCGCATATTATTTAGTAACTGTATAACTAACTATAAATTTCTTGCCAATAGTGTCTACTTTGTGAGCTACAAATACATAACCCAATTTAGTTAGTTCAACTATTGCATCTTGTAAATAAGTACTAGCTTCCTTACTGTCGTAAAATATCCTAGTAGTACTAGTAGTGTTATTAGTAGTATTTGTATAAACATTACTAGAACAAGGATACTTATCCATACTATTATGCTCTATCCATAGCTTTCTTAATTTATAAACTATTAATGTGTCTATATCTGCGACAGCTAATTGATTGCTAGTAATAACCTTATTTACTAGTTCTAAGAAGTCTACAGTGTTAAGGGTATTAAAAGCTTCGGATAATAGCATAAGTAATAATCACTCAGATTCTGCTTCCTTAATTAGCCTTATTAATCTATTAATCCTTCTAATGTCTGCACTACTAAGATTAGGCGAGTTTAATAACTGTTCTAATCTACCTAACTCTAAATTGTCTTTAGTAATAAGCATATTAGTTTAGTAGTAGTAAGCAGCTTAAATAGTAGGGTACTTAAGCTGCATTGTTTTAGTTATCTTTAACTACCCTCAGCGGACGGGGCACGCACCTGTCGAACAAGCATCGTCTAAAGTTTGTTCTTCTGCTTGTTGTTCAAAGCTTGCTACTAACCTTATTAAATCATTTTCAGTTAACTTAGGTAGTTGTTTCGAGTACTCGATATACTCGTGTTCTTCGCAAGGCTCATACGGCATATTAGGATAAGCAGCTTTACCTCCTTCTCGTGGATCAAAACGGGGTAGAAAAGTAATACCAATAATTGAACCCCAATGTTCATGCACTAATTCAGCGGCTTTGTCCCACTCATCGGAGCTACTGTCATTGTGTTAGACGCATTATAACCTTCGCGCACATATGTGTTTTGTACCAGCAAGTACCGCTTAAATTGCTCCTCAATAGGTTCATCAATAGCACGGATCTTAGCGTTTGTTTTTATTGGGAAAGTAAATACCCATGTATTGCACTTTTCGCTAAATAAATCGTCTCCCTGACCATTCTCAGGTACTACAGGCACACCTTGCTGATACAGTGCTAATGCTAGTGGATCGAGACTAGAAAATCTTATACGGCGAAGATAATAGGGGGCATAAGCTTTACCAATACCACTCGATACTGTGGGCAATTGACTTAATGTGTTATGCGATTTAATTCCCCCATTTAGGTAACAGTGTGAATTTTCTACTTCGATATCATAAGTCATTTCAAGGTTATCCAGTAAAGTAATAGATTTTACTTTATAGGGATTTTTATGTGATTTACTGGAGTAAAGGATTGGATGCTCCTGTGCCTTGATGCAGTTTTGATTAATATAATCAATTGCATCTTTAGTGCTAAAAGTACGGGATAACTGCAAATCTATATAATGACATTCTCCTTTTGTAGTTTCTCGTTTAGTTTCGTAAGCACTGAATGATAATCCAACGGCTTCGCACACTTCTTGTAGATTTCGGGCAAAGTCTAGTTTCGTGGATGTAATCGCGCAAGTTTTATTTTTAAAACAGCCATCGGTGTCTAGATAGCCTGCCACAAAAGCTAATACACTCTGACGACTAGACTTTCTTACAACAAGCGGTACACGATCAAACTGATCGCTTTTTAAACAGTTATTTTCTTTCAAATATTGCCAAATATCGACAGAATTAATACGAGTGCGATACATATCCTTTATAGAGTCTTTTTTGAACTCTACATTTACCCCGAATAATTGCTTAACGATCTGTTTGAATTTAGTGCAAACTAACAAATGTCCACTACAGAAATCTACATATCCCCTTGTAGAAGTGCTGCCATTTGCGTAAATAGCAGCTAAAAACCAAGCTAAAGGTTCTGACATTCGTGTAGGTAGAGAAACCTTCTTAAGTCCTGTTCCATTAGTAGGAACATACATTGGGGTATTGTTTTTATTTTGATAACTACCTAATTCTACATCTAATACATCCCCTATAGTTAGATCTAAAACCCGTTTCCATGTTCCTTGCACATGAAATCGATGCTCGACTGTTGTCTTCAACTTGCGACCATTATTTAGAGTAATTTCTGCAATATCAGATAACCCATTATTAAATAAGCTACTAACCTTATCATTCCAGTGTGTTGTTGTCAAAGAAACAGTATTTTTGTAAAATCCCGTTTTATTAGATATATTGGAGTCTATTTCATCTATGCGAAGGATACCTTCGTTAAAGACTCGCAAACTCTCAATTACTTCACAGCCTTCAGGTTTAACCAAAGTAACCCGCTTAGATTTCTCAATACCTAGATGAGCGTTGTACTTATCTGCCTCATCCCGCACAATATCTGCTGCCCAGTTGTAGAAATCAGCTTTTTGTTCATCGCCCCAGTTTAGAATATCAAACGCATCCTCAACTCCAGTCATCGATACACCGATTAGTCTGTCTCGTTTTTGTACTGCGTCCCATTGTGGATGCCACTGACTAGCTGTAGTTTGACGACACGCAACACGAGTAATCAAGCGTAAAGTATCTTGTAATAAAGCATAGTCAAGTAGTCCATCAAAGATATGAGCTACTAGATTCTCGGTCACTAAATTGCAGGATTGATGAGAATCAAGACTGGCTTCATGGCAGGGATTGAAACCCTTTATATTAGGATCATGTTTTTGAGCATTGCCTACAATAGAAAAGCCCGGTTCACCATTGGTTTGAATTCTACGTACAATTTCACGTATCTTTTCAAGTCCAGGATTTTCATAGAAAACTACTGAATTATTAGACATAACTCGAATATTCCTATACTTAGCCTTTGACTCATCAGTCCATAAATCTTGTTTGGCTTCAATAAAATAAGTATCATCCGCATCCCCTAACGCAATTTCAGCAGTACGACGAACACCGCCACTAACTACTCCAACACCTATAGTATTAACTTCATCTAGTACGTTAAGAGAATTAAGCTTACCTTTACTCTCGCAAACAATGTCGTGAGTACGTTGCAATACATCTTGTAGATTCTGATGACCACTAGCACGTCCACCAAATACTTTAATACGTTCTCCTTTAGGGCGAACGTTATTATAGTTAAATGTTATTGACTTAGTGTTGGGTAGTGTAAGTAAATACAATAACACTCTTAAAGCTGTACACCAGCCTTCTTTACTATCTCCAACTATTACGGTAAAGTGTTCTTCATCCTGAAATCCCCAATGTTGGAGAAACTCTGCGTCCGAAACAACTAGATCAGTATCTGTAAGAGTATAGCCATCCAGCCGAGATTCATTGGGATAAATAAGAGTATTAGGGTAATAACTTTGATTAAAAATGTATGGGGTATGTTTAATTTCTACTTGAGTATTAAACGTAGGCAGCTTGCTGACATACTTATTCTCTACAGAGAAACCAACACCAGCACCTAGTAGCAACCAATAAAATACTTCACTAAAAGCGGAGATGCTATCCATTGTACGGAAGCAACAATTCCACGTAGCAGAACCACATCGTTTTGTTTGCTCAGTTCCGGCTACCCAATACGAGCGTCCCGAAGCAAATCCCCGTAAACTAAATAAACAATCAAATAACTGCTCGGCTTCCTCCCGGAGAGCGTAAGTATCGCTAACAGTATCTAGCGATAAACTGTATTCCACAACACGTAAACAAGTCTCGGCAAACTTCTCGCGTCGCTTGAGTTCAAGCACAAATCGACTGTATGTACGTAGGAATACAATTGCCCCTAACTCACCAAATGGGGGTTCTTTGTCTAAATACTGCGAATAAAAGTCCCAGCTAATATACTGCGGATTGATTAACTGATAGTACTTTAGGTAACTCTCTTGTGATAATAAGTCCATCGTTAGTATTTACTGTAGATAATTTACTGTAACAAATTATAGATACTTTGATAGCTCAGTTAGTAAGATACTTTACTGCATTTTAGTCCGAAATAAATAGTACTATTCCCAATTAAGAGTTTCCAGCACACTGTCTGGATAAGTGTTTACTGTGCCGTAGCGAGGGTCATTTATTTTTACTGGACGAATATTTAACTCCTTACATCTTGCTGTAGCTCTGCGTCCTTGATTGGTTACCCAATTAAGATCAGGTTTAATACCTAGCTTAGTACAATACCCCACAATACTAAACCAGTAACCGTGCCCATTAGAAAATCTCTCTAATTCAGCAGTATTAGCTGCTACTTCCATTTCTACCGTTTCTAGATTGAAATTTAGTGTAGCATTCTCTTGCTTTACAAGTGCTAATTCTTTATCTTGTTGCTCTGTCTTTTCTTTTAATAGAAGAAGTTGGCGCTCATGCTCCACAGATATAGTTACTATTTGAGTCAACGTTTCTAACTGCTGTTGTACCAGCTCTATTGCAGACTTAGGCTTGCTTAACTCTACTTTTCCCTTGGTCATTAATTCTTCTATCCAAAAATCCACCTGTACAGCAAATTCATCGCTACACCATTGAGCAAAACGAATAGCTATCTTAGGATGTCCCCAAGTTCCTTGTAGCTCAGGTACTCCTCCCACTTTTGATACAATTAACTCCGCTATCGGCTTTCCGACTGCGGAGGATAACGCTGTCAGATATGACTCAGTAGATTTTAAAGCCTTCCAGTGACCAAACTGTTTCCCACAAGCATTTGCCATATCTGTAAGACACACATAATTGTCTGTATCTCGAATGCGGATATCTACATCGTTAAAAGACTTGATAATTGCAGACATACTAACCTCATAATTCAACTAATAAAAACAACAACTAAGAGTCCGAAATAATAAGAGGACAAAAACTAATCGGCGAATACCTCACGTAAGAGCGATTCGGGATATAAGCCCACATAGCCGTAACGGGGATCGTGTATTTGCTCTACCTCAATCCCTCTTTCTCTGCAAAGACGGGTGGCTTTTCTTCCTTTGACTGAAGCAGAAGAATTAGACAACTCTAATCCCTGCAAACGAGCATAACCAAGTACTGTGTATTTATGCCCTGCGGGAGTATTGTGTCTGTCTTGTTCAACTTCAATAGCGATTAAACGTTCTTCTGTTGCTTGAGCAAACTCTTCTACCTGGTCTTCAACAATAGTTACTATATTATGTATTTCTTCCTGGGCTGCTAGTAGTTTTTGATTTTCTTCTTCTATTTTCAGAAGACGTTGTTCATGCTCCAAAAACTGTTCAGCATACAGTACTAGCATTTCAGCAGATGACTTAGGTTTTTGTGGGACTAATTCTACTTTACCGTTAGCCATTAATTCTTCGACCCACATATTGCATTGTATAGCAAATTCTGGGGAACACCATCTGGCAAACTCCAAAGCAACCATTTTGTGTGCCCAAGTACCCTGTAACTCTGGAAATCCCCCTTGAATAGTAGAAACTAAGCCCGTTACGGGAATCTGAGTAACGGATGATAACGTAGATAAGTAAGTACGAGTACTTTCTAAACGGCTCCAATTGTTGACACGTTTATCTACAGCTTGAGCCATATCGGTTAAACAAAAGTATTGGTCGTCTTCTCTAACCCGAATACTCTTACCATTAAAGGATTTAATTATTTGAGACATAAGAACCTTGTAATTTAAATAATAAAAACAACAACTAAGAGTCCGAAATAAATAGATGCACCCTTATTATTTCGGACTATTTACTTACTACAAATTGCGGGAATTCTATAACCCTAGAACACGCTTAATAAGTGCGTCTTCACCTTGGTGGTGTATTTGTAGATTACCATTACGAAGCACGTTAAACCGCATAGTATCCGACCTCATGTTTAGTGCTGTCTGGATGTCTGCAATATTAAGTGTGTTAGCGACTTTAAGCACCATTAAATTGGTTTGCTGACTAACTATGCTTATTCGAGAATTAGCCATAAACAAGTATATCTACCATATCGTTGTAATTATGTACAGCTGTTAGTGAACTATTTTTAAAGCTCACTAAATACTGTATAGGATTAGTAGTTCTATCTTCAACTACTTGAGTGACTATTAAATGTTCGTTAGTTAGTGGGCATACGTAAACATCGTTAATACGTAAGTGTTGTGCAAGTGTTAGTGCTACACGATTATTTGCCATTAACATCTCACATCAATATAAGGGTTATCATCATCACCGCTGTGCAGCTGATTTAGTGCTGCTTGCTGATCGTCCGGGTAAGTAGCATCTATATGATGAAACACCATTCTTAAATGGCGCTTAATTACTTTAACTTCCGTAGCACTAATTGTGAGGGATTAGTTAACTCAATGTAACCATTAAACCAGTAGCAAAAATCTCTTGGGGTCATAGTATTTAGTGGTATATACGCTAGTGAAATTTAGTTTATTTACGTAGTAACTTATTACGCAACTTAAGTAGACTTAGTATTACATTATCTAAAATACTTAGTTCGGCTCGGCAAGTTCTAACTCGTTCTACGTTACCATAGTCGTCTTCATAATTACACAATCATTATTACAGGTACTAAAAGTATATTTATTTATTATTAATTATAATTATATAAATCAATTATTAGGGGAGACGGTGCCGTTTTTTTAATTTTTGATTGTCAGGGATGGATTTTCCCTCTTCTCAACACAAAATAAGCCTCCACATTGTCGGGAGGCTTATTATTTCGGACTCTAGCTAACTATTTCAATATTATCGTTTTCGGCGTTCCTCTTCCAAAGCCTGAAATGTATCCTCTCGGATAGTCACTCTTTTAGCTTCCAAGGTTTGTTGCCACTCGATATCCGTCATTGCAGTATGTACATATTCTGAATTGTTATTTTCTCCGGAAGATTTTAAGAAATCCCTGGGCATCTTATTTTACCTCCGTAGACAAGGTTGTACTTAACTCAATAGCCGCGTCTTTCCACAACTGTATTTCGATGGTAACTATGCATCGCTCTAACTTTTCAGTTGTCCAAGGCGAGTTAAACCACGTTGGCTCATATTTTAGGGTATCTGGAGATGATGGGTTGTATCCGCAACAAAACTGATTGTATAGATATTCCCCATACTGATAATCGAGTACTAGTTTTTCTTGTTCATCAGTATATATTGGTAATTTACAAATATCTCTAATCTGTTTATTTCTTCTCTGATAATATCTACGAAGATTATCGTACATCACATTACAGTTGTCTACTAACGGAATACAAATTCCGTTATAGGAAATAACATCCAACATTCGTTTGTACCTTAGCTAATTTACTATCTAAATTCCGCTATTCAGTATCCGCACTAACAGTGACGAACTAACATTACATAACTCCGCTTTTAGCTCCGGACTAATATCTGGCTTATCTATTACCAGTTGCAAATCCCGGTAAGCTTCCTTAACTTGCCCATCCTTTAGTAGTTGCAATATAGCCGCTACTTCTGGCATTGTCTCAGGGTTTTGTAACATATCTATTAACTGATAAATTAGTGACAGTACTGTGTAGGTAGTTATTGGAAGCGACATACTTCTCTCCTTATTATTTCGGACAATTGCAAACACTTATTAGCTTAGGATTTCGGTAACTAAACAAGTGAGGTCTTAGAAACTCTAATAACTCACCTTCTAAATTAAACCACTCCCGATTTAACCTATACTCTTTAAACTGTAGTTTTAGTAGTGCTTCTGTAGTTGCGTCACCATCTAATACTGCTACTATTTGTAGCTCACGGTAATTGCCAGTTTGTAGATCTCTTAGTCGCTGTTTGAGGTTAACTGTTGTACCCAGCTTGACTACTCGGTAATCGTCTTTCTCAATTAGCACGTACAACATGGTATTGTCCGAAATAATAGGGAGACAAAGTTATTCGAGGCTGTTCAAAACAATCCAAACAGCACCTAACAGAAACAACAAGTACATTCCAGTTTCGTATTCGCTCATAATCCCAACTCTTTCAGGATTGTGTCTTGTTCCCCAGTGTGCTGGATACTAATCATGTTGCCTTTTTTAATACAACTTATTTGAGATACGCAAACTTGTTGTAGTTTAAGCTCTAGTTCAGATCTATCTACTAATGGGGCTAAAATAGTGACCACATAATCGTCAGCTTTTATCAAACTTATACTTTCCATTAAATAACCTCGCTAGCTATGTTTAACGATACCCCCTTAAGCTAAGTAATTTTAAAGGGGGTTAATTTAACACTACTAAAATACCCTAGCTTTAGACGGTATACATTGCAGCGTAATTCTTATGCTTAACAAATGTGCAATATGAAATAAAACAAATTTAAGTTCACCTTGCTGTGTGTTAGTTATTAGTTGGTTTAAAACACTAAAAGCTTTACGAGGTTCATCTTGTGCTACCAAGTTATGGGCAGCAGCTAACTGTGAGCTAACCTTGAAGTCATAACTATATTCAGTAGCCATCCGAGCTAATTGTTTAACAAGATTATCTTCCACTTTTACGTCCCGATCCTGGTTGCTTTTTAACTACCTTGGGCTTATCTTTTTTTTCGCTACCCTTATCTTTGTCTTTATCTTGTTTATCCATCGGAGAATCCTATAAGTGCGTTAACAGAAAGCTGTGACTCTGCTTGTTCTCTTTCTTCTAGTTCCTCGAATAGTTGTCTAGCTACTTTCTGCATCATAAAGGCTTGATGGAGTAGTTGTCTGTAGTACAATTCTTTCTCCCTAGGAGAACTGCGCTGATATAACAACATACTCTGTTCGATTAGAAATAGTTCTTCAACGGACAATTCTGAAGTTAGATTCATAATACAAAACTCATATCTTTTGGTGTAATTACAGGTACTGGTGGCGGTGTGCTATTAGCCGGGTTATGAGGGTTATCAAATATTAGTTCTCCTGTCCATATTCGACTATAGCTAGAACCTGCGGTACTGTATATTCGCCAAGTCCCTCTTACAGAAGAGATTACTTGTATTGTGTCACCTTCTTTAAAATATTCTAGTAATGCATTTAATCTTGACTTAGTAGTTGCTGTTTGATATCCAGCATCAGTAAGATGTACTGTCTCAGAGGTAATTACAGCTATTATATGTCCAAATAAACGAATTCTAATGTCCCCAGTGTAATAGTCATGGTATACCTCAGTATTACTCTTTCTCCAATATGTTTTGTTAGCTATAGCCGCTAACATTTCTTGCTCTATCTTCTTTGTAGTCATAATCTATTAGATATAAAGTAATAGTCCGAAATAAATAGGTAAGCCCCGCGCTTCTTATTATTTCGGACTTAATCTACTAACAAATCGGATATAGATGTTATGGCTTCATCAAGATATTTACGTTCAAATAACATTTGATTTTGTTTGTTTTTAAATGGTTCGGCTTTTCTACTACAACGATACAAACTAGCAGCACGTCGAGCGAGTAGTTTTGAGTAAGTTATTGATTTACCGTTTTCTAATAAGTAATCTGTAGCAGTAATCAGTACTATAGTTTGTTGATTAATCTCGGCACGAATAATATTGTAACAACCTTGATGTATTGAGCCAGCTACATTAAACTCTGTAAGTTGGTTAGCTAATTGTGCTTTCTCTTGTTCTACAGTATCTAAACGTTGTGTACGTTCAGTTAATGTAGCTAATTGCTGTGCCTGATTTTGTTGGTTATTAATTAGTGTAGTTAATAACTGTGTTATTTCTTTGCTAGGAGTTACGATTAAGGATTGTTTAGCCGCACTAAAGGCTTTAACTAAATTAAGCTTGGCTTTCTTGACTTGCTCAGTATTACGAGAAAGAGTCATCAAATAAGTGGCTTGTTCTTCTGTTAGCAAATAGTACGTTTCTCCAAAACCCCCACCACCATTAGCTTTTGACGGTGCGGTTTCACGCCGCAACTGTCCAAAATGTTCCTCTAAATCTGAAGCATTAACCTGGATAGTATCTTTAAAACTACGATGTTCTATTCCCAATTCTTCGGCAATTAAACGAGAGTCTACTACTAAAACACTATTCTTTTCAATTACTTGTAACATAATAATTTCCTTTTTATATACACAAAACAATAGTCCGAAATAATAAGAAGCCCCGCGCTTCTTATTATTTCGGACTTAATCTACTAACAAATCGGATATAGATGTTATGGCTTCTTTTAAATATCTATCCCCGTTGGAGCCGACTCCTGAACTCTCAGGAGCCGATAATCTACACCCTCGATAAACCCACACTTAAGAAAACTAACTTTAGCATTGTCTTTTCTGGAATATTCTAACCATACATAAGCATCGTTAAAATTAACTGGAAATTGTTCTCCAGAATTAATCAATTGTTTTGCTAAATCTAAACTAAACTCCGTCATGGTTTTTAATTTCCAAATATAGGTACAACAAATTTAATCCAATTAATATACCAAGTGCCGTTTAAAACAAGGCAGCTGCTGTCCGAAATACTACGGGGAGTATTTCAAACAAACTACTATTTACTATTTACTTTTCAGGTAAGCATCCACAGCATCCCTGAATCTCATACTTGCCTGCACAATGCTTGCACCTTCAAACTGAATACTAGGATTACCGTCAGCAATTCCTTTGTAGGTCATTGTAGTTAAATCTAACTTGCAACGTGCTGTGAAACCTTTGTATGTTGGTAGCACATGATCCATACTTCGGACTCTATTACTTATTTCTCTACTTGATTACCAGAATAAGCCTCGTTTCTTACTGCGTTCTTCTTCTAGTTTTTCTTTGATTTCCTCTTTATTTGTTAGCGGCTTAGTACAGCTAGTTTGATTGTCAAGTAGCTCTTTTGTCTCCTTTAGAGCTTCTTTGTTAAAACTAGGACGGGGAGATTCACTAGCGGATTTACAAGCTATATTTCTTAGCTCCCTTGTATTGAGGTTAGTAAGAGCTTTGTAATTACTATCCATTTCAATGGCTTTCTCAGCATCGCTAAACTCCTTACGAGTTAAGTTAGATTGCCACTGCTTATCTGAAGTAGACAACTCCCGCTGTGCTTGAACAGTATCCTCATTAATACCCCTCTTAAGCCAATTTAGCATTGTCTCCTCCTACCTTATTTAACTTTGTACGGATGTCATTTTGAATTGCGTCCTCAATAATTAAATAGGCTTTACCCAGTAGTTCAAATGTCCAAACAGCGGCGGGAGAATGTTCTGGGTCGATTAATACGTTGAAAATAAATCCGTTGTAGTGATTGTCTAATTGTTCTTTAACATCTTCACTCAAACTTGGCAAATTACGCTCAAATAGTAATTGCTCGTAACGCTTAAAATAATAGGCTAATAAGCCTTGATATACCTGATCGCGTGTTAAATTAGTTTCCATTATTTCTTACTCCAGTCCTCAACAATAAAAGCACTATAGTTACTATCCTCTTCTACTGGAATGATAGTAATAAATCGGCTTAGTACAGCTTTAATAGTATTGCCAACCAGGCTAGCCACAACCTCCGCGTATTCTTGCAGACATACTATATCTGTCTCGTCGTGAACGTAGTTACATATACGAGCTTCCCATTCAGGGTGATTGAGAAACTCTAGATACAGTAATCCGGCTGCCTCCATTAACATATTGGCTTCACTACTTAGCCAAGTAAAGCTAATAGTATCTGTGTAAGGAACCTCGTATCTACCTGTATGTTTATTCTTTACCTTTAAACAATAATTACGCCCACCCGTTAGTCCATAAGTAATACCGTATGTACCTTGTAATGGCTTACCATTTATGTCCTTAAAATGGCTGAAATCAATATCATGACTATTAGCGTAGGGGATTAATACCTTACGTACATAGTCGTAGATCTCTCCGTATATTTCTCTAAGAATACTAATTAGTAGTTCGCAGAATTCTAAAGTAACTGTAATTCCCCATCCAGCAAAAGTCTGCTGCATAGTATAAGCCCCAGCTTGATTTAGATAGGCGTAGAAACCTATCTTACCGTAGTCACGATATTCAGCAACCTTAGCTTCTAATTCTGTTACTGCTAATTTATCTTTCTTTTTAGCCTTGTAACTCTTATGTAAATTAAGAGCTTCTTGTTCTGATACTTCTACTCCACTAGCTTGCAGTATTCTTGCACATACTTTAATGTGATTATCTTGTCCTAAGTTATAACCATCAATTAATGCCTGACATTTAGTTACTTGAGTGGCAATGCGACTATGCGCGGCACTAAGATCTGCCACTAAAAACGCATAACCCTCGGGGGGTTTAAATGCACTTTTAACACTACCGTAATTGTACTGCTTAAACCGAGGATGCAGTTTAGGAGGGTTTTGTAGATTTATCTTATTACTACTAGTACGCCAGCCTCCAGTAACCTGCCTATAATTACTACGTACTGTACCGTTAAACATATTAGTCTTAACACTAGTAAGGTACTTAAGACTAATATTTAATGTACGGTAATCTAACAGCGCTCTAATGGCAGGATACTCTTTTGCTAAAGGAGCTAAAGCACTATCATCAGTTGCCTCTAGATTTAAACTGTACTTATTATTAAGTGCGGGTACAAGATCTTTCTTAGTAGCAGTATGAGATAAATCAGGAAACTCGCTATACCAAATAGCAGTATGGTAGTTAATAGCTTCTGTATATTGCAAGATTAACTCATCTAATCTAGCGGCATCAACAGGTACACCTTGTACTTCCATATCTATTAGTACTGGAAGAAACAAAAACTCGCTATAAATAGGGTACTGTTGTTGATGCTCTATAATTAACCGCCGTAATCTTGCGTATATATCCAGTAGTATTAATGCGTCATTTCCTGCATAATTTAACTGAGCATTAGTAAGTGTGCCTCCCCAATCACTTTTTTGCTCTGTTTTATCTAAATCCCCTATTTCTAGTCTTTCAGCTACTGCTTTGAGACTATGAGATAACTTACAACGATCAGCTCTGTTTTCTCCTTTCTTGGCTTTAGATACTCCAACACCCGACCAAACAATTTGCGACATCAACATAGTGTCACATAGTGTCCGGAAAGTAGCCCCTAGATGCACTGCCAAAAACTTGCCATCAAACTTGAAATTATGTCCAACCTTTTTGTTTTCGGACACGCTAGCTTTGTGAGTAGTACTATTCCAAACTGCCGATATCGCTCAGGATACAGCACAGGCTTGTATTCCCGTCCACCAAGGTCAACAATAATGACTCTCCGCGATACTGGGAGAGCAATCTGAATCAGCCGGATACATCCTTTCCAGGGCACTAAAGCGTCATCATTCTCTTTATCGAATATTTCCCCCTTGGCTCCAAAAGTCTCGATGTCACAGCCAAACAGCTCAGCATTGTGAAACTCTCGGAGGGCGTCAAAGAAATCCGGATGGTCTATCAGAATAATATGGCTGTCCAGCTGTACATCTGGCTGGAGCATAGCCAGTAAACACGGTTGTATCATGTATTCAGCTGTTCCTCCAAGTACTCGGTTAATACATTTCCTGCTGCATCACGGATATTATACAAGTGTTTACCTTCCTTGATTTTGACTTCTGCTACGAATACTTCGATGCCTTCTACTGTTAAAGCAGTACCAACCGGATACTTAGGTGGGTTTACTAATAACATTTTTTCTAGCCGAATAGCTGGGTCGATTAAATTAAAAACCCGTTTCTTTTCCTCGTCTGTCCAGTTTTGTATTAAAGCAAGAAACTCTTCCCTCGTCTTAGTATTTCGGACAGCAGTTGCCATCCGAGCGTCTATTTCCTGCTGTTCTTGTTGTCTCCGTTTCTCAGCTTCCTCTACCTCTAAGTAAGCTAATAGCCAGCTTTCACCACTAGCAGGAATGTGATACACATATTTTCGTTGGGAGATACGTCGGGAAATACCTTCTGTATCATACATATGATTGAGCCTTTTGATAATATCCATCCGTGGAACAGCAAGGATATCCACTAGCTCAGTTAAATTAAGACCCCCAACTTCTGTATCATCTTCTGTAACTGATTCTTTCCACAACAAGTAAGACTCTAGCAACAAACGAAGAATAGAGTTCTGGAGTGCTATGTTTTCTGGAGACAAAGTCTTCTCTGCCTTAACCTCGAAGCTCCAGAACGATGCCTCCTCCTCTACATAACGGATTACTAGCTCTTCGGGATTTCCATCCCGAGGAATGGTAAATAAATCGACATCACCATCTTTACGTGGATGTAGCTTAAACAATCCGTCATTAGCCCGTACTAATGCGTTACTACCACCAACACCTCGTATCATTGATGTTTTGCTTTCGGTGGAATCCATCTTAGTACTATGATGCAGTACTAAGATAGTTACATTCCGAGTATGCGCTATCTCTTGATAATCGTATAGTACACCAGCTAGTTCGGGGGAATATTCGGTTAGTCCGGACTTACGTATAGACGCAGCCAGTGAGTCGATGATTAGCACATCGGCTTCACTTTCTTCCAGAGTTTTAATAATAGTTTTCTTATCAACTACCAAGTCAAGATGCTTGGCAATTAACAGATTCTCACTATCCAATAATTCATTAAATAATTCTGGCTCTTGTGCTTCTAGCAGCTGAAGTCCATTGTTATAAATACGCTTATATGTATTTATAACGTTTTCTTCGTTTTGAAGAAATAATACTCGGCTTTTATAAGTATTTCTATTCAGAAACGGCTCACCCTGGATAACCCGTACCGCTAGGTTAGTAGCAAATAGCGACTTGCCTGTCTTGGGCGCACCAACAATAAGTAGTAATATATTCTTCCTTATTAGTCCTTGAACTAAGTAAAAGTCTTTATGGTCTTTAGCTAACTCCCGCAACTGAGCGAGAGTATAGGTTTCGGCTTCTTTTGCCTCCGATGAGTATGTTTCTATTAACCGTTGAAGGTCTTGTTTGTCCGAAACAAATAGTTTCAACCAATTTACTAAATCATTTTTCAACGACGCACTTTTAAATGGATTCGGGGCGTCCCGGATCAGCAATAATCTTTCTCGGGTAATGTCTTCGAGATACTGATAGAACTGATCTTCGAGTTCTTCCTTGGACATTATATCTGGGTTATCCACAAGCCAGTCGTCCATCAGCACCAGCCGACGTGATGAATCTGGCTCATTACTGAGCATGATTAACAAGTTATTAAGCATTACTTTAAGTAAGGTAGTACATTAACGTTTCTATATATCAGATCAGCTATATCTTCACTGTCTTGGGCTTCTGGGAACTTAACTAACTTAGTGGGAATCCCGACTGTCCAAGCTACTGTTCGTAATAAATCCGCTTTGGTTATACCAGCTTTATCATTGTCAGGCAGAATTACAATCCCCGATATTTTCTTAGAGAGTATTTGCAGTCTAGGTCTTAAATACTTTTCGTTCCATCCAAATCCCGGTGGACTTACAGCTAACAGCCCTAATGCTTGTGTCATTGTTACAGCACATTTTTCTCCCTCCACCATATAGATTGTTTTACCCTCATCTTTAATAAATTCTTCGTTAAACAGTGGGCAATTGTAATCTGCCCCGTATTTTCTGTTTCCTTCAAATATATAAGACGGCAGAAACTTTTTCTTACTACCGTCTAGGAAATCTATACGTTGTACTTGATGTGTAGATGAGTACCTATAAGTAGTACTTACCGCTGCCTTGCCGTCGTGAATTATATTACGTCGTACCGCGATAGGAGGAACATAGTCCGAAATAAATAGGGGATCTATGCTACTTAAGTGGATTGGCTGAATGTTGTAAGCTGGCTGGCTTATTATTTCGGACTTGGGAAGTACGGTTAGCTTCAACTTAGCCCGGATCTGATCTGGAGTACAACCACCACTCCAGCATTTGTAAGGTTTTGTTTTTATTGCTATATTTACTTTTAGATCCTTGTTACAACAAGGACAAACGTAAACAGCAACCGTGGAACCTATAAATCCTTTCGGTTGTCCTAAATATCGTGTAATATCCATAAGGGGTGGTTTTGGGAAGACTGCCTCTTTTTATTTTAGAGGTATCACAGTCGAAAGCTGGAGACTGTGTACTTCGACTATTTGGTATTTCATTTATAGTTGAAAGGCTAAATTGTCGGGTGCAATAGGAAAGTGATCTACTACCCACACTTTGAATGGTTTGTACCTTCTACTTTTTAGCTCAAAAGCTGGATACAGTTCACCACCGTAAAAAACTACAGCATTATCTTCTACTCTTTTTGTGAACCTAAACATAACGTCTAGATTATGGTCTAGTAGCTTTAATACTTTAAACTCTTCAGTGTAATAATCATCGCTAACTATATCTCCAAACTCAGTTTCAAAAGATATTGTAGTATACGGCTCATTATCAGTATGTATAGATATCTTTTTAACTACTAATAATCCGTCTCTATTTAGGTTATCTACTATTACTTTATCGTTGATTTGTAAACTAAGAACACTGGCTATTTGATACTTATCGAAGTTAAACATAGCTAAATTACCTACAATAAAAACGATAAAGTATTAGGTGCGTCACAACTCTTTGTAATAGACCATACATAATCTGGTGGATTAAACTCTTTATTATTTGTTAACTCAGTTAAACTCCATAGTTTGTGTTTGTAAAATATAGTGGCACTAAGTGGTACTTCTCTTAAAGCAAGATACTTTAAATCTAATAATCTAGATCGATTAAATCTAACTACGTTACTTTGGTCTTTAGATACGATAATTGTATATACGTGTCCTGACAGTAACTTTGCATAAGATAGTAGTAGTGTAAAACTACTTGTTCTTATATTCTGTTTAATATTAAGCACATTTACTAATCCTGCAAGATAAAAGCAGTCTAGTAATATTAAATCCCCTGATTTAATCTCAGCCAAATGAGTTAATTCGTAGTCCATTTGTTATTTAACAATACGCTTATTAAAACGGTAATTTAGGTGCATTAATATATACTCTTTCTCCTAAGTAAGGTTCTACCTTTTCTTCTAATGCTTCCCAAGAGTAAGTACCTAACTTGTAGTAAGCTAACACCATTGCCTTAAGCTCTTTAAAATAAAAATTAACCTTCTCTAAATTAATATGGTATATCCAAGGTTCTCTGCAAGTTACAGTTACACCTACTAAGAAAGCATCATCAACTAATTGCGAGTAGTACTTACACTGATTAAAGCCAGCTAAATACGCTGACAACTGTAGGTAGTAACTTAGCAGCGGATAATATTTACTTCCTGCTTTAGTTTGTCCACTATTGTATTTAGCTTTGTCCCAGGTCTTGTAATCAATAATAGCCGGAGTAGACGTATTACCAAGTAACACGCCATGCTCAGTATACAGTTTAGTTAAATCCACTTTACCCACTTTGTCTAATCGACCTGACCAACCGACTACTGTATTTTCAGGTAAATCTACTACAACATCAGGGCTGGGTCTCCACTCCCATTTCACCTTGGTTTCGACGGTAAGTGGTTCACATATTTTCAAGAACGGTAGTAATCTCTGGAAACAAGGGTCATCTGATACAGTCCCGTACTTAAAATATTTCTCACACAAGTCGTGGGTTTTTGTGCCTCGTCTTGCAGCACTATCTCGAATATTATTAGCGGCTACTTTACCTCTACTCTCCACAAGTTCTCTTATTGTTTCGGACGATAGCGCTGCCTGTTCTTCCGGTGTAATTGTTTCGTATCCGAGATTCGTTGCCCAAATTTTTAGTCCCTCTGTACTCTTGAAGCTATTAACTAGTGTAGATACACTCGGATATTTGCGTTGACCATAATCCCCCATAACTTCGTAATACCTAACACCGTTAATTTCAGTTTGCTGTATGAAACTGTCATCAATATCTAAAAAACTGGTCATTAGTATAGAAGAACAACTAATGACCAGTGTAAGCTATTTAGGAGCCAGACGTGGAACTAAGACTTAGAACGGGATACCGTCTTTGGTAGCTTCCGCCGATACATTTGGAGCTGTAGTGTTCGTAGCCTCAGTTAAATCGTCAGCACTGGCAGATACTTCGACAGCAACTGCCGATTGATTCAGCAAAGTGATAGTAAGTACTGTGGCTTTGATGTTGATACCCGTCTTACCCGAAGCTTCCCAGATACTCAGAGCCTCCCAATCTAAAGTAAGAGTTATGTAGTCACCTTCTTTAACATACGGCAAAAATACTTTCTCCCCTTGCACACCCCAAAGAGTGCAGTCAATATTCACATATTCTTTTTTGCCTTCAGTGTTCTTACGACCAATCGGAGCGCTGGCTTTGAAGTTAACAGCATTGACTTTATCACTCTGGCGAATATTAGTAACACGAAAAGAACCACAAATTGTAACTGCCATAATATTAATCGGTATATAGTTATCTAGTTAAACGCGTTGTAGGTAAGTTAATTCTAGCTTAGATTTAGCACAGATTTTAGTGCTTCGTCTAAATACAGAATGGCACTCCCGGTGTAGATGTTTTGTTGCTTAGTGTTCTTAGGCGGCGAACACTTTTTGGCAAATCGGTAATACTGTGCCGCTTTCTTTGTCATTGCATGGTACAATGTTTCTCCTTCTAACTCTTTGAACTTAAGGTACTGAGCAACCGTAAGAGTCAAATCTCTTGGGTATGGACAATCGGTTTCTTCAGCAAGTACGTCAGCGCATCCTGGATGTACTTGAGATGCAGTTTCCAATTCCTCCCTTTCTTGTTGAAGCTTGTCTAGTTTTGCTTTATCAACAGTCATCATCAGCAGTTGTGTTTCCTGCTGCTGTAGCTTTTGATTCACCTCCGTAACTAGTTCGACTAACTTACTAATATCGTGCGGCTGCGGGGCTACTACAGTAGATGTAACGGTATATCCCGCCAGCTTATGTAGGAATACTCGAACCCCTGCTCTCATAAGTTGCACAGCTAAATCGGGGTTATCTTTAACCACCCATTCGGTAATTAATGATTCCGGAATCATTGCAACGGTTCGTAACCCCCTCTCTGTGGGAATTTCAGCCGTTCCTACGACTCCTGATGCAACACCATCGCATCGGCGTGAGATAGTTGATTTATCTTTTCCTACCATTCGAGCATAACCCGAAATAGTGGCAAAACTCTCTCCGGTCTCCGTATCGATAACCAACTCTAAACCATCGTGATCGTAGCGAACTAAATTAGCCATAATTCTGCATTTATTTAACTTTTAGTAATCTCACGCATAAACGAACAATCCCTACCCATTAAACACTAAAACCTCCTTGTTAGTTATTATCTTTACTGATAATAACCCCATACAGTCTGAGTTCCGCATAAATGAGGAGCTGACAAATAAAGAGTCCGAAACAATAAGAGCCACGGAGGAATGACTACTTATTATTTCGGACTACTTACTTTTACTTTGGGTTAACGGCGAGGCTGAGATTTAGTTGTAGTATCTATATCATCGCCAAACACGTCTTCGTATGGCACAGGTTTGCCATTGATAATGACAGGCTTTCGTTCTTTATTGTGGGACTGATTCAAGTTCCTTTACCTCTTTAGCTAGTTGTAAATAGTATGTTTGTAGTTCTGGAATGGTGGCTTCCGGATTCAATTCTACAGCATATGGTTCATGCTTTAACTCCTCGTACTGAAGTAGTAACTGCCCTATAGCTTCACGAGCTTTGTCTTTACGCTTTTGTTCGGGATCTTCTCCTTGATCTAAGCGGTACAGCAGTGTTTTAACAAAAGCTTCTGCATCCCACATAGTTGTTCCTTCCACATCTCCGTAAATCGATGCATTTAATTTAGTAAACTCACGGAAACGAGGCGGTTTGCTTACACGAATAACTTGACTATCTGTACCGTCTTTGTTAGTGACTAAAGAGGCTTCGAGAGCTACATCAAACTCATACTCAATACCATCCTTGAATACTGGAGCCAATCCAACTTTTGTGGCTTTAGTTCGAGTTTTACCCTTGTAATCGACGTACTCTTCCTGTATTGTTTCGGACTTGCATCGGAATGTGCAAATCACATGAGCTGATTTACTAGAAGAAATCGTCTCAATAGCTTTACCAATTTTAGGGGTAACGGTGTTCCAAGCATCTCGGTTTTAGCTTGATTACCTCCGGTTAACTTATTTACTTCATCTAATGCACCATTTGTACCTGCCCAAAACTTCGAGGTGCTGTCAATAATGATGACTCCCCTGCGCCTACATGAGCTTCTGCTTGTTGAAAGCAAGCAACTAATGTATCCATACTATAGTCTCCGTCCAAAACTATAGTGTCAAAATCAAAACCTACACCATCGTCGCCTTTGGCGTATATCGATGAAGTCCCATTCTCTGTATCGATTACAACAATAGGTTTTCCCTGAGCTAGTAATGTAGCAATCTGCAAAGCTCCGTAGCTTTTTCCGCTACCGCTTAAACCATAAATACATATACGGGCTTTTAGCTTCTTGCGTGAAGCTTTCTCGAAGATAAATTTTCTTAGCCATTATATAATTATTTAAATTTATTTAACAAAGAACAAGCGTACCTAAGCGATACGCCAGGTGACCAATTAACGTTCGACCTCACAACAGAATGTGCAGTTAGTTCTTCCCCGCTATCTACGGAAAATCTGTCTACAGCACTCATAACAACAATATTCCCATTACTGTCAAATAATATGCCGGGTACATCAAATAGCTTGATATAACCAGCATTTTCGTATTCCACGGTATAAACACGCGTCTTACCGTTACAACATCTAATACTCCCGTCTGTCTCGATTGCTACTGCTTGATCGTATCGTTGCATTGTTTTGGTGAATGAGTTGTAGCATAGTTATAGTCCATTATAAAGTACTAACTGAAAAGGGGGTTGTCAGCCCCCATCGTACTTCACTTAAAACTTGCCACGTCTTTGCAGACTTAGCAAGGTATCCCGTCTTCGCACCTTCGCGTATCTAACTATATCAGATAAATTTGGATTAGTTAGTTCTTTCTCTAGCTGACGAAGTTCTGCTAGTAGTGTTGAGGGACAGTCTCCCATTGTTAGAGATAGTGTTGCGAAGTGCATATGTGCCTTTGGATTGGTGTAATGTGGTTTAAATCATAGCATCCAATGCACCCAGACTAAAGCCTGGTGGGAGATTAATCCCCAATAACAGACTTAGTAGTGTATTAAAATCAGGACTGCTATTTAATAGAATAGCTACAACACCTGATGGAGACATTCCCCATGTGACAGTGTGAGACTTATACTTAGTTAACAACATTCCTCGAAGGGTAGTAGTACTATCTAACTCTTCCCGAATGCAGCCCAGCTTCAAGAAAAAGTCTTTATACATTGCTCTTTTAGCGGCAATCTCCCAAGTGTTTAATTTGAATTGACTAGCAATTGCTCCTGTTCGAGTAATAGCTTTTCCCTGATAATCTTCAAAAATTGTTTCTACCTCCTCTCCATAAAGAGCCGATAGCACGAACAAAGATGTAGCCTCGTCCGAAATAATAGGGGCAAGAGCTAGTTCATACGCAGTCATGTTGTGAGTAATTGTTTCAGTTGAAGCTGTAAGAGTTGAAGTAGCCATTTTGTTTGAACCTCAAAAGTATATGTAGTCGTTGCTTGTTGTACTCGGAGAAACAGTTACCCTAGGTAGTACTGAGAGTAACCACGGAATTATAATCCGTAGTTCTTGTTGTGTGATTGGTTCAATACTTTCTAGCAAGGAATTATGTTTTCCTCGCTCTTGTCCTGTTATCCACTTGTGTTTGTAGGTATCGTAATATATCTCTAGAGTATAGCGAAGCTTATCTTTCCTCAATGAGAAGATTCTATGCGCTGGAGATACACTGTATCCTCCTACGCAATGCCCTTGGTATTCGCCTTCATGTATTAGTAGTTGGCGTGTATTTAACTCAACTATTTTCCATGTTTTATGTAGTCCAAATGGGAATATTTCCGGGAGCTTAAACGGAGGAACTAACCATTTGCTATTTTCTAGTTTTTTAAACTCTATTAGTTTAACTAACTCTTTTTTATCGTATTTAGATTGTTGCTCTAATAAACCAATTACCCATAAGCCGTATTGTTTAATTAATCCACGCAACTCATCTAGTAACTGTATTTGTTCTGCTAAATTAAGCTTATTAAAAAATAGCCTTACATTGTGTTCTGCTAAAAGCTTGTTTAAGTAAGGTAGTTTGGCTTTCCAATTGTTAGGTAGATTATCTGTGTAACTAAGGTTACTTACAACATACGGGTATAGTTCAGGATATTCTAATACTATTAACTTGTTTTCTCTAGCAGACTTTTTAACACCGTTACCGTATAAGCAATTAGCTAATGCTAAATAACATTGAGATAAAGTATCATCATGGGCAAGATGGCTTTTAGAGTATTTGGAAATATTATCCGGTAATAACGATACTTCAGGAAGCACGACTAAAGGTACTAACGAGTCTTTGTAGACATCTAAAGTAACCCATTTAATTTCAATATCGGTTAGTGTTTTTAATATACCAGCGTTAGTGTTTGAAGTAATTAAACTGCATTCTGGAGAAGCCATTAACCTGCTAATATCTTTAGCCATTGCAATAGCTTTGGTAATATTAGCATATAAGTATCCCTTGTACCTATCGGCTAGATAAACTAACTCTGCTAAAGCTTTCGATAGCGGATTAATATTAACTATCTCTAATTGTTTGGTATTTAGTAGTTCTACAAAGCTATCTGAAATAACAACATCAGTACTAGTAATAAAGCAACTATTAAAATTAGTACAACTATCCAGTAAACCTATATTAGAAGTAATACTAATAACGTATGTAGGATATTCTATTACCTCTGAATATCCATTAGTTTTATTAGTAGGATCTAAACGAAGTAAGGTAGGCTTAGGTAACGAATAATTTAGCTGCATTACTTTATTAACCAGTAATGTGCCTAAATACTCTCCGTATAGTATGTATTGTTTATTTACTACTAAATCAAACAGTTCTTTATTTTGTTTTAAAGTATCTAAAAGATACTGCTCTAACACTAACTTATCAACCATATAGTTAAGGGTATTAGTGGGGGCTAACTACTTATACTAATTAGCCCCACACTATTACTGAAATTTAGTAGAACTTAGACACGTCGAAATCGTCCGGCAACGCGCCCATACCTAACATCTCCGAGGTTTCAGGTGTATCGGTTTTATCCTCAAGTTCTGCTAGTGCCAAAGCATCAACAGACTCCAAATCACCCTCCTCCTTTTTTATTTCGGACTCCTCTATTTCACTTGTTGGTATTACCACGGAAGATACTAAGTTCAACATCTCGTCAACATCTTCGGAGGCTTGGACTATAGGCTTTTTACCCTTATTGCCATTTAGCTCATTTGCTAGTTCTTGCAACTTGCCTCCTGTGTTTCGCATTGTTATCCATTTGCTCTCCATTAAAGCCCCTAGTCGTCGTAGTATTTCAATGGTTTCGGGTTCAAAGTTTTTTACTTCCATTACCATTTGAGGAGATGGTTGCAATCCTAAGACTGCGATTAAAGAAGATATAGCTTGTAAACGCAACTTAGCCGATGCCGCAACATACTCGTCTGACCAAGTAGATAGTGTTTGCTTAGGTAGTTTCTTTGCACGAGTCACTTGGCTAAAGTCAGCGGCTATTGCACTAGCAGCTTCTTCATTCATTCCTTGGTCGATTAGTCTGGTGTACAATTCTTGGTTCATGGTATTTCTCACTAAACGGTGACTTCAATTACTGTTTCGGTCGTAGCTTCAGCAGTCTCAACTATTTGAGTGTTAGCGGCTGCTTCTAGTGCGGCTGTTTTTTCGGTGATGAATGCCGTGTATTCAGCACCCAAGTCGCACATTGCGCCGACAGGTAACATTCGACGTTGCTGTAAATCAAACTTGATTAACGGTTGAAATTTGTGAGTGGTTATTGCACTAACAAATTCACTAAACATAAGTGTGGCTACTTGCATATTTGCCATCACTGTTTGGGCAACGTCATCGCCCTCGGCAGCGGCACAACCCGTGATTCGGGGATCTGCGTTACGAACGTTCTCGAAAAGAACTCTAGGGTCTTGCCCTAAAATGCAGTCAAAGTTTTCGTAGCGCACCCGTAAGCAAGTAGTTACCTGACCATCATACGTGCCATTCCCACCATCTACGATAAGAAAGTTACCTTTGTATGCAACTTCGGCTTTCTCGTACTCCCGCTTAACTGAGTCGTAATATCCCACTATATACGACCACAGTGCGTTACGCCCCCTTGCATTGTCTATGCAGATAAACAAACTGATAGAAGCTCCTGCCTCCGACATTTTCCCCAAATCATGGGGAAGTGTTTCAGGTGTCCACTTTACGGGAAGCGCTTCTACACGACCAAACCCGGACTTTGTAATAAATCGGTCTTTAAGTACTTCTACTTTATATCTACCTGCGTCTAATCTGTCAAACACCTGTCTTTCGGCATTGCGTTCTTCGATTTTGTCATCGTCTACTAGAACTATACGATTAGGGTAGTTGTGGCTAAAGGCAAAATAGTCCGCTAGTAAGTCTAGCAAACGACCTCCCGTTCCACCACAACCTACCACATACAAAGTTGTTTGATTGAGTTGCATTAGCTATCTATCCTTTTGCCTAGCACTCGGCAGTTCAAGTATTCATATCCGTCTTTTATCAGTTCCGATACTTTGCTTGAGTAAAGCTCACGAGCATTGTATATATCGTAAGTACCCGGCTGCCTTATTACTGTCTGATCTAAGGAACGTATTCCCACTAAACTAAACAAGTCTTTGTACAGTGTATCTAGATCATCGTATCTGTAGTTTTCTTTCTGCCATTCCGGAGACCAGTTCTCGATTAGCTGAGCAATAGAATGCTCTGTATAGTTGTAATCGCCAGTCCATAGCAGCTGCCAAATAGCTGCATATGATTCAGCGAAATTCCATCTCCTTGTTCTCATATTTCCAGAACAAAGTGAGCCGTATGTAGTTATGTTACCTAGCATCATGGGAAATACCCTGAGATTCCCTTCCGGTGTTATCTCCCCTTCAACTACAAAGAGATAGTATTCCAGAGATCCATCAATGTACACAATGTGCTGAGGTAATCTTTTGGGGATATATGCTATTTCGGATCTTGCAGTTACACCTTCGGGACACAGATGGTCTTTGATTATTTTCATTCCCCCAATGCACTTATTCTGTGCCCTGGTTTTGCAGTTTCTGCAACGCTCGTAGTATATTGCCTCCGACAGTACACCACGGCGGACTTGTAGGCGCACATCAATTTCATCACACAATAGAATCATCCCTCTTGCAACAGTATCTTCATCAGAATCAGATACAGTCACAATAGCTTGTATGTTAGGTGGAGTAGTAACTTGTACCATATTGATCAGCCAAACATTGTATTCAGTGCTGTTTCTATTTGAGCCTTGTCGTACTTAATCTGAAGTGCCATTAACACTTCCTCTAAAGAGTGAGAGTGTATTACGCTATCTAACGCTAGATAGTCTGATGCTTGTGCTTGGGAAACAAAATTCTTAGGCAGATACTGGACGTTAAGTAGATTAACGCCGCCTTTTACTTTCGCTTGAGGCTTTGGTATATATCTAGACACAACACTATGTGCTAATTCACTGTAAGGCACATTGTATACAAGTATCTGCTCACCATCTTCAACACCTTCAACTACATCGCTAGTAGCAATGTCTAGTCTCTTGTTACGGGTTTTAAATCCGTCCGAAACAACTACGTTACAGCGAAGGGTGAAAATAGCATATCCGTCTTTGTTCTTATTCCAACAACTGAATATCCCATATCCACCGGGGCGATCAAGTTCTCCAGTACCTGGCTGGTTTGGAAAACCGTTATCGTCGATACTAGAAGGTCCCGGCATTGCAAACGGATGCACATGAAACTGCCACAGAGTAGCGTAGTCTTTGTGTGGAAGAGATACTGATTCTCCCGTCTCCAGGTCTACGGCATGGGAGTATTCAAAGTGGTCAACACTAGCTCCGGCAATTGTTTGTGTTGGGACAAACACCCGGAAACTTTTATCACGAGGGTTATATACTACTCGTGCGTGAACCTCCAGAGATTTAGATGCGTAATCGTAGAAGAACTTACTCAGCTTACGAAACAGTTGTTGGGGGATTTTCGGTAGATCGGGATTAGGGTCTAGATAATTCAAAGCCTCGAATTCTAGCCCACCTTCTTCGGGGGTAGTATCTCTGGCGATATAACTACCATACGGATATTCCGTAGCTAGCCGAACACGCATTCCGTTAATAAGTCTCATTTGTGTCTCCTAAACATTACAGAAAAGGTCTGGAAGCACTACACTCCCAGACCGGATTAACTACGCGCCTTTATCCTCTATCTGATTGCTACCAGATTAACCAGCTGTACCACTGGTGTCTTCGATAGACAGAGAAGTATCTTCGGTGATCGGGGTTTCCTGCACATCGGCTAGCTTTGCAACACTATTGGTTTCAGTATTAAGAATAGCCACTGCATCGAGTGAGCCAATAGAGAACTTAGCAGCAATTAACTTGAACAAATTGTTCATTGTCGTTCCCACAGCCACCGTAAATGTCTCGCTGGTGAATTTATAAGTAACCGAGACAGTCACAGTCTTATCTTCTTTGTTCTCGGAGATTGTTTCGATATCGGCAGTTACTGACTCTACAGGCAATGAGACTTCGTTGGACTTAGGGGCGAAGTTGGAAACGAAGCGACCGAAGAAGTTATTGATAGCCATAGTGATTCTCGTTCTTTTGTAGTTGAATGTGGACGTTATACAAACAAACAAGAAATACAGGAGATGTATAATCCCCTGTATCTCAATCAGTAGACGGAACTAAATCAATCTCTAACCCGCAGTACCGCTAGTAGACTCGAAGGAGTAGTTACCTTCCTGTACTGGAGTTGTCATTGCATTGTTGGGCACCGTTACATTAGTATCCGTATTTAAGATAGTCACGGACTCAGCTGAGACATTTAATCCCGGCACTTGCTTTTTGGAAAGCTCAATCATTTCCAAGTAAGTTGTACCCACGGGGACTGTAAGTTCAATTGGAGTAAGTCCGACTTGTGCCCGTAAAGTAACTGTTTTAGCCGCGTCATCTTTTTCGATTTGCTCAACTTGCAATGATTCGACAGACAGTGTTGGTTGTTGTACATCAGATTCATTAGCACCAAAAACAACTTCAGCTGCACGATTGATGAAACGACCGAAAAAGTTAGTGTTAGCCATGAGAAAGAACCTCTAAGTAAACAGTGTGTACAGTGAAACTCGTAACTTTGTTCTATGCGGTTTGAGCCAAAAATTGCTCAAACACTTGTTCCTCACTCCAGAGTTCTGGAGTATATCCTAGCATAGGTGTTAAGTACCGTGCAAGAGAAACAGGATGACCACCTAATCGAACGACTGTGATGTCAGTACCCGGATCTAGTGCTTGCAATTGAAATGCCCCTAAACCAGGAATGTAGTAATCAGAATTATCGCTCTGATTATTTCGGACGTAGCTGTATAATGATTCATTGTATGCGAACCTAACGATCCGATACAAGAACATCATTGTGATAGGACGTTTAGCTACAACTAAACTGTAGCTAACATCTTTGTGATAGATTTCAATCGCAGTATTCGTATCCATAGTCTTCTAGTACCTGAGATATGCTGCCATGAAAGTTGATTAAATCCAGCACACTAACTCTGTAAAGTCTGGAAATCTCGTGCAATGCCTTGTGTGTAGATGCAGGTACTAACATCATCATAAAGCAACTCCTTAGTTTGTCACAAAAACAGCCTGAGAGCGATACTTACTGGTAATCATCGTCTCCGGTTAAGAGGGGTTTTATAAACACATACAACGCAATCAGCACCCATAGCGGAGATATGCACACTATAAAAATAGTGTTAACTATTTTCTCTCTATGCAGAAGGTCATCTGCCGACCAAATGATATCGTACATTCCCGCAATGTAGATGCACATTACTGACAAATAAAACCCTACCCCCGTGTATAGGAGTAGGGAATCTGGCAAGTTATTTTCAATCATTCCATTGGTTCCTCGATTTCTCGTGTAATTACCCAATTCTTATGTTTAGGATTCTCCTGGTAAAAGTTGTATTTAGCCAGTGGAATAGCATCTCCAGGATTAACCCAAGTAGTGTACTCTCCTGCATACACCTTCTTTATACTTTTCATAGGTAAACCAGGGGGATGAACTATTAATGTTACTCTGCGTTTCATGCTCGTTCTAAGGTTGAATTATTAACGAATCCATTATACAACCCTGTAGGAGTTTCAGTAACTTGTCCTTTAAAGTTCTTTCCAATATCCCCTGAAGTCACAAGTACAAGCAAAGGCTCATAGTCCGAAATAAAATAAGTGGCACCTCTATCAGTTAGAAGATACCACTTATTTCTATCCTTGCGTTTTTGGAGAGTTCCAAATACTGTTTTGTTCATTCCACAGGCACTATACTCAAGTCCAACATCTTGCCAGTAAATCCCGGAGTGTTCCCGACTACTCCTTTACCACTAGCTTGTTTATGCAAATCATTTGCCCCTAGCTTTTTCTGGAGACTTTCTGGGAGTAACCAGTTGTCGGGTACTTGGTACGATTTTAAATAGTAGGTGAAGTCAGCAGTCCGGGCGATTATTCCTACGGGGGATTCAATTGTTTGTGTGGTCATGTCCATAATAGTTTTCTAAACTTTGTTTCAATTGTACCAATGCTAGTTCTTTTTTCCGAGCCTCAACCTCTACCCACGGTACTGTGAGTAGTAACTCTGGATATCTAACAATATAATCACTATGCTTGCTATCCAACAAATCAGCAGCGCCATTAGATATATGAGTAGTGACGTTACTGTGCTGAGACCATGTGGAGGCTGCAACTTGGTATTCTTCGGTAATCTTCTTGTGATCATAGCTGCACAATTTGTTATTAATAATTGAATGGTGGAAATCAAAGAGTATGGGTATGTTGGTCAGCTCGTGTACCTTATACAACTCTCTGACACTGTAGCAGTTTTCGTCATTCTCCAATGTGAGTCGGGACTTAACGTTGGTAGGTAAATCATTGATAACCTTTATCAGGTTATTAAGCCTGTCTCTCTTACCCCCGTGAATGTTAAGCAAGTTATAGTGTGTCTGAGATAATCCCATATCATCAAACACTCGTGCGTGATGTTGTAGTTCCTGGATACTACGCTCCACAACTTCTTTAGTATCGGAGCTAAGAACTACCCATTGATCTGGGTGCATTACTACCCTTATATCTAATGCTCTCGCTAAATTACCTACATCTAGCAACTTATCGGTTAAGTGATCTAAAATATCTGCTCCTACGGTACTCTCGTAAAAGGGAAATAGATGGCTTGTTACACGGTACATTTTAATACCGTTATCACTACAGTATTTAATAGCTGTAGCAAACATAGCTACATTGTCGCTATATATCTTATATAGCGCAGTATATTGTTCGCTGTAATTAAGTCTCTCAAACCTCGTCTTAGTTATTGTGCGATAACTAATTATCTTATCATCTGTTAAACAACACAGCCCTAATTTAGGCATAGTAGTGGTCATATGTAATCTCCAAAGTAGGGCTAGTAAATTAAACAGTTTAATATCTTTCTAGTGCATCGGCTACTTGATCAAAATCCGTATCTTCTTTATCATTTATTGCAGTTATGACACACTCGTCATAAGCTTCTAATCCTATCATGCTCAATACCTCTCTTGGTAAACTATCGTAATACTTAAGCTTAGTAGTCTTATCCACTAAATAGTCATCCTCATCCCAGTAATAGTTATCGGATTCTTGAACAAAGATATCTGCTAATACTCCTACTGCACAAAAACAAGGCATTCCAGTAGTACTATCTCTTAGTACCCCTTCTGTTTTAAGATAGCCCCCATTGCGTAGAGCTTCTTGCCATTTACGTTTGTAATTCTCATCCATAGTCTTACCCTTTTTAACTTGCTAACTACTAAGTGTCCGAAACAATAAAGACTACCTAACTGCGGGGCTTAATTGATAGTTGGTCTATTATCCTCCATAAAACTAACCTCATCTAATACCATTACTTTACCAGTACTAATATCGAGTACCTCATGAGCAAAACAACCCACTATTTTAGTATTACTAAACTCCGCCACACTTTTAATATTGGTAACACAACTCTCAACAAAACTTGACAAGGAGGAATAAGCTGCGGGGTTACTAATAACTGGTTTAGTGTGAATAGTACCATCTAATTTTAATACCACTAAACTCGCAACGTATATTACGGTAGCCGTCATTAGTAACTCCTTACCATTAAATAACAACATCGGAAGTAGCAAACACACCCTTATTGTTTCGGACTATTACATCATTCCGGTATTCTATCTAAAGCCCCACATTCAACTAAATCGTCACGATACACCACAAATTGTTTACCATCCGCTTTAGTCACCTCATACAGAGGATTAGTCGGGTGAGCTACCACGGCTTTGGTAATTGTGGCTGACTCTCCCGCTTGAAGCTTAGACTCCCCAGTTCTATGCACTGAAGCCCACAGTACTTTCTTGGCAGTTATACGGATATTCATATAAACTTATTCTCCTAATTCGGAGTCAGCATAAAACTCTATTAACGGATGGGTAGGAAATTGATAGCATTCCAAGTTTTCCCAACGTTCATCTACTAGTTCAGCTCCCAACTGTTTCATTGTGGCTTCATACTGTGAGTAAGCTTCTTTAAGTGTTTTCTCGGCTTGACAAGCTTTATCTATTTGCTCTTTAGGGTATCTCGGAGCTAATCCTGCTACAGATAACTTATCCCAAATATCAAAATCAGGGGGATGCCAAACTAGCTGTGGAGGTGTTTCTGACCAATGTACCGGATTGAGTTGTATTACTGAGCCGTCAGCAAACTTACCAAAGTGATACGAGTCTCCTTTCTCATCCGCGTAAAGTTCTACAAGTAAGCTATGCGACGGAATTCGCGTTGTTTCCGATAAAGGGATGCCCGCGATTACGTACCCAGATGAACACTTAAATACATAGCTCCAATCGGAATGCTTCAAATGCAAAGGAGGCTTAGAAAACAAGCTGCGTATACATCTGGCAACATTAGGCACCAACATAGAAATCTCCTTTTGGAATAGGAATGCAGAAGTCCGAAATAAATAAGTGTCTTGTTATTTCGGACTCTTTGCTTAACGTTTACTTACCGATTAATACATTCACAATTTCTTTCACATCCTCGGAATTAAGCTGATCATTCGTGAGTATTTCAATTAAGTCTTCCAAAGCGGAGGCATCACAACCAAAAAACTTATTGTCCTGTAAGGCAGTGCTATCTGAGATTTGCTGTTTCCACTTTTCTTTTGTCGCCTCTATGGATGGAAGTAAGTAGTCGGCAACATCTTTGGCTTCGCGAAGTCCTAAGTTGGTGTCAATAGTCCGAAGCAACTTAATTAATTTGATACATGAGTTGCCAGACAAATAACCTTCAGGAAATCGATTCTGAATCTGACTTATTACACTAGGTGTTGTTGCCCAATACGATTCTCCCGGTTGCGGCGCATACTCGTCAGCATTAACGAGCTTATAAGTCTCAGTACTAGCGACAACTACCCTTAAGTTACTATCGTAGGGTAACGCTTGAGCAAATTGTTTGGCTTGGTCGAGTGTAAGATTCGTAGACATGATATAACTCCCTTAGGTAAGTAAATAGTAGACACCCCGAAGAAATTTCCCGTAGTAAGCAAGTTACTTCACAATATCCAGACTATTTAACTCCGTAGTCTGATACCGATCTTTAATTTGCACATTGAAATACCTACCTTTGCTTTCAGCTGCTAGCAACTCTTTCCAGACTTTCGGGGTTATCCCCCGATACAAATACAATTTATTAGCCACATTAGCTAACATGGCGAAACTCACTTCATCAAATACTGCAAACTTAAATACATCACTGTTAGGACTGTGGAGAGTTTCCATTATGTTTATGCTGTGAAGGCTGTGTTCTTACGACAATCGTTACATCTATAATCCTTGTACTTTTTAGAGTACATAGTGATTATTTGCACGAAACTAAGATTGCTACTACCGCAATGTTGACACTTCATCTTGTAACTACCACAAATCAACAATATGCTGTGCTACTTTTGCAGCGTCCTCATACGACAGAGCGTAATTAGTCGCAATACTAATAATATGAGCTATCTGCCCTACTTGAGTCTGAGTAAAGCTGTTTACTTGTAACGGTCTACAATTGCTGTACTTACCCTGAAGTTGCTGTACAAAGCTTTCACTAGTCGGAGATAGGTACTCAGATAGTTCTTTGCATTGTCGCAGTGTCAGCTGTTTTCTCGTAACATGGCGTAACAGTCTGGCTAATTTTAGCCGCATTCCCGGAGGAAACATACCTTCCGAGAAATTATTACGAATGTCTTCATCTACTTCTGAATTAGGGTCTGGCGGAACTACATACAATTCTTCGTTGTCTTTTAATCCCCGTCCTTCCAATACCACAAGCTTATAAGTAGTTTCTGCCACAACTTGAACGTCACTTCCCGGTGTTAAGGTACTTGCCAATGCTTTAGCTAATTCTTTGCTAATTATGTGGTCAACCATTTGTATCTCCTAAATAATTATCTACACATTAGAAGTCCGAAACAACAAGGAGGAAGCTATTATTTCGGACACTATACTACTATTTACTCAACGTGAGGAACCCCGTTAGAAAATGCATCGATCAAGGACTGATATATTTCCTGAGTGTTTTTGTCGGGAAACTGCATAGTAGACTCCATTGTTTTACCTGGCTCTACCACAAGTAAGTCAAACACGTCTAACAGCCTGGGAGAGATGTCTACCAACCTTTTAATGTTGCAGTTAGTAGCTTTTTTGATAGACCTTGTTAATCCTGTCCGGGTGCTGTTACTATAGTACAGATTTTCAGCATTCTTCAACTTCAAAACTAAACGCATAGTTAATTGACCTTGTAAATTACTAAGTGTGTGAGGGATTATGCTGCTAATGATTTCTTCTGCTTATTGACTAGTTTCTTCACGTAAGAAACCTTGAGCATTGGGACTACTTTCTCGCCCCCATCTTTCGTCAAGTACCGCTTTTTAACAATATGTTCCGTGGGTAATTTTCCAGTGGGTTTAAGTAAACCTGCTTGTACCAAACTAGCAATAGGAATCGCTAGTGTGTGTCGCCGAGACTTAGCATCATGCACTTTGCGGGGAAAGCACTTCAACTTCCCTAGGTAATGAAAGAACTGTTGCCGCTCCTGTAACTTTCTCACTGCCATAATTTTGGCTTCAAATTCGGCTATCCACTGGAATTCTGCTTCCCAATACATACGAGTAAAAAACGGTAAGTGCGATACGTCAAACATGATACTCTCCTAGTTACTAATTACAAAAGCGGATTACTCGTAAGTTGTACCATCTACGTCTAAGAGCCATTTGGTTAGTGGCTCTTTCCAAGGAGAAACATTTATCCAAGTGTTTCCCGACTCTTGATTTACAAACAACTCAGCTTTATCTCCCTTAATAGCTGCTCCGCGTATATCCTTGCCTCGAAATACAATTAGTTCTTCTACTGCGCCAGATTCATTAGTCCCCACAAGATTGATAGTAGTACTAGTAACTACTAAGGTTCTTTTTAGTTGAGACATGATAACTCCTTTAAGATGTCCGAAACAATAAGAGAACTATTCGTCTACTTGCTTGAGTGCTTCATATACTTCTGCTAAATAGCTTTCCTCAAACAGCAGATTATTATCTGCATCACGGTGCGGCTCGATTTTCTTACTAGTACGGTAGAAAGCAGCTGCTCGACGTGCAAGTATATTGGCAAACCCAGTATCGTATCCCATATGATCAAGGTACTTAAAAGCTGTGAATAGTCGTTGTTTTGGGGAAACTACGGCTTGATTGACAATGTTGTAACAACCCTGGTGTTCGTAGCCCGCTTCATCCAGCAGTTTGAGTAGTGTGTTACGGTCTTGGAGTTCTGACGCTAGTTGCTGCTTTTCTTCTTGTACAATATCTAGTTTCTCAGTACGCTCCCTTAATAATCGCATTTCTGATTGCATAGTCTGCATAAACTGCAACATTTCGGCAGGGATATTAGTTACTTGTTTGGCTACCTTTTCGCATTCAAGGAAATACAAACGAATCTGTTTTCCTTTATCGTTGCCACATACCATTCCCCATTGCTTGAAACAATCTACTGTCAACTTAATAATCTCAGTGGGACGACCACCTTGGGAGTTTTCCGCAGAAGTGTGGAAAACCTTGAAATCGACATTCTCAATAAAGCCTACATTTAAAAACGCTCGTTTTGCAACATCCTTACGAGAGTACTCTAACCAAACATATGCTTGCTCAAAATCAACAGGAAACTCATCGTTAGATGCTACTAATTCTTTAGCCAAATCCAAACTAAACTCAGTCATTTGTTTTTCCTCTGAATATACAAGTAAACAAAATAGATTCCACTAATTTACCCTTCCCGATCTCAAATCGGGGTACGTATTAAGCCGCTAATTCAACACACCATTCTACGTAATCGTCAACCGAGGTTTTAAATTCCTCTTGTATTCCTTTCCACGTAGTACTTTGGAAAGTTACCACATCATTCCCAATATTTGTAATCCTCCCACATAGTTTGTGGGATTCTTTGTCATACATAACTAATGCCTCGTAAATCCCATACCTAAGTAACATCGAACCTCCTACTATCTAAAACGGTTGACTTAACCACCACTCGGCATCTTGGCGGCTTAATAGTGAAGCAATTTTGTGCTTGTCTCTATAGAAATACAGCTTGGTATGCCCTTCAAACTGTATTTGAAGGTAACCTTCCATAACCGTGACAGATACTACTTGGTTGTAGTCCTTATTATTTCGGACTCTTGTAGCTAGTTCTCGCCATAGTATATAAGGGTCTTTATTAGGACTATTATTACTAAGATCAAACTTTGTCATTTAAGTACACTAAATTACTAAGAAAACTACCTACGATAAATAACCGTAAGTAGTTGTACACCTAAAAGAGCAAAGACACCCTGTGAAATTTAATGCTGTTAAGAGTATAAGAAAATTAGACTACTTAATGGTATTAAGATTAAGTAGTCTAGTGTACTCCCTGTTTTTCCTAAACAACTAAGCCCCTTAACCACTAAGGGGCACAACTACTACGCAGTAATTACAAGTTATCGTTGTGTTACTTACAGTTTCTTGTAAGCTGAGTAAAATCGTTCTTTGTAGTAATCATCATCTTCTTCACCAAATCCCTCTTCCAATAAAGGTTCCATTAGCTCAGACGACAATTTACTTGCATCGCCTGGTCGAATAATTAATTGCTGAGTTTTATGTCGCAACCAAATATCCGGTACACCATATACTATCCAGGTATCTGAATAATCCTCATCTTCTTTTACCGTTAGCTGAACAGTTATTGGGTTATCTCCATACTGTTTTGCTAACTTTTGTAACTTGGCGATATACTCATTTAGAGTAATCGTGCCTGTATTATTCACAGTCTTCGGGGCAAACAATTTACGGATTGCTGAAAACATAGTATACTCCAACTGTTAGGTTACGAAAATCGGGGCTGTATTTCAAGCCCCTAAAACTACTAAACAGACAATCGGATGAACTCCCCACGAGAAGTTGTACTGGAACTCAATGTATCAACCTCTAGGACTTCCGCCTCAGCGTATGTTAGCCTCTGAACCGTGAAATCTTCATTAACCCTCAAGATGTAGGCATCTCCCCTAGAAGGTTTCACACGTAGGACAGTTTCCCCCGTTACCACTAACAGCAAGTCATCCCATGTACCTGTGCGTCCAGCTGCACCGAATGCGCCTTGTCCAGCAGTTATCACTTCTACATTTTTAATGTGGTCGGGATGTACGGATACATTACCGTTAGCACCTCGAACATACGAGGAGTGTGTACACACTCTCATGATTAAACCTGGCTTATTATCCTCGGTTTCGACTAAACGCACATTACCTGGCATTCCCGGCTTAGGTGCAACCACACTTAGGTTAGTGAAATTCTTTGGACACTTAATCAGCTTATATTTACGTCCCCTTCCTTGTTCTCCCAAGGAAATAACTGAGACTTCTTGATCAGCAATAATTTGTACGACTGGGTTGATGTTGTATGTCTGCATAGCTTAATACTTACAGTAAAAGACAAGTAACAGTAGAGTTATAAACTCTGGGAGAAGTACCCCAAGGTACTCCCCTCACAATCATTTACTCCAGTAGCAAGTCGTCTGAAATAATAAGGGCTAAGACAGTTAGCCTATTGTTCCTTACTGCGGGGAAAATCTACTGTGCGATCTTCGTAGTCAGCAATTAATCCGACTAGCAATCCTAGTAATTCGTTTTGGGCAGACGACAGATTTTCTTCCCCAATTTCCATGAGTTGGTCAACTAACTTAAGCTGCCTTTCGTGTTCTTGATCGCAATCAATTATTTGAGGCAATGCTATGAATAGTAACTCCCTGTAGGTACGATTAGTATCTACTAATTGCGTGTTTTTCAGCGGTTGCATTACTAACTCACAGTTAGTTAATTCTCGCTCCCGTGTGTCTACTAGCAAGTAACTTACTTGCTAGACTACCTTCAATGCACAATTTGGATCTAATGCCGCACTTAACTCTTTGGCTTTAGACTCCGTGAGATAGATATCCATAGGCATCTCCTATTTATTTTGGACTAGTGCTTTGTAACTACGCACCCATGACCAGCAAACATTTTGGCTACCGCATCTTGAAGTGTACACATATTGTAAGGAAACGATACATGAATCCCGTACAGTCCCGGTCTTTCTGATGTTAATTGAAACCCAGCTTTCTTATTAATTTCGGTTAGCTCATTTATTGCAGCTACAGGCACATTATCCGAAATATGTATTAGCAGTGTAAGAGTATTGATGCGTAGTACTACATCAGGGTTATGGCTCAGTTCATCTGTCCAATTAGCCATTTAATTTCTCCCTAGAAAGATCACAAAGGCAGTCCGAAATAAATAGCGGGGCACTTATTATTTCGGACACATATCTACTAACAAATCAATTGACTAGACAAAGTGCTTCCTTAGCGCTTCGAGTTCTTCCTCGGATACACGTAAGTTTTCTTGGATGATAACTACACCATGACTTAGTTGTAAATCGGGTACTGTGTAGTATCCCGTATTTGCACCATCGCAAACTTCTATTGCGATTTCTCTGTCCCCCAATTCTCTAAGTAACTTATTTCCTTCTGTCAAAAACTCACTTAGTTTCATACGTTTACCAAAGATAAAAAGCTCGTCCAATACACCCAAGAAGATAAGCCAAGAAGCTAGTTGTAAGTGCAGTTTTCATGCCCGGATGTACCCTGTAAGTTATGAATACAGCAGTGACAACTGGGATCATTACAATCGCGAAATTCCAGTTGAATTGATTAGATTCGAGGAATATGTGGTACAAGTTCATTGGTTATTTCCCAAAACTAATGTGGACGAGTGAGGCAGAGATAACTATTTCCTACTTACCAGATTTGAAACGCCCTTTCGATACAACCGAGTAAATACCCCATAAGCACCATGCGGTATGCTGTTTGCTTGCTAGGATACTTGCAATAGGTGTAGATAATAAAACACACTACAGGTATCATAAATAGCCAGTAGTATACATTCATTTCGCTTTGGTCAAGAAAAATGTGATGGCAATCCATTGTGTGACTCCTAAAACTAATAAGGGCGAGTGAGACAACCGTACTTTTTGTAAACTATCCGGTATCCCTTACTATCCTGGCTATATACAGAATAGCCAGGATAGATAGCTGGAAAGTGCCGCAGTTTGTATGTCTTGTCTCCTTGCGTAACATAAGATGCGTCTCCATCGAACAGCTTTTTGCTAATCGCATCTAGCTCTGCACTTGTTTTATCAGAAATCTCGTCGCAATCAGACATAATAGTTACTCCAAGATAGTTTGTTGGTATTCTTCGGGAGTTAATTCTCGAAAAGTTTTAGTAGCTACGAAAGTAGGATACATTTTCTGCGAAATTACTATGTTGCCCAAACGAGCCACTTGATTTTCATGTATCCAAAAAACGATAGGAGAAACCTTACCATCGTTATCCATGAATCCAACGGACTTATAACAACTGTCGAGTATTTCCACTGCAAAGTACAGGTCATTACGAATACCCGGCGGATTGTCTTGTGCCAACTTTCTCGCCTGCCAAGTACTACTCTGAATGAAGATACAATCTAGGTTATCAGCATCTTGCTGGTTTCGGAAATCCGTTGCATCTGTTTCATCAGCAAACGTACCCAAGATGCTAACCCCTCCTGTATTTGTATCCGGACAGATACTGTAGCAATCGGAATGATACACTATCCAAACTCTATCTAAATCGCACATAGTTAATTACTCCGATATTGCTGGAACATCTCGACACTCTTCAATTCTAAGTACGTTGCGATACACAGATCGAGAATGTAGCCTGTAACCTACCACATCGATAGTGCAGATCTTTTGCTTGGCTTGGATAAGCTGATTTTGCACATCAGAACTATCCAACTTCCCTATCCACACATCACCAACATTCTCAAATACCTCGCTGTTAGTGTATACCAGGTATTTATCTATACCATCTTCTTCGCTACGCTTAATAGCAGTATCAAAGATCTTGACTTCTACTATCTCTCGCTTCGAGTAGTAAAACATCCCACTTGCTGCTGACAGAACAATACTGCCAACAACTAAAACTGCAACTCCTAGCACTTTGAGTTTACTCATGTGATTTACCTACAAAGCTCTTACATTGACTAAATTCACTTTTTGAATCATCTCTTGCTTTCCATTTCTGAAAAGTACACAGTGGCGATACGGCTCCTCCTTAGAATCGATAGTGTCTCCGTATTGATAGTCCTCGATAGTACCTCCATAAGCTTGGACTAAAAGATCGTGGAGATTATCTCCAACTATCGTTCGATTGTTGAGTACTTTAACGCGCATGAGATTACTCCATTACTAACTAAAAAAATTCTCTTATTTGTTTCGGACTATTACCTAACTAATCCGATACTTCTCCTTACACTCCACAATCAATCTTCCGAGTTCAGTTAGAAACTTAGTCTTGAATTCCTCCTCCCGTTCCATACTAAATATCCGTTTACCTCCTACGTCTAAGCCAAAACTAAGCGAACTATGGTTGAACAGAATTACTACTAATGTTTCACAGAAATGTAGTTCAGCACCATGCAATCCGTTGTTGTAGTCGTGCAACTCATACCGGAGTCCGAAACAAATAAGCTCCTTATATAGCTGTGTACCTAACACTTTCGTAAGTGCCAAAGAAAATCGTCGTGTATTTTCAGCGAACCTTTTCTGTTCTTCACGGCGGGATTTATTTTTCAGTAGCGCTTCATTGATCTGATGCTGTTGGTAAGTACCTTCAGCAATAGCCCATAAACGAGATGGTTGTTTAGGCATACTTATCGCTGCAACTTTACTAGTGTTACTCCAATAACAAAACTAACCCCTGTTTCTAACAGCACTACAGGCTTTATTTGTAGTGGGTTAGGATGCACATTCTTAATAACAGTAGTAGCTACTTGTTTAACTTGGTTTAAATTAGATAGGTTAAAACAAGTAAACTTTATACCTACTACAAGATTGTCGCAGTAGCTACTGTAACTACAGATACTGGTATTCGCTTTTAGGGTATCTAAATTAGTACTACGACCAGCTACTAACGATACTCCCGTTACTGCTTGTCTGATTTGATCTAAACTGTTTGGGGGATTAAGCATGAAAAAAAACTACAGTTAGTACCTATAAAATTAACTGCATTTAAAGTTTCAACAACGGCTCTCATTGTAACCATAATACAATTCCCCACAACAACAAAAAAAACTCCACCCCATTATTTCGGACTATTCTCTGCATTCTCCGAGTAATACATTAGAGTCCCAGCAAGCTGGTAGATATCTGCTACCAGTTCTTGCACAGTATCCCATTGTTTCTTTAGCTCTGTGTTAGATAAAAACACAGGATGGTCTGCTATTGTTTCTAGAAATTTAGATGCTAGAAAAGCTCTTTCGCAAGCCTCAACATAATGACCGGGATTTAGTGGTTGTTCTTGCATACGATTAATACCTTTAACAACAAAGAAAAAAGTTGCACATACTCACACAACAAAAAAGCCTACCAAATTAACCCTCGTTAGAGAGTTAACCTGGTAAGCTAATTAGTGGTATTCAGTTTTAGAGTAGATAACTAAGCGGTTTATTTGAGATGTTGCGTTAGCTTGGCTAGTTTAGCTGCTTTATCAGCAGCTACTTTGTCTAGCTTTGCTACCTCTAAACCTACCGTCAGATTGTAGATACTTTCCTTGCGACGTTGAGCGATTGCCTCAGCTCTGTCATGCCCTGCTAACAATCTCAAGGATTGACTACCATTAAGCTGTGCTACGTTAGGCACCCTTAACAGAATTTCCTTATACGGTGATGAGGGAGACATCTGTAATAGCTCTATAGCACCGTTCATTGTGAGTGTGTCTACTTCCTTACCCATACTTTGCAGATATGAGTACAGCTCTCGTGCGTATCCTTCAAGAACCTGATTACCTGTGTTGTATGTTAGTAGTTTGCCATCTTCTAGGATAGCCACCTCGATATCCCCATAAGCTTTTAACAAGTTCAGGAATGTACTCTGCCATTCTTCAGGAGAGTCAAAGTGAGAGGGAGTGAATAAAGTGGCTAATGGTTTATTTACGGGGTAGTTGTTCATTACTACTTCAGTAATGCGTGTAATCTCGCTCTCGGTTAATTGAGAGCCATCTGTTTTGGTTAGCTTACCGATGTAATCTCCGTCTGTACGGGTGAATATCCCGTTAGTAGTGAACCGGGTTAGCAGCTTTGCAATGTACTTTCTATCTTTCGGATTGCGAAGCGATTTCTTAGTTCCATCAAACCTTTCCCGTGTACGGGCGTTACGTTGAGCGTTATGCAACCCTATTACCTGGTTACGATGTGTTAACCCGTCTGTCCTCACGTTAAGGTCACTTAGCACACTGCCACCAATCCCAAACAGCCAAGTATTAGCTGCTGCGATTATGCGGTCATAAGCATCGCTACGACTTACAGCAGTATCTCTAATGATTTTGCTACCAGTTTTTTTGTTGCGCTCCCCCATTCCAAAGCTCGAACGGATTACAGGGTGAAATACTACACGATGCTTTGTAACATTTCTCTTACGGATAATTAGCTTGCTGCCATACAGGTTACCAGTTACAACACCATCGATAACTTGTAGGTTTGTGATAACAAGCGCCTCGCCATTTACTTTTTTTAGGTTGGATAGGAATTGATAAATAGCTTCATCGGAATCAAGCCACTGTTTATTTAGTTGCTTACGTATCCAGTCAAAGCGTTCAACCCGTGCTTCTTGCCCTCCTTTAATCATGTCCATTGTGACATTGACAAATTCAGTCTCTTGATACGGTTGTGCCTCTACGTAACCGATATCGGCTAGCTTCCTACCCTTAACTAAATCACTGGCTGACACAGTATGGTTTACATCATTAGAGAGTAGCCACAACGACACTCGGTTATTGCTGTCTACTTGAAAGCAGAAGAACTTATCACCGTCCTTAAACGATGGTGATAAACCGTTGTTGATTTTTCCCCGGATATGAGAGAAAGAACGACCTTCAACCTTTTTCTCTGCCGATATTTCACGACGTTTCAACACCTTAGTGGGTAAGTCTTGATTTACAGGCTCACTCTCGTCAATAGCTGCTGTAAGCGATACCGGATAAACTTGCTTACCGTTAACACTTATTGTGTCAATCCCGTCGATATTCCAAGCATTGTTTACCCGAATAGCTTGAGGTATGTAGCGACTAGCTTGAAACAGTACCGACGCTTTAACAGCAGCTTCACCAATATTTCTACCAGCTGTTTCAGTGGTAGCCATAGATGTACGATTGCGGTTATCGTACATATTGTTCTTTTGAGCCGAACGGTCTATACGGTTTAAGGTACGTCCATTTACATCTTGCTCTTTTACTATCCGAGGTTTCATTTTTACGGATAGAGTACAATTCCTGACTAAGAACGTCTTAGCATTGTTAGCTTGCAAATGAGCGTTAACCGCTTCCAAAAACTCTATATATTGCTCAATGCTTTCTTGCTCAGTGATCTGTTTCCAGCGTCCGCTCATCTCATGGTCTAAATATTGCCATGTGTAAACAGTGGTACGGGTTATTACAGTATCCGGTGTATTTGTGAGTGCTTTCGCAGAACTAACACTTGCTTTTGTAGTGGTTGATTTTTTTGTGGAGGTAATTACGTTAGCTACCTCTGTAGTATCCACCGTACTTGTGGTACTTGTTATCACATCAAGTTTTGGGGGAGATACTTCGGTTGATGTATGTGATTCTGTTATCACATCAGCTTTAGGAATTATTTGGTTGGTTGGTTCGTGTACTACAGTTCCGCTAAGGGTAGGGGGGGTACTATCGACTATTTCTTCCCCTAACGCTTCACTAACTATCTCATCCCATAGCGAGAAGTCATCACTAACAGCTTCAGCACTAACTACCTCTGGCACAGGTAAGTGTATATGTTGGTTATCATCCCAGATAAGCGCATACACCATATCGCGCTTAGATGTTTGCCACACGATATCGTTGATACTGCTATGTACACCCGCAGTGTTCTGACGAGTCTTGATTAGTGCCCAAAGTTCAGATTTGTTTAAAGCGTCGTAGTTAGTCATTTGTGTTACTCACCATTAGAGTACTGTGTGTTAGAGGCATTTATCCCCTGTCTATCTATCCGTGAAAGGAAAGATAGAGACGGGATGCTGTCCGAAATCAATAAGGGTAAGTGACATTTGAGCCGCCTCGCCTCTTATTGTTTCGGACTAGTACACGTTACTTGGTTTCTGTTGATATAACTGGTTTAACTTCAGCTTCAACAGTCACGGTAGCGGGTACATTAGGTAACTGCTTCTGCTTGCTACGGATTGATTCAGCAATCTTTGTATGAGTCTCGGTAACGTATGCTTTAGCACTGTGTAATTCACTCTGGGCACTGGTAACCGCTTCAAACAGTGCTTCTTGTGTGATTGGTTGTAGTGTCTTAATAAAGCCGTTATCCTCTGTCTTGTCAATTCTCTCAGTAATGAGGGTGATAAGCTTTAAGCCGACGTATAGCCAACTAGAGAACCTGGCACCTATGTATTTCGGATTAAACAGCAATCTCACAGCCATAGGTAGGATATGTGAGTTAATCAGGTCTAAGTGATTGGGGTAGTCGCGGGCTTCCTTCTTATTGTCATTTGTATATATATACACTGTTGAGCCGTCCACTGATGGGGATTGGTCGAGTAAATCGAACTTATCAATGCTAGGTTGCATTTGCTTATCGAAAGAGTAAACGATAAGCGGTGAGTAGTCAACGTACTTAGTACCCTTGACTTTGTAACCGGGCTTGCCTTTTTCGGGTGTTTGGGTGGATTGAGTGCCTAATGATATACCAATGCTTAACGTGGGAAAATCACGCACTAACTCGATACGGTAGAAAACGTCTTCTAACTTGCCTTTAGCCAGTTTAGTCTCGACTGGGACAACTAGATTAGTATCAACACAAGTAATCTGAATTGTGGGAAAAGTAAAATCAGACATGATAAAAACCTCGATAAACAGGGTAAGAGAGTGCATTGCACTCAATACAACTAACTGATATACAGATAGCTGAGTTAAGAGCAACTAAATTAATCACCATAGTGGGTAATTAAGGTTACTGTATATACCCCTACCATTAAGGGGAAGTAACCGACCGACGCGCTACGAGAGCCATTCCCTCGCCATGTATATAGAATACCTTTCACCCCCTGCTTTGTCACTGGTGTTGTTGAATTGGTGTAAGGTATACGGTGTATACGTTTTAGCCTGTGTGGTATTCTACGTTATTGGGGGTAACGTTTTCCACAAGAACAGTACCTATATCAATCCACATCAAACTACACTAAAATAACAGTATATAAACAGTATTTCACAATATACACTTATGCACGATATCCGACAGATACAGCACAAACCAGGATCAGCGTCTACACGGCGTCAGATAGACTGGTTAAGCATCGAAGCAGAATACATACACGGATGCATAACAGTAGACAGCAATACAGGCACCCGCAATATGTATTTCCCTTCTCAAGCTGATTTAGCTAAGAAATACGAAATAGATGTAAGGCGGTTAGCTGAGAAATGTCGTACAGAGAAATGGGTAGAACGTAGGGAGCTGTACAAGCAAAAAATCAAGCGACGTATTGGGCAAGAAAAAGTCAACTCACTAATGAGTGAAAGCGCTCGTTACGACGCTAAAAACCTTATACTGCTCGATAAGATATACGAGCAATTAGATATATGGCTAGACACCGAAGCATTGTTATCCGATACAACGGGGGAAGAAGATATTACTCAGGCATCCCCATTTGCTCGTTCGCATAAAATCAAAGACTTGGAGGCTGCTATAGGACTAATTAGTAAAGGGCATACACTAGTCCGAAATATAATGGGAGAACCTATAAACGCTGAAAAGATTGTCAATGAGCTATTAGAATTGCAACAATTAGAGCAAGCCGAAAACAATAAGAAAGCAGGTAAAAAACAAGGTAAACAACGTATTAATAACTTATTAAAATCAGTGGAAAGTCGCCAATCGGTGTTGGAAGACTTGATGAAGAAAAAACGTCAAATAGAATCACAAATGCAGGATTTAAGTGAGCCAAATGATATTAGCGAATGACAACACCAATATAATTAAACAAGACAAAAGCGGGGCTTCTGTTATAACAGTACCACCAAATTCACAAGACGATGCCCCAATCAAAGACAAGTTAATAGTTGTGGGGGGACAAACGCTAGGGTTAGTTTCGCTGTTGGTGTTGGGTTGGGTAAGTAAAAACATATTGCAACCAAAGTTATCGGCAGCCAAAAGATCGTTGGCACTACCTGTCGAAACAGAACACCATATCAATTCACTGTTGGGGCGTATACTAGCTGAAAGCTGTGCTAGTCGCGTATTAATTGCTCAGTTTCATAACGGGCAGAACTATTACGGGGGATACTCTTATAGCAAACTAACTATCACACATGAAACAGTAGATAATGGGGTAGCTACAGTAGCGTTTAATTTGAGGGAAATACCGCTTAGTTTGTATGCCGAAGATTTGGCACTAGTAAAAAAGAAAGCTTATGATAACGAGGAGTTTCAGGAATTACTACCCACAAACTATGTATTTATAACCCCTAATAGTTTTGGAGATTCTAAAAATAGTAGTACTAGTAAACAACGTATGTTACGTATGGGTGTGGAAGGATACTACTGTTTTTTGTTGCGAGGTAATGTAGACAAAGAAGAACGAGATATTGGGGCTGTATTTGTTCAATACAATAGCTTGGATAAAGTACGTAGTATTAACCGTAAGATTGAGGAATTAGTGGCAACAATTGAAAGCCATTTAGTGCCACATATTGAGAGTACTAACATCTTTATTAAAGTGTTGGATAAATTGGGTAGTTTAATGAAGGTATCTAATTAATTATGGCTAGTAAAGATGCGTTATTAAAAGAACTACAACTAATTGAAGCTGAAATAGCTAAGTTAGAAAATAACAGTACTAACGAAGAATCGGAATTAGAGGTATTACTAGAAGAAGAATTAACAATACTAGCAGAAGCTAATTTATATCATTTTCTAGTAGCTAGCTGGCAACACATAGCACGAGGGGAGTTTAAAGAGAACTGGTACGTAGATGCCATTTGTGAACACTTAATGGCATTACGTACTCGCCAAATTGAAAAACTAGCCATAGCCGTAAGTCCACGTCATGCAAAATCCACAATATGTAGTGTGGCGTTTCCGGTATGGTGCTGGATACAAGATGCTACACATACTTTTATTACCGCGAGTTATGGTGAAAGTTTGGTTGTGCGAGATGCAGTAGCTAGCCGTAGATTAATTAATACAACATGGTTTCAAAACAGGTGGGGACGATTATTTAAACTGCGGCACGATACTAACCAAAAGTCTCGCTATGAAAACGATAAAGGAGGCTTTAGATTAGCCACATCTATTGAAGGTAAAGGTACGGGAGAAGGTTGTCGCACACTAATCATAGATGACCCCCACAAAGCTCTAGAAGCTCATTCAAGGGTATCTAAAGACAAAGTGAGTGATTGGTACTTCGATACTATGTCGTCACGTTGGGAGACTCCTGAGACCTTTACACAGTTGATTGTGCATCAGAGACTGGCAGAAGACGATTTAATTGGGCGTGTGTTGTCGCAGGATAGTGGTTGGGATTACTTTGCACTACCAATTGAATACGATCCGGAGCGTACTTATACTACTTCGCTAGGCTTTGAAGATCCCCGCCGTGAACCGGGAGAGTTATTAGCCCCCAACCTAATGAGTGAGGAAACGGTAGCTAAAGAAAAACGTAAAGGTGAATGGAGATGGGCTAGCCAGTTCCAACAACAACCAGTCCCGAAAGGTGGGGGGTATGTCAAGTCCGAACAAATAAATGAGTATTCTGATGCGGGACTCCCAGATCATTTCGACATATTGGTAGCGTCGTGGGATTTAGCTAATAGTAATAAGAATGACTATTGTGTCGGAACTGTGTGGGGCAAAGTCGGTAGTCGGAGATACTTGGTAGATTGTATTAGGGCAAAACTAACATTCCCACAACAGATTGAGGCTATTGTTTCTTTTAAGTTGAAGTATCCAGAGATTAGGGCAATACTAATTGAAAAGAAAAGCAATGGACAGGCGGCTATAGATACCTTGCAACGTCATGTGAGCGGCTTAATACCAATGGAGCCTAAAGATTATGGAGGTGACAAAGAAAGTCGCTTTATAGCTTGTACACCTGAATTTGAGGCTGGTAATATATATTTTCCTGCGCCATCGAATAAAGGCAAGAGTTGGGTGCGGGAATTCAAGAATGAGTTACTAATGTTCCCAAAAGCTAAACACGATGATGCCGTGGATTCGACAGCTTATGCACTACTGTATTTGGCGAAGTATGGGCAAACGTTGAAGCAATATACGACTATTGAGGCGGAAGCGAATCGAGTGGAATCGCCTATTGATTTGTTTGATGTGCGGTTGATTAATAGTAGTGGGACTTATTATACGAGTTTGTTTAATTAAAAAAAAACCTCCCGTATAACTAAAGAAGGTCTATCCGAAATAATTAGTAATAACTTTAAGTTACTCAGTCTTTGGCGTATTTTTTATTGCCCAATACTCGCAAGCTTCATGGAATACTCTATAGCTAACTTCTACTTTACTCTTATATCTAAAATCCATACTATCGAATTTAGGATCTAAGGGTCTGCCATCTACAAGTACTGATTTAAGTCCGTAGTGGTATGTGTACAGAGTATGTATATTAAGTTCCTCCATTAACATAATAGTCGCAGTTAATCCAAGCTTTTGATATGGTTTTCTATATGGAGGTAGATCTGGAGTTGTGGCTAAATACCGTTTAATATCTTCTGAGTAAATAAACCACTCACCCCTTATCTTATCATTAGCAAATAACAAATGTAGGGCTTGTTCATGTTCATACGTACCTTCAATAGCTTTTACTAATATTAGTTTACGTGGATTACCTGTTTGTAAAGTAGCAATACGTAACCTAACATCCTCATTATCTGTAAAACCTATTTTAATATAATCTAAATTACCTTCTTCTGTTATAAAGTAGATCATCTAGTTACTCTTATTACGATTACGGCTTATCCACATTTCAATACTTCCTAATTTCATATCGGGTTCTTCTTGTTGAATTAGTTTAGCAATTTCCTTATTAGACAGTTTAGGATTATTACTCATTAATTCAAAACGCCTCTGATGTTTAGTAGTGTTATTCGTTGTTTGCCATAGTATCTGATTGTTTTGAATCTTAAATAAATAATCAGTGGGATCTTCTTCTGTAACGTTATTTTTAATCTGATACAATCTCCGCATAGTTTTATCGGCAGTAGGTTTGTCTAATGCCCATACCATTTCACACCATTGTGTAATACCACTAAATCCCCTAACACTTTTAGTTGTAATTCGGTTATTTTTGTTTTCGGACTTATTAACTAATTGAGTAAATACAATTGCAGTATTGTATTTAAGTGCTAAACTACTAAGCCATTGTAGTGCGGGCAATACTGCATTAGTATTTTCGTCTACATTACTAAAACCAGCAAAACTATCTACTATAACTAACCCAATGTCTTTAGCTACTATTGTCTTTTCGATTACTACTCTATCTGTTTCGTTAGAAAAGGTACATATTTCTAGAGGATGCTTAGGAGTGTAGTAGTTAGCTCGATTACCGTTGAATATATCTACACGTCTAACAAACTCCCTTAATCTGCCTTCCGTATCTATTAGTAATACTTTGAGCTGGTTGGTACTATCCGAATCTGGTAAAAACGGTTGATTGCTAGTGACAGCCAAACTACTAGCTACCAGCACAAAAGTTTTCCCTACTCCGCCTTCAGCTACTAAGCTGCTTACTTTTCCTCGAGGAAATAATCCGCCTAACAATTCACTACCCGAAATATTAGCGTCTAACATTGTTATTTCATATGCATATGATAACTTTAAATCGTCATCGAAACTAAAGCTATAACTAGGTTCTAACATATATATACATTATCACGGTACTAGGTTTATTATAATATATATTTAGTGATAATCACAGAAATCTACAAAAATCAGGGTCTGGGCATAATAAACGTATATTGTGGTGACTCCCTTTATTACTGTGTAACAACTATGTATCTTCCCAACTACTACGCTAGATTAAGTTAAACTGTGTGCAGTGTTAAACTAATTAGTAATAATAGTGCTTGTGTAACTTCTATGTATTACCTCAGCGATGTAGCTCAGTTTGCCCGTAAAAAAGGTTCTAAAGATAAAAAGAAAAGACAAAGTAAGTTGAATAAATTTCTTAAGGGAGAACTTAATACTAAGACAGGTAAACGTAATGTCACACTGAGGGAGCCTGTAATAAAGAGAACTGTGGTAGGTGCAGCAACGGGAGCTGTAGTCGGCACAGCAGGTTTAACCGGATTAGCATTAGCGCAAGGTATGTCCCAAGCTAAAAAACAAAATGTTAAGTTACAAATCTCTCCAAAAGATATGAAAGATTTGGTTGTTAAAGCTGGAAAACATATCGCTCCTAAAGCCGCTGTAGCTGGAGCCGGATTAGGAGTTGCTCTAGGGGTTAGCAAATACTTATCGAGACGTAAAGAAATTAAGCAATACAATGCGGGTAAGCATATGGTTAATAAATACGAAATAAAACGTCCGAAATAATAAGTGTATGTTCTTTATTAGTGATATAACTACTACAGCACAATTTCGTGTAGGGATGTCGGGGCTTAAACAAATACGTGTTAATAGCTATATTCGTAAAGGACGTACTGTACGTAGTTGTGTGCGGGGAATTAGCCGTAATAAAAAAGTTATACATAATACTGCTCAAACTACGGTATCTAAAGTAGATAAACCAGCAAAGGCTTTCGATTACTTAAGTAGTGGGTATAATACTAGGTTTAATTACGCAGCTAAAGAAGAACTACTTAGTTGGAATAAAACTATACAGTACATTAAACCTACTAAACAACAGTTAGTAGATTACGACGATACACGTACTATTATTGACAATATAACTAACGAGATTAAAAACAGCCTAATAAGTTTAGGAGTATTAGTGTTAACAACAAAGTAGGGGCTATGGCTACTGTGTATAACGATAGTAAAAATAAAGCTATTTATATCGAGAACTTAGTAGCTAACCCTAATAAGCTTACTAATGCTAATGAGTATTCTGGTGCTGGTACTACTGCACTACTACATTTAATAGAAGAAAGTATTAACGAAGGATATGGTGGTAAGTTACGATTAACTGCACTACCTAACGCAGTATCGTTTTATCGTAAACTAGGTTTTAATCTATAGGACAACCTTATGATTTTGAGTTTGAATTAAGCCCCGAAGCTGCTCAAAAATTAACTGATAATAGTTTAAGTATGTTTAATAACTTGATTAGTTTTAGTAGTAGTACTGTACAACAAGCAATGCTATTAGAGCAGTGTATTATTGCATTTGCTAAGAGTTAGATCTAGCAATCTGTATAAGGGTATCCAAAAACACCTCAACACTAATGCTAGTTCCGTGTAATAAATTAAAGTTAGTTACGTAGTCAGTAATCTTAAAAGGTTTATTCTCTCTAAATAAAATACCATTAACTAACTTAATCTTAGATTTCTCATTATTAGCACGTAGTACTGTATGGATAAGTGCACTATCAGTAATCGTAGTTAAAGGATTATAAGTTAGCATTAATATTAGCTACTATTTTAGCGTATCTATAAACACGTCTTTATCTACATACACTTCGTTGTTTCGTTGAAACTCCTCATAAAAGAAATCAGTATTAATAGGCTTATCATCGTAATACAATACATCGTTTACTTTAACTATATGTTTAAAGTCGCCGTTAGTGGTTAATAGTTTTACAATACCTAGCTTAGTAACGTAATCCGGTTTCATAGTAGTATGCAAATATATAATAGATATATTTTAAATTACATGAGCCTATTTATTTCGGACATACATACTCTTACTACATTCGCTAGAAAGAAAGGTAGTAAGGATAAGCGTAAACGTAAAACGGCTAAAACTATAGGAGCTGGAGCGATTGTTGGGTTAGGAATAAACGGAGCATTCTTGTCAGGAGGTATTCCCAAGCTAGCTAGGGGAATATTTACAGAAAGAAAAGGCACTGAAAATGCTAATAAAGCTGCCGAGAAAGTAAGACAAACCTTTCTATCTGATCTCGATAAAGACTCTATGAAGGTTTATGGAGATACGTTACATCAATTAAAGATGGGAGGAATCGACCAGCGGACAGCTAGTACTTACGCCGAACAAGCTAAACAAGAATTTGCCGATAATCAACGCAAGATTTTTCAAGAACCAGTTAAAGTAAAAGCTAATTATTTTAGACACGTTAAAAAAGCTGCCCCAAGAATTGCAGTAGGAGCAGCTATAGGTGTAGGTATCGGTTTAGGTGCAAAAGCGCTTAGAAAACATCAGATTAGTAAACAAGAAAATAAATCAACAAAGAGTCCGAAACAATAAGATCACTTACTACTAACTATCTGCTTAAGGCGGGCTATCTCGTCAAACAAAGTATCGAGTTGTTGTTGTAGTGTATCTAAACTCGCCCGGTGGTCTTGTTGGATAATCTTGTTAATGTGTTGCGCTTGTTTCAGTGCATTTATTGTTTCGGACTCTTCTAAAGTATCTGGAGATATTACTGGAGCAGAGTATGTTCCTTCAGGATCAAAAGGAAAGCCTAACCAGTCGGGAGCTTCGTATTTTTTTAATGCGTTTCTAAGATATTTTTAATATACGCAGACAGTGTTCTATTCTCGTGTTTAGCTAAGGTTAGTAGTTTTTCTTTGAACGCATCGCTTACTCCGATAGTTATACTATTTTCAGAAGCCATATTAACTGTACCTATCTGTTCTTACCTTGTGTTACTATTTCAGTATAGCGTTAACAAGTTAGATAATTACCTATGTTAGTCAAGCAATTTGAAAACTACGAAATACGTCACATATATAAGGACGGGCAATTCTACTACTCAGCACAAGACATATTAACAGCCTTGGAATATAGCAATCCCAGTAAAATATGGTCTAAGCTAAAACCCTTTATAGAAGGGGCTTCTGGTACTTTCCTCGTTGCGGAGAAAGTTGCTTCTAACGGCAAGAGGTATAAAATGGACTACTTGAGTATGGAGCAGTGCTTTCTTTTACTTCAGAAATCCGAACAACCCAAAGCTGTTCCTTTTCAAATATTTATGGCAAGAATAACTGCGGAGTATGTTCAAAGAGCTGGAAATCGTATTAACGAGTTATTAAAAGAAAAGCAATATTGGTATAATCGAAATCACTTAAAACTCAACGCTATCCCTTTACAGCCAGAAATGGAAGCTGATTTGGCTAGACGACTACATAGTTGGATGTGTTTATGTGGTTATAGTAATATTAATATTGAACACCCTATACTAAACCTACTTAACAAAGATAAGCGTAGATTTGATTTCTACCGTAATACCTCTAAAACTATCGAAGCTTATGAGCTTAAAAAGAATCCTATTACTGTAGACGATATTACTACTGCTATATGTAAGCGAGGTTATTTTGAAATACTGCAACAACAAGCTTATCCTAATAAGTCCGCTAAACTAATATTCTTAAGCCCATATAATATAAGCCCCGAAGTTATACGTTTAGTTGATACTACTCATAACCAAGTTAGTGCTATTACTATAAAAGAATTAGCACATAGTTATTTTATAAAAGGACTTAAGCGTAAGTGGCGATATCAACAAGACCATTTAAACACTATTAAATTAGACCCGTACTACAGCTGTTTATTTAACGAACTATAATATCAAGTAAGTAGACAAAGAACCTCAGTCATGCCTTTAACCACTCTCTACAGGTTAAGGGCTTTTATTATATGCATAGTAAAAGTCCGAAATAAATAGGGAGTGAGAATTTCCTTATTATTTCGGACTCTTAATCAATATTTATAACAGTTAATCAACCAGCATTTTCTTTATTGCGGCGTTCGAGTGAAGCTGCTCTTACCTTACGGCGAAAAGTTTTCCCACTGCGCCATGTAGGTACGTCGTGAGTTTCGATATAAAACTGCTCTTGCTTGGTAGGATCAATTCCAGTACGTTCCTTGTACTCATAAGAATCGTAAGTACCGTGACCTTGAATAGTTACTTTGTTACCTTTGGCAACTTCCTCCTCTACGTATCTCAGATAGTCTTTGATAATGTAGCGGATCTTATTGCGTCCAATAGTTACACCAAATTTAGTGTAATAAGACTCTTGGATATCACAAGCAATATCTTCTAACGTTTTGTCGTTTACTCTAAGTTCCATAATTTATACGAGATAGTGTTACTTGCTATTTTAGCAACAATACCTGTACATATGGATATGCTTAGTAAACTATCTTATTTTATATTGGTTAGTAAGCTGTAATAATAGTACTATCTATACTCAATAGCATATGGTAGTTATTAATCTAGAAACAGCTAGTAAATCCACATCTAAAGCACGAAAGATACTAGACACACTAAACCCTATTAGTGATACGTTTATTAACCATATACAAAAACACTACAATACGTACTTTGCTAACACAGTACTTAAAAATAGAGATGCTACTTGGCAGCAACTAATAGACAATATAAAACCTAATCAAGTACGCCCAGTACTATATAGTGCCATAAAACAGTTATGGGAAAGCAGTTGGAATATAGGTAGTACAGATGCTCGTGAAGATTTAAAGCCTATTTACGATAATATAACTAAACGTAATTTTAGCGATGCTGTACAACTAATTACTTTTGCCAAAGATAACGATAATACTATAAAGCGTTTAAGAGATCAGATACAGTCTCTTATTTATAAGCAAGAAGATAATGCCTCTAGATTAGAGCAGTTAAATCGGGATATTATTAATCCGGATAGGTACGCGAAAGTAAGACTAAGACAATCGAACTTAAACCCCGATCAAAGAAATACCGTAGTTAACATACTTACCGAACAAGCGAATAGTATTAAAGCCGAACAAAATCAACTAAAACAAAAACAAAATGCTTTAGTATACCAATTATCTAGAGCTGCAAGTGGAGAATCAGTAGCTCCACCTAAACAGTTGGATATGCTTAGTCGTGATGATGTTAGACAGCTGCAACAAGAAAAACGTGCTAGAACACAAGCTAAAAGAGTATCCGCAGCAGAACAACAAGCGGAACGTAGGCAACAAACTCTATTACGCCCACTAACACCCACATCATCTTCACTATCTAAAACGAGTAGTGCAATACGTGCGAGGAGAATACAAGAGTCCGAAATAACTAGGGATGTAAGCAAACGGCTTAAGAAACCTATCACGTTAGCTAACGAAACTGAATTTGCTCAGTATCTCGATAAACGGTATAACGACTTAGCGCAAAAGCTTACTAAAGATATTACCGATAGCACTAAGCGAAATATTAAGCAATATACGGATGGTATTGCTAATACTCGTAGTAAAATTAGTAACTATTTAGCTAGTACTAAGCATACTAGAGAACGGGACTTAATCCGAGCATTAAGTTCTATGTATCCTGACTATGGGGTTGAGGCTAGAAAAATACTGCGGGAAACTAAATCTCAGAAAATAGAAAGACGCCTTGTTACAGCTGTTAAAGATAATATAGTTAATCTAGAAAGAAGCCTCGAAGCTTATAAGAGAGTTGGTAATACTCAGAAAGTAGAGCAACTACAAAAGGAGTTGAATAGAGAGAGAAATAAGCTTAATGATGATATCTTGCTAAACTCCGAACAAGCTAGACGACTAGGCTTTCCGGAGAAAGAAAAAACTATATCCAGACAAGAGCTAGAGAAGATAAGCCAAAGACGATCTGCATTACCCAGTATTAAACGAACAGCATTAACAGAACTGTCTGCTGCTTATAACTACGGGCGTTACGCACATTATGCTAATGACAACACTATTGAGTTAGTTAGATGGAATGCTTCAATAGAACATCTACGAATGAATAATAGTAAGACTCGCCGTAAGTCCGGGAAATTAAAGCGTAACTACAGTGGTACTGGAGTTGTTTGCGATAGATGCTTGCGTTTAGCAGATCAAGATATTGGATACGGAAAAGGAGTGTATCCATTTAAATTGTTTCAGACAGGACAAATGTTACCGCCGCCTAATCCACATCCGTATTGTGCTTGTTATTTAGAGCCTGTTGAAGGTCGAGCTAAAGCATTCCCACTTACTGCCGCTAAATTAGCAGCTGCATCAGTATTAGGTGGAGCCACAATAGCCTCGATAGCTTTGTTAAATAGTATGTTTAATAAAACTCGTCCGCCTGTAGCACCAATAAATCTATACGATGTAATAGAAAACGTATCTCGTCCCGTATTACAACGACTAGAGAATAGTGATGTCGGTAACGTTATTAGACAAGCCTCCGAGGTATACGACTTAGTTGAGCTGATACATGAGGACTTTAATCGCTTAAAACTACAAGCCCCACCTAATATTTCGGACACTCTTAACTTAGCTACAGAACAAGAACGTGAAACTGCTAATCAGATATTAGAGCAGTTAGAAAATCCCACTAAAACTGTTAAGTCTAAGTTTGATAGTAGTGTTACTATTCGGGGACGTAACGGCAAGATACTTAACGAAGCTAGTCGGGCTTTAGGTAACGATATTAATGTGTTAAACAAAGCACAAGTATTAGCTGGGGAGTCCGAAATAATAAGACAGCAGTTTGAGAGTAGGTTCCAGGCGGCTCAAGGTAATACTAAGTTGCAGGCTGCACTGCTAAGTGATTACACCAAATACATTAGTACTGTAACTAAAACTATTAATGATTTAGGTGTTAGTCAGATTAAGATGGTTAACACTCTTAATGCGGCTAAAACTGCTTTAGAAGAAACCAAAGATACTATGCAACGATATCGTGTAGCAGAAGAATTAAGCCCCGGTATTGTAGATAGTACTAACTTAGTTAATAATACGTCTACAGTAAGGCGATTAACAGATCAAGCTAATACTCTATATAACAATATCTTAGATACTCAAGTTACTAGACAAACATATAGAGATACTTTAAAAGGCACTAGAGATAACTTACTTAGTAACCCCGAAGTTGCTAATGCTTATCTTACTCAAAAAGCTAAAGAGCTTAATTTTATTGATACTATTTTTGAACCATCTGTAGGACGTATTACTTTATCTACTAATTTAGATACAGCAGAAGAATATATTAGGGTAGTTCAGCAGCGGATAGCTAATAAAGCAACTACTAATCCCGTTGAATATGAACAGAGTATTAAAGATTTAGTAAACGCTTCTGAAGAACTAAGTAAGATACGTAGTGCTACACAAGATATAGGCTTAGATTTTGATTTACTTAGTAGTGCTACTCAGAATCCCACTATACGTATTAATAATCAACCTACAATAATACCTTTTACGCAAGAACAAGTTAGTAGGGTTAAAAGTAGATTCGATACGCTAAGTAAGTTAGAAGCCGATGTTAATAACTTACAAGCTGAACTTAGTATGCTTAAAAGTAATAGCCCTAAAGCTAGAGATCAACTATCTATTAATCCTAGACAGTTAGAAAAGCAGTCTAGATTAAACGAATTAACTAGAGAGATGGGGTCTTTAATTTATGAGCAACAAAGATTGAATCCTACTAACCCACGTTATTTAGAGATAGATAATTATTTGAGGGATTTAAATACTCAGAGAAGAGAAATAGAAACAGCTTATTTTAAACAAAATATAGCTACATTAGGTATATTATCGCCAAAGAAGAGAATAACAGTAAATGGCTACAAAAAGTAAGAGTAACAATAACCGTAATAAATTAATAGGCTTAGGTATAGGAGCGGCTACTGTAGCTGGATTAGGGGCAACAGTAGCACTTACTAAAAAGCCGCAAATAATTAAGCAAGTAGCTAAAGCGGCTAATACTGTAGCTAAACAAACCACTAAACCAGTCAAAGTTAGTGGCGGTATTACTCAGGTTAAACAACACACCCGTAAAGTTAAAGGTAAATTAGTCACAGTAAAAGTAGGTACTCGTAGAGTACGTATTAATAATCGCCGTAATACTATTAAAGCTGTTAAAGCCGAAGTAGTATCTGCTAATGATGTAGGTAAAGTTAAGGGTAGTAAATTTAATACACTATCTAATCAAGATGAGTATTTAAATCCGCTTAGAGCCTCGCAAGCAAGATCTAATCAACACGTATTACAAGGTAGAGAATTAAACGTACAATTAGCTAAAAATGAAGGTGTAGGTTTTTTAGGTATTAAAACACCCCAGCGTAAGCAATTAGAAGCATTAGCTAAAGAAGTGCAACGCAAGCGTAATGCTGAAAGAGAGTACCGTAGAAAACTTGCGACTAATTTACAAGCCACAATTGGTGGTAATAAAATTGCCAAACAAGGAAAGCGTGGGGGATTTAATCTAGGTAGTGAAGCTAGAGCTTCTGTAAGTATCGATACTAGTACAGGTAGACAACTCACTAAGGCTATTACTCCTCAGAAATATACTTACGAATTTCAATCCCCTTATTATTTCGGACTATTAGCTGAATTCGCTCGTAAAAAGGGAAGTAAAGATAAAAAGAAACGTAAGGTTGCAGTTAAGGGTGCTGGAGTTATAGCTGGAGGTGCAGGTATTGGGGGTTTAAGTACTGCGGGAGCCAATTATCTAACTGATAGGAAACAACTAAAAGAAGCATTAACGACTGTACCTAAACAACGTGAGAGATTAATTAGCAGTCTTCGTAATCCGGTACAAAAAGAATTAGATCAAGTAAACAAACAGTTTGATCCTAAAAACAATATAAGTTTGAAACAAAAAAAGCAAGACAAAGTAGCTGCTGAAGTTAAACGACTAACTACTAAACAATCGTATTTAAAGGATAGTTTGTCCGAAATAGATAGAACTATTGACACAGCAGCTCCTAGTGGGAAAATGATAAAACAAGCCTATATTAAAAAGCTAGCTAAGACATCTGGTAAAGGTGCTTTAGTAGGTGGCGCGGTAGCGGGATTAGGATACGGGGCTTATAAGTTAGTTAATAGAAATAAGAGGAACAACAAATGAGACTCTTATTTATTTCGGACATAGGTAACATTAATTTCGCCAGAAAGAAAGGTAGTAAAGATAAGAAGAAGCGTGGCAAACGAATAGGATTTGGTACAGCAGTTGCAGGTAGTGCTGTAGCCGGAGGTACACGAGGTGCAGTTCTTACTCATTTAAGATATCGGAAAGGATTCAAATATGTATTAGATCACAACGAAGAAAATCTAGCTAAAGCTATTAAAGCTGGTAATCCCCATGCTCACATTATTTATCCGAGCAATAAACGTCTCAAACAAATATATCTAAAAACGCTCAGAACTAAAGCTAGTAAAGGAGCTTTGGCTAGTGCAACTTTAACAGGTCTTGGATATGGGGCATATAGCTTAGTATCTAGGAATCTAGAAAAAGGTAAGAAACAATGAAAACCCTATTTATTTCGGACGCAAGTCACGCTAAATTTGCCAGAGAGATAAATGTAAAATCTAGTATACGCAAAGGTAGGGTAGTTAAAGCATACAAGCGACGGGGTAAAGACAGAAAGCCTGATAACTTATTACGAAATTCAGCAGTTGTAGCGGCAGCAGGATTAGGCTTAAGTGTCGGCGGTTATGCTTTACTTCGTGGGCGATATCGAGTCAATCTTAAACAGTCCGCTAGAGTAGCACAAGAATTATCCAAAAAAGTTATACCAGCAAACCTTACTACCGCCGAACTTAATCGTCCGAATATAAATTATGCTGTAGCTGGTTTGAATTATGGGGCTGAAGCCAAGAGTAGTAAGCAACTGTCAAGTTATATACACAGTAAGCTCAAAGGACACACAATTCCTATTGATACTCGAAGCATGAATAAGCTACCGGATAAAGCTCCGGGCAATAGTGCTAGACAATTATTTGATTTAACTAGCACTGCGGCTAAAGAAGGTATACTCAAAGGTTATAATCCTACTGCTCGTGAACTAGCAGCTACTGTTAAAGCGAATATAGATAAGTACCCAGATAAGATCCATACTTTGCATGGGCATAGCTCTGGAGGCTATGTTACAAACGAAGCTATGCATATTCTCAAAGAAATGGGGGTTAATACTGACAAGATTAAACAAATAACTTATGGAGCTAATAGTCATGGTATTCTACCTCCGGCTAAGAATTCATTACATATATTAGATAACAATGATTGGCAAGCCAAGCCTTTCAAATTCCCAGGAGCAGTTGTAATAAATAAAAATAATCAAAAGAAACCAGGTAAGTTAGTCGATAGGTATATGTCAGATCACGGATCTTACCACTATCTATCGCAAGATGAGACTAACAAAGTCGTTAGAGATTTTGTAATACCCAAAGACTACGTGCCCCCTAAACTTATTACCGTTAATACTCCTAAATCTAAACCCCGTGTAAGTGTTAATACTAAGCCCAATACTTCTTTAAAAGAAGAAATAAGCAACGTAAGACAAATGCGACAAAAACTAAAGGAGACTAAAGATAAATACAATAAGACCGAAAATAATAGTAACATTCCTGCTAATAAAAAAGAACAAGCTCTTATGGCTGCTAAAAAGAAGCTAGTTAATGCTGAAAGATTGTACAAGGAAAGTAAGGTTAATTTAAAAACTAAAATAAGCGATATAAGACGTACTAAATCTCAAGATTGATTATCTTTCTCGAAATCGCTGAGGAAATAAAGAGGGCTAACATTAAGCACTTTACTAAAGGCAATTAAATTGTCGATAGTTAAACCCCGCTCTCCTGTTTCTATTTTGCAAATATGCGTTTGATTTAAATGCACTACTTTACCAAACTGACTCTGGGAATAACCTCGGTAGTCTCTGGCTTTTTTAAGCTTACTACCAATAACTTTATTTATATTAGTGATACGTTTTGTCATGTCTATGCGTCATTAGTATACTTAGTTTTAGTATAACTACAGATAGTATCTACTATATGAGTATATAAAACTGTATGCCTAAATATAAAAGAAAAAATACTATAGCTAATTTTAGACATAATAGTACTCCTAAGATAGTTCACTTTGAAAGCGCTCCACTATCCGCTGAATTTACAGAAAGTGATGGCGCTATTTACACAAGTGGCTTAGTACTAGTAGAAGGAGAACACATTGACAGTAAACAACGTAAGCACGTTTTCTCTGCTGATCGTGTTAAAAAGATCGTTAATAACACCAACCAACTACTACAACGAGGTGCCCGCTTACCACTACTAACTGATCACCAGAAAACCCAAGACACTACTATTGGAGATGTTGAGGGTACTATCGAGGCTCGTGTTATTACAGACGAAGATATTAAAGATCCTTGCTACAAACACTTAGTCGGTAAGTTTGGGGCTTTTGCTAATCAAGTAGCTATCAAGGCGAGTAAAGCAATTAACCAGTATAAGGACAGACTGCTATCAACTGTATCGCCCGGTATCGATATTATTTCGGACACTATTAGAGAAATTTCATGCACAAGTACACCAGCTATTGTGGGATTGAGATTATTTAAGAGTTACGACGGAGAAGCTGCCTTTGCTTTGTCTTTCGAGGAGTTAGAGCAAGGCGATGGCATGGTTGATCAGATTAAAACACAATACGATAATCTGAGTGATCAACTATGGGTTGTACTTACCAGTATTCTACTGTTGATGATGAAAGTATTAATCAACAAGAACTGTTTGAGAAAGCGCTAGACGATTTTGAGAATAGGGTACTGCAAGTATTAGGCGTTGAGGAAGATGGCGATGAAGAGTCCCAAGAACCAACTACTCCCGAGCAAGAAGATGTAGCTGCTCAGAAAGCAAGTACACAAATGCCTCGTACACTGTCTCAACGTATAGGAGCAGCTCCGGCTAATTATGAATTACCTCAAGTAGTTGCTGCTTTCACGCTGGATGATATGGAAAAGCTAGCTAACTTTGGAATAGGCAGTTCTATTTTCAAAACCGCTAAAAGAGCAGTTTCTAGCGTTGGTAAACAAGTCGGTAATGTTAAAAGAGATGGTTTACTAAAAACTGTAGCTACAGGTGCTGGTAATACTTCGGGAGCTATAAAAGGTGGTTTTGCTGGAGCTAAGACAGCCGCTAAAGCAAAAGGGAAGGGTAGACTGAGATCTAATTTATCTGGAGTTGGAGGAGCTGTTAGACAAGGGATGGGTACTACAGGTGGTAAATTAGCTGCCGGGACTGCGGGAGCTGGTGCTATTGGTACTGGACTTGCTTTACGTCCAAGAAAACCTAAAAAGCCTAGAATATAACTATTAGTTACAAAGGATATTAGTTTATGTCAAACACAGTAATTGCAGCTTTTTCTTTAGACGATCTCGAACGAGTGAAGGGTTACAGTAATGTAGCTAACTTCGCTCGTAAGAAAGGATCTAAAGACAAGAAAAGCGTATGACACGTAAAGGTATGGCGGCTGTTGGTGCTGGAGCTTTGGGAGCTTTAGGGGCAGCCGGAGCCGCAGGAGCTAGATACGGCGGAGCTGCGCTAGCCAAACGTCGTCCTATGAATTCGGATCAGTCTTTTGCTGACAGAGTTAAAAATGCTCGTGGGGCTAAAGGTGTGGCTAAGAAAGATATTGCAGCCGCTAAAAATCTAGGCAAACGAGCGCTTGGGTCTGCTGCTGCTGCTGGAGCGGCTATTAAGTCAGGTCTTAGTACCCCAAGTGGAGCTGGTGGAACTAATGCAGGTAAATTACGTGAACCACTAAATCGTTTAGCTAATGCTGGTAAAGGAGCATTAGGTACTAAAGCGGGTAAAGCAGGAGCTATCTTAGCCGGAGCTGCTGCTGCTGGTGGAGCTGGAGCAGCAGGTTACAAACTACTTCGCCGTAAGAAGGACAAGAAATAATGCTACTAAGTGAGTTTACTGCACCAAAAACTAGACGTAAAAAGCTAATTGGAGTAGGTGGCTCTGCTGTTAGTGGCGCAGTTAGTGGTGGTGGTACTGGCGCTTTAGTTGGATTAATTGCTAAACCTGATTCAGGTGGCGCACAACGAAAAGTAGCGTTAGCCGGAGCCGCAGTCGGGGCTGGTATTAGTGCCGCCAAGAAAATTAAAAGTAGTTTCAAGCCACCAAAAGTCTTGAAACCCAAGAAACCAAAACAACCTAAAGTACTATAAAAACTATGACTATTAATCGACTGTTACAACAAACCGAAGAACTAACTCCTATCGAATACTACATGGGTTTGTATCAAGAACTCATTGAGAATATTGATAATGCTGTAGAAGCAGGGGTTATGGACGAAGATACAGCAACTGCCCACAAAGCACAAGCAATCGTTGACCTCAACGAGAAACTACTTGATGCAGAAGGTATTGACGAAGAAGACCTCGAAGCCGTGTATGGTGATGCTGAATACTCCGAAGATAATAGCAACGTAGCTGAATTCAGTGTAGGCACTCGTTTTGGAGCCGCACTACTTGAACTCGGTGAAGCTGCTGGTTACGAAGACGTGGAATCTTTAGTTTCGGACATTGCTCAAGTAACTGAGAATGATGTTGACGATATTGCCGGATTAATTACTGGAGATACCGAACCCGAAGATGCTCTTGCTACGTATCTAGCACAATGTTTTCAACTAGATGATGAACTGTCTCTCGATCTTCGTTTAGCTGCTATGGAAGCTAGAGGTGAGACTCTGGAAGATTACGAAACCGATGGTGATGAAGATAACGAAGACGAAGATGCCGAATACAGTAGTGTTCGGCATCTCGAAGGTCGTATTGCTGAGTTCGAGCAGAACCAACAGATCCGCGATGCACTAGTTGAACTCGAAGTTAAAGCCCGCGAAGTAATGCCTCCAATTGCTTTGAAAGTAATGTTTGGCGAGTTTCAACTCGAATCTGATCGTGTGGCTGCATTTAGTCAAACTGCGGAACTAAATCAAGTTGCACCCGAAGTTGAGCTGTATGCTATGCAGAAAACTGTTGAGTTGTTTGAGAAAGCTGGCTTAAACAAACTAGCCATGTTTCAGTCATACAGCAACAACAGTGCGTCCGAAATAACTAACGAAGATCTGGAAATCGAAGCTCAAGCCAAGCGTAATTTTGAACTTCGCCAAGCTCGTAATCACAACCTAGCTTAATCAAACTAAGGAATAAATAACTATGTTAAACAGACAACGTTACAACGCAGATCCCCAAATTGTGGCTTTTGCCGATATGCAAGAAGCCCCAATCTCAGCCACCGTAACTAATAAATACGTGTCTGCCGATAAAGATGGACGCAAGAGTGTACCTGCCGGATTATTCATTGCTCGTCGTTCGGGGAGCATGGAGCTGTCTTTCTTGCCCCGTGCTACTGTTACTCAAGCATCGAGTACTAGCTCCCCAACACTCAAGCTAAATCTGTTAGCTCCGTTTGTTGAAGGTGATGTATTGTATGCTGTAGAGCCTTATGCAGCAATTACTATTTCTTCAGTGGCTAATGGACAAACAATTATCCTGACGGTTAACGGCAAGCAACTTAGTATTACTGCTACTACAAACGTGGTTGCAGATGCTGTTAATGCTTTAGCTACTACCATCCCTAGCTCGGTAATTGGACAATATGTAACAGCTGTCCCAGCTACTACTGCTGGTAAGGTGTATTTGTATTCTCGGACTAAAGAGGAATATCCTCTTACAGTTGCAGGTACAGCTACTACTGCTATTGATGGGGGTGTAACTAAGCTAACTACTCAAACCACACCTCTCGGTACTATTGCTTCGATCAATCCAACTACCAATACAGTTACCTTGACTGGTAATGCTAATTGGGTGGCACCTGTAGGAGCGCACATTGGAGTATCTGTCGAAGATATTCTTGGCTTGCACGTTCACAGCCACGACTTCAGCACTACACCCTCAAAGCATATCAACGGCATTACCGGAGCTATTGGTATTTATGAAGCTGCTCTCCCTTACCTTGATGACGAGATTAAGGAGCGCTTTCCTAAAATGGTGTTCCGCGCACGGTTCTAAATATAAATAACTTATTAAAGGAAACAGTATATGGGTTACATTGCAAATTGGCTTAATGATAAGCTGCAAAACAAAGAAGCAGATTTGTTGGTAGATTCAACACTGACTTACTTAAAGCAGCGTTCTGGCATTCTCGATCCTTATATGCCGATTAAGCAATACGATTCTCGTAATTTTCTTGCTTATGTAGTTGAGCGTATTAATACTATTGCATCGGTAGTCGCTTACGGTGCTAACATCCCGCTGACTCGTCAGAACACAATCGAAAAGCTATCTATTCAGATGCTGAAGGTAGCACTCTCAAGAGTGTATGATGAACCTACTCAATGGGAGATGTTGGAAGCTATGACTCTGGCAAACGCCAAAGGTGTCATGGTTCAAGACCAAAAAACTCCCGATGGTGGTGTAATTAAGGGTGTTAATAACGACTTAGCACAATACTTATTCGGAAGTATTGAGGATTTGGTTAAAGCTGTTATGGATACCTTGAATGTAATGACTTGGCAGTTGTTACAAACAGGCTCCGTAAACTTTACGGATACTCGGACCGAAACAACTACGGTTATTAATTTTATCGATCCAGCTGGTGATTACAATCATTTCCCCAGCGCTTTAACTCAAAGTGGAAATACTGCTGATAACTTTAATAACATTTGGTCTGACTATCAATACGCCGATGGTTTGCAGCGGTTATTTCTTGATGTTGATACTTTTATCGATACCAATGGTTATCCCCCAGATCTGATTGTAATGAGTCGTCGTTTACGTAATGATCTGTTAAACCAACGGTCTACGAAAGAAGCAGCTCGTCAAATGATGGCTAGCACTCAAGTTGGTACTGTATCACCAGATATGATGAACGGTATTCTGTCTGCTAGAGAACTACCGTCTATTAAGACTTTTGATGAGCTGTATCATATCGAGAATGTTAATAAGCAAGTAACGAAAGGTCGTTTTCTTAACGATAATCGTTATGTGTTTATGACGAATAACATGGGGCAAAGGTGTATTGGACCTACATTGGAGTCTAGTCAGGGAGCTTTAGACTTACAACCCAAGTCAGGTATGTATGTAAGTACCAGAGAGGTCCAGAAGGAACCCCCAATTGACGCAACTACTGCTATTTCCACAGTCGTGCCCTTCGTCGCGGACCCGAAGAAGCTATTCGCTCGTCAAGCGAAGCCATAGTAAGGTTTAGTGACTCCAACAAACGGAATAATTGACTAACTAGAAGAGAGGGAGTAACTTCCCTCTCTTTCCATTTATAGGTATTACAAAGTTCCTTTTATCAGTTATACTAAATAGTAGATTAATAAGAGGTTGATACTTATCATGTCAAATAACTGGGACGACACAATCTTTGACCCATTAACGTATATCTATTGTTTGGTAGATCCAGAGACAAATATACCCCGATATGTGGGACAGAGCTTAGACCCAAAGAACCGATTTACACAGCATATATCGGAAGGAATTAATAAAAGTAATAAAAAAGCAGATTGGATAAAAAGTCTAATTCAAAAAGGTAAACTACCCATATCGAAATTGCTTACTACTAGCTCATTAGAATCTGCTCATAAAAAAGAAGATCTATATATTGAAGAATACAATAATCTTTATCCCGGTTTAATTCTTAATAGTCCCGGACCTGCTAACAAACCGTGTTTTAATCGTAAAGCTCCATCGCATGAAGTGGAGAAAATGAGAAAAGCAGCTATAGCTAAATACCCGGACAGACCTTATGTAGGTGTTTACGCTACAGAAGCGGGTACTTTTCGTGCCCGTATTAAACATAATAGAAAGATAATTACATTAGGAACATATAATACGGCGGAAGAAGCTGCTAAATCAAGAGATAGTGCCGTATTGTACTATTATCCAGATTGTACTTTGTTTAATTTCCCAAATAATGTTATAGCTAAGAGCATTCAACAACTAAGACAAGAAAATTACAAATTACGCAACAAAAGCTCTAAATATAAAAACGTAAGCAAACGCAAAGATTCCGATTATTGGATACTTAAATACACTGTAAACAAAAAGACGTACCAAGTGGCTCTATTTCCCTCTCAAGAGAGCGCAGCTAAAGCGCACGATATGTTGGAACTATATTACAATGCTGCCTCTCCTAAGCTAAATTTCCCCAAGCTAAGTACCGAAGCTAAGTCCATAGATGAAGTCCGAAAAATAAGTAGGCTAGAGCGAGGAATGAGTAGTGTCAAATTATCTAAATACAGAAATATTACCTATAGAAAAAATATGAACGACTATGAATTTCAATTTAAGGTAGATGGTATAATACATCGACGTGGGGGTTACTCTACAGAAATAGAAGCAGCGCGGGGTTTCAATAACTACATTACTACTAACTACATTAATAAACCTTTAATAGTTATCTAATTAAAATAGCTTATAACTATAAGAAGTCGTAGTAGTAGTATTCTAAACCCCGTAAGCTGTAATGAGATAAAAATACTACTTTAGATACAGGCTAATTTCATAGCCGTCTAAAGTAGTATAAAGAAGTAGTTTCTTAATAAATCTAATGTCTGAATCTATTGTAGTTAATCCGACCACTGTTGACGAAATTGAGTTTTATGTATCCAACGATGGAACATATACTGGAATGAGCCAGGTAGGTCTAGCCAAGTTATGCGGGGTAGCAGAGTCAACGATGCGTAATACGCTATCCAAAGTAGGGGGGAGTTTGACTACCTCTGAAATCCTTCAAAACCTTACCCCAAGGGTATCCTGGGTTCGCGCTTCTGCCTCTAATAATGCGGAAGTGGTTCCTTCTGACGTGTGTGCTGGCATCATCGAATACTATGCTTTTGAATCGAAAGCTGCTAATGATACTGCTAAGTTTGCTTTTCGTAAGTTTGCTAAAAAGGGTATTGATATCTGGATTAAAGAACTCACAGGATACGCCACTGCTAGTCAGTCCGAAACAATAATGCCCCAGCTACTCAGTACACTGCAACAAGTGCTTACAGAAGTAACTGAGTTAAAAGAAACCACGCAGGCTTACAAAACAATGCGGGGTATTACTACTAAAGTGTTTCCTAACCTCGATAATATGTTGACTAAATTAGAAGTTGAGGATGAGTTATTAGACGACGAACCAGATGTAACAGAAATGACTGCTACGGAATGGTTAGCTAAAAATGATATTACACTAGGCACTACTAAAAAGAGGCAATTTAGTTTACTGTTATCGGAAACCTATAAGACAGTTACTGGTAAAGACCCTAAAACAGTTAATAAACGAGGTAAGAATGGTAAGTGGAATAATGGTGTTAGTGTGTACCATTTTACAGAATACCCTATACTTCAACTGTGCTTAAATAAACTACTGGTAAAAGAGCTTAACTAATAACTACCACTAAATAACTAACATTAAGAAGTAACGTACAAGTTACTTCTTTTTAATATGCTTACTACTGCAATACAATATACGTATGTAAATTGTTTACAACTTAGTATGTATTATTTATCAGATATTAACACTATTAATTTCGCTAGAAAGAAAGGCTCTAAAGACAAGACAAAACGTAAGCCAGTTAATATGGCTAAACGACAAGCTGCTATAGGGGGTGTGTTAGGTACTGGATACGGTGCATTAATGGCAACACAAAATCCCGCAATATCCAATGCACCTACTTTAGCCAAAGTAGGATATGCAGGAGCGATGGGAGCAGCTGGTGCAGCGGGTAGTTATGCTGGTTACAAATTAGGGCAAAAACTGAATAAACGTCTAGGTATTAAGCAGAAAAAACAATAAACCTAGCCCCCTTATTATTTCGGACTATTATGTTTTTAATCGATATCCAACACAACCGACTAGCGAGTTTTGCTAGTAAAGAAAAAAAGAAAAAGAGAGATCTAACTCAAGCTGCTATTAGCACTGCTTCTGCTGGTTACATAGGACAACGAACTATACGTAGTGGGATTCCTAGATTACTCGGAGTACGATTAGAATCGCATAGTACTAATAAAAAAACCGCTAATGAAATATTAAAGAATGGAGGTATTTTAGATCCTAATAAAAGTGGGGCTAGTGCTATAAGGGCTTTAGAAATAAATCCCGAAGGAGTAGGTACAGATATTAATAAAGCTAAAAACAAAGTTTATGTAACTGGAGTACATAAAAATGCAATAGCTCGTGATATGCCTAATCCACAAATGCCACTAACAATGATTAAAGTAGATCCTAAAAAAGAGAATCCTTTAACTCAAGTACTAAATAGGGCACAACAACGAAGAGGTTATCGCGGACAAAGTACTGTAGATTGGGACAAGGTATATGAAAATAAGCCTCGAATGAAGGAGTTAGAAAAATCTGCTAAGACAGGAATGTTTGGTGGAAAGTATTTTAGCGACGATGCATTACGAAAAGAATATGATACTTTAGCTAATCAAACCAAAAAGAGATTTACTGAAGAAAGAGCTAATGCGGCTTTACGCGGAGCATTACCAACTACAGGACGTAGCTTATACATAGGAGGCAGTGATAAATTCTTCAACGAGAATTTCAAGCCAGATTTTGATGATCCTCGTGCCATGTATTCCGAAAAGAAAATAAGGGTATATGGCAATAGATTCAAGGCAGTTGGGGCTGCTATTAAGGAAGAAGGATTATTAAAACTAATGAAGTCTAATCCTAAACGCGTATTAGCCGGAGCCGCGATTCTTGGCTTAGGTGGATTAGCTACGGCAGCATCTGCTAAAACAGCTGTTACTGCCGCTACTGGCGATGTTAAAGTTAAGGGTTTTTATCGTAAAGGAAAAGCCGTTAAAGGGTATCAACGTAAAAGAAAACCTCGTAAATAACTGATGTTATATACACAAAATTAAACCCCCTAGTTAGGGGGTGTTTTACTAGTATTAACTGTAATTAAAAAACAATATCCTTAATAATACCCGCCTCTAAAGCTTCTTGACTAGTGTAATATTTATCTTTATTTAAAAACTCACAATCTACATTCATCTTTTTACGAAAAATATTAAGCAGCATAGCATTAAGCGTATCTAAATGTTCTGTATAAGCTTTAGTTTCTAAGTGTCTACTACGATGTAGTGTACTTTGCATTTGATGGAAAAACAAACTAGAGTGCTTAGTCATATACACATTAGGTATCGCAAATAAACACAAGGTAGCGGCACTACCAGCATATCCACATACTTTAATACTAAATAAATCTGGATCTTGAGCTGTAATTAAATCGTACATAAAAAGCCCCGCATAAACTTCTCCTCCATTAGAACTTAAATACAAAGTACTACGCTTCTCGCTATCTAAATTATGTAAAGTACTAGCCAACTGTAGTACTCCTTCTTGAGAGATTTCCCCACTGTAGTAAACATTGTTACCGTTTGTATTACAAGTGTATTCAGTCATTGGTGTATTTATATAGATGGTTATCGCTTATTTGATTATACTACGCTACTAACATCACTTAAGTGTGATAATTAGTAATAAATACTATAACAGCATGAGACTCCTATTTATTTCGGACATATGTAACGCACTATTTAGCCGTCGTAAGGGTAGTAAAAATAAACGTGTTAAATACAATGGACAAACTTATGAAATAAGTACTCCTAAACGTGCTACTCAAAAAGGGAAGAAACAGCAAGTAACAGTCCGAAATATAAGCACAATCTAATTAATACCTTTTATCATCCTGAATATGGAATTTTTAAGGGTACTAGACAAGAATTAATTATGGCTTATCCGGAATTAAACTATTCTAAAGTAGGTAGTTTAGTTCAAAAGAAAAGAAAAACACACAAAGGATGGTCTCTTTATCCATAACTAAGCGACGAGACAATTATCATGCTCGTCATGGGGCTATTAAATTAAAAGATGGTAGCCGTGCAGTGGACAACCCTTTTCAGCCTGCATACCACTCTGCCAAGCCTCTTTGGTAATAGAATGAATAAATAACTACATATAAAATATATGGCTTTTACACAATTAATTGATGATAACTTTGTACGTGCAGATACGGCACCTAACGCAGCTCTTACAACTACAGGTATTGGCAATGGGTGGATTGATGTTAAAGGTAATGTGTGGCGAATTAATGGTAATAGAGCCACAGCTTTAGATAACGATATTGCTGAACTAGTTAGACCTGCTAGTGAATCTTATGTAGAACAACAAGTAATCATAGAGCTATCATTACCCGTATCTGGAACTACTTATTTTGCTAACACACTGCTAAGAGTTAATAACACTTTTACCTCCTATTACACTCCTTATGTTTCGTTCTCAGGAACCAATATATTTGTAGGAGTTAAAAAGCAAGTATCGGGTGGTGCGTTAATTGATGTAGGTACTGCTTCCTCTAATGTCTCAGTAGTAGGAGTAACTAAACTGCGATTAGTTACTTACGCACAAGGTACTAATCCTACCGCTATTAAGGTAGAAGCTTACGATATTACTACAGCTTCTCCAGTACTACTAACTAGTCAAACAGTTTCTGATTCGGAAGCTGTATTACAAGCTGCTGGTACGTATGGTATTTATTACTATGGCGCTCCATTTTATGTAACTAGAGCTGCTACTTATCAGGACCCTAATCCCGGCGCACCTGTAGTTAAAACAGAACTACCTGTTACAGATAGTAAGTATTACTACCCTAAACAAGGGTGGTTTTTAGATACAGTTAATAATCAACTACAAACGTGTAACCCCGGTAATTATATTAAAGCTCGTTTTACTGGGTCTACTAGTGTTGGTATTAAATTATCGCTAGATACTTATCCAGTGGAAGGTGGTGTAGTTATTAGTTATAGATTAAACGAAGGTAACTGGATTAGTAGTACTATTACTCAATTACAAACACAATTAAATATAAGTAGTAGTTTAAATGCTAATACTACTTATGATTTAATAGTGGTATTTGATAGAAGTGGTAATAACTCTATTAATAATCGTTGGACAGGTACTACTAATATACTTAAATTTGGTAATATACTTATTGATGAGATTGGTACATTTTTAACCCCTACAACTAAACCTAAGAAAACATTATTCTATGGCGATAGTATTACAGAAGGTTGGTATTTACTATCCTCAGCTTTTCCGGAAGGTGGTAGTGCTATTAATGATTACCTAACTTATGTAGCCGATTATCTAGATAGTGAATACGCAGTAGCAGCTTTTGGTTCTCAAGGTTGGGTAGCTTTAGGTGCTGGAAATGTGCCAGTATTTTCAGAGACCTGGAACAACTACTATTCTGGTCAAAGCCGATTCACGGCAGGTAGTTATATTGGGGGGCTTGATTATATATTTATAAATCAAGGAACCAATGATGGCAGTAGTAACAGTACTTCAATTAGAAACACTGTAGTATCTGTTTTCCAAGCAATGAGAGCAGCCACAGGTCCGAATACAAAAATAGTAGTGATTCAGCCTTTTGGGCAGAATTTCAAAGCTGCTTTATCCGCTGCGGTAACTACTTATCTTAGCTCGACTAATGACACTAATTTTCACTATGTAGATCTTGGAACCCAAATAGCAGTGGGATTAAACTCTTATGGACAAGGTGCCAATTTATATACGACAGACGGACTTCACCCTTCTATTTTCGGACATTCTAGATTGGCAGTTTATTTAGTGGCTAAGTTACAAGAAGTATTAACAGTAGTTAAAAAAGCCTCTAAATATCTTGGGAGAAAAAGATAAACAATATAACCGTTATTTAATTAGTTAAAATACTAACATCAGTTACAATCTTGTTTTAACTGACTTTATGTGGATATACCAGTATGGCTATTAGTAAAACAGATGTAATAAATACCTTAAATGCTTTTTATGAGCAAACTGTATATACCGAGTTTAATAAGCTTAGTTATACAGAAGTACAACTAGCATTACTATTAATATCGGCTAATCGTACTACGGGGACTACTCCAACACCTGTTCCTACTCCTACAGTTATTTTAAGTAATACTATTCCCAGTAGTGTAATTGTAGGTACTACTGTATCCTTATTAGCTAATGTAACCATTAGTAACGACACTGTAGTTACACAGTTTAAAATTAATGGTACTAATTTAAGTACAGCTATTTCCGGCAATACCCCTACAGTAAATTGGACCCCAAATACTCCTGGAGACTATACTATTACAGCGGTATCTACGGGTAGTCAGGGAGGTACAGCTACTAGTGCTTCCAAAACAATCACTATAACAGCTGCCCCAGTTAATTATTCTAAGTATTTCGGACAGATGTGGTCGAATAATTACTTTAGTCAAATGTTTGTATAAGGATATTTATCATGGTTGCTACAGCATATACTTTTGAAGTTAGAAACTCAGATAATACACTAGCTACTGGTTTAACCCCAACTGTTAGTGCTATTAAAAAAGAAAGTGATAACACTAATCTTACCGGAGTTACTTTTATTTTTACTGAGACAGTTCCAGGGCTGTATAAGTTTTACTACGATGCTATTGCTAATGGTGAAGCTTTTTTGCAAGTAGACCTAGGAAGTGCAATGGCTAGTACAGGTAGGTATTTAAATATGCATTTAACTGCGGATTCTACTCCAAATTTACTAGCTTCTTTAGTTGATACAGGACTTACTTTAAAACAAGCTCTAAAAGCCACGGCTGCTGTACTGTTTGGTACAGCTACTGCAAGTGGTGGGAGCGTATCCTATAAAGCTCAAGATGATACCACTACTGTTATTACTGGCGGAAGTTTCGATGGTTCTGGTGGTCGTACTATTACGAAAGGAAATTTATAAATATGCCTTGGCTATCATTATTTGACCAAACTAATTGGGGTAATAATACTACCGCCTCTAACACAGCCAATAGTACTCTAAATGTACCTGGCTGGATAGACAAAATCGGGGCTTGGAGTGTAGATAATACCCGAATTAAATCTCCGCTAGGAACGACTTATACATATTTCCTTTATCGTCCTGAAGCCGGTAAAAGAGACGCAAGGGTTGTTGCAAAGCTAGAAATAGACGGTGGTCAAAAAAGCTACTGGTTAAGGTTAGATCCTACGGGCATCTCTGGTTATTACTTTATTGTTGATACAGCTCAAAATATTAGTGTCTCAAAAGCTGTCTCAGGAACTAATACAACTCTAAGAAGCATAACCGCTGCCACATGGGGATATGTTGCTGGACAAAACTATGAGATTGATTTTTCTGTTAAAGGTACTGGAACTACTAATTTATATTTGGTAATTACCAATACAACTACAAATACTGTGGTTTATACAATGGCCGCTTTAACAGACACTACTGCATCACTACAATCTACAGGTACATTAGGTTTAAGTTTTTTTAATGGGGCATCCTTTTTTAGCCGCGTAGCTTATTACGAAGATGTAGCAAGCATCGATGCTACTACATATACATTGCAAGGTGGAAGTTCTACTGTTGTTGTAAATAACCCAGTTACATACACAGTCGCCTTACCTACAGGTACTACTATACCCACCCCCGTTACAGTTACCTTTAGCGATAATTCTGGAGGAGGCAGTTTTGCACCTGCTAGTGTACAACTTAGTACCGAAAATCCCTCAGCTACTACTAGCTACACGCCAAGTAGTATTGGTAATAAGTCAATATCCACCACTAATTCCGGTAGTCTTGCGAATCCAAGTTCCGTTTCCTTGTCAGTAGTTGTTGCAACTGTTACTAGAATATTACCTACTGATACAAAACTAATACGTAGTCCCTATAATTGGACTACCCGAAACGGATATCTAGAAACAAATAATAGTGGAGCATATATAAAGCTGAAGTTTACGGGCGTTAGTTTAACTTTAAATCAAGATTTAACCCACCTTACATCAGCATCAGTTAGTGCTGGAAATTACCCTACACTTCGATGGAGTGTGGATAACGGAACCTGGACTACCCGCTTACTAACATCCTCCGACACAACATTAACTATAGCTAATGGTCTATCTGCGGGAACTCACACTTGTACTTTATGGGTAAATAGCCTAAGCTTCAATATTGAAAGATGGACTACACCATTAAGTTCTGTTAGGTTTAACTATTTTGATGTAGCAATAGGTGAACAGTTTTTACAAGCCGATAGCCTTACTCAAAAAGCAGTATTTTTTGGAGATTCCATCACAGAGGGTATTAGTCTAAATGCGGGAACTAATGCTACTCATAGCGCAAATCAAGCTTTCTCAGCCATGTTGGCAGACACCTTACAAGTGGAATACGCACAAATAGGTTTTGGATTTTTGGGATGGAATGCAACAGGGTCTGGAGTACCTGCTTTTCCTTCTTCTTGGAATTTACAAGCTCAAGGTTTAAGTCGTAGTTTCAGTCCAGCTCCAGATATGGTATTCGTAAATTTGGGTACAAATGATAATAACGATGTCAATGTGCAAACAGCTATAGCAACCTGGTTGCCACAGGCAAGATCGGCATTTGGTACTAGCACAAAAATCTTTATAATTGTGCCTTTTGGTCGTTATGTAGTTTCCGGTATTCAAGCCGCTTTTACGGCTTATAAATTAGCAAATCCTAACGATAACACTTATCTGATTGATCTAGGAACTTCCGCATCAATTGGCTTAGTTTCGGGTAGTACTGCAAATCAGTATGCGGGGGATGGTAAACATCCAAATACTCACTGTACTACTAGACTCGTGGGGTTACTAGTTAACCAGATTTCCAGATTTAATAATATTAAATTTAACTATCGAGTAACTAGTAGAAAACGATAGTGACTTTAAAACACCTTAGCTGAAATTACTTACAATAATACTAATAGCCGAATACCCTGGTAATATCTTATGTTGGATACGACTAAACCAATTAAATTAACACGCTCATATATTGATTCTCGCGGTAACCATTATCCCCCAAAGGACGCGTTGTATTATCCGGGAGAAATACCAGAATCTGCCTGGAACTATCTATATGCAATTCAACCTACCATAGTAGAGCCAGTGATAATGTCCGAAACAGATACGCCTCCTACTCCTGTAGTTGAAATGATTGCTGATGTTCCATTACAGGAAGAGGTGCTTATTGAGGTTACTAATCCTAGTACTGCACGAGAAATAAAACCACAAGCTAATAGTCTTGATAACAATACTAAAGAAATTAAGCCCCGTACTTACAAGCACACTAAAGCCATCAAGACTAACTAAATCTAATAGGAGTAGTTTGTAGTGGGTTTACCAACAAAACAAAAACTAGTTAATACTCTTAATTTATTCTATGGGGATAGTGTTTATAGTAACTTTAATACGCTATCTGCTTTTCAGAAAGAATTAGGGGTATTACTTTCTATAAATAATCCCCCTACTAAACAAGATATTATTAACAATTTAAATACATTTTATACGCAGTTAGTTTATACCGATTTTAATACTATACCGTTAGAAGAAGTACGCTTCTCGGCTCTAATGTGGTTAGTAGATAATGCCGCTAGTAATTCTGACAGTATCGAGAATATGCCACAATCTAATATTACTAAATCTTATATAGCCGCTACAAATGTAGTTGCTTATAAAGCGGTAAGAGTTAACGATAATAATCAGTTAATCTATGCCGATAATGACTTTCCACAAGTAACCGGGATTAGTACAGAATCAGGTAATACTAATCAAGCTATTTTAGTAGCCACTTCAGGTAGCGTGTATAGTGCTAGTTGGAACTGGGATACTAGCAAATTAGTGTATGTAGGCAATAACGGAGAGCTTATACAAATAGCACCTACAGAAGGTTACGTTATCGAGGTAGGTAACGTAATAGACAGTAACACTATTAATATCGATGTAGAAGTTATAGCTATTTAAAGTAATACAATATAACTAAGTAAATTAGGTATTATAACTCATGAGATTTATAGGTTGGATTAGTGGCGTTAAAAAAATAGTCAGTACTATGCTAGCAGTGTAGGAGCTGCTGATGCCGATAAAGTTCCAGCTACAGATAGTACTGGGAAACTCGATAACTCTTTCCTCCGTACTGTTACTGCTACGGCAGGTAGTGGGGATGCCAGTAAAGTAGTACTAACTAACGCTAATGGGGTATTAGATAGTTCCTTATATACTGCGGGGTTTAATAACACAGTTAGTGTTGTAGCTAGCGAAGCATTAACGGCAGGTAATTGGGTCAATGTATTTAACAACGCTGGAACTCCTAATGCACGGAAAGCAGACAATACTTCTACCAAACAAGCAACGGGATTTGTTTTAAGTAACGTAGCTAGTGGAGCTAATGCTTTAGTGTATATATCTGGAATCAATACTGCTGTTACTGGAAAAATTGCAGGTACTATTATTTTCTTGGCACGAGTGGTGGAGATATTGATCAAACAGCGGTAGGAGCTTTAAGTACTTCGGGTGTATTAATTCAAGCTTTAGGTGTTGCACTAACTCCAACTAGTATATTATTTGAATATGATGAGCCAGTAACTATTAACTAATATGCCTAACTTCGTAGCAGTAGATACTACTACAGGTCGTAAGAAAACATACACAGAAGCAGAAGTTATTGCACTACTTAAAGTAGACAACGAAGTATTTTCTGCTTTAACTTTTGGTACTACTACTACGTGGAACACTAATGGGCGATTTGTTAGTAAGCGTAATCTAACTCTTACAGGTAATACTACTTTGTCTATTACTAATGTTGTTAATGGACAAGTAGGTACTTTGATAGTAGTAGCCACAGCAACAGGAGTAATTACACTGCCCACTGGTAGTTTTCGGACTAATGGCTTTGATTTAAACTTTATTAATGGTACTAGAAAAGTCTTGAGTTATATCTACAACGGTACTAACTACTACTGGAGTGGATCTGAGTGTGTATAATTTTCGTTCTTTAATTGGTGATAGCGGTTTTGTTACTAAGTACGTAAATACCAGATTACCCAATACGCATCTAGGAGTCCGAAATAAAATAGCAGAGGCGGCGATTAGATCTTGTTTAGGGCAAAACTATTACACCCCCTACAACGTAATTGACATGATAGCCGGGTGCAGTGCGTGGTATCCAATGGATAAGTATCATTGCTACTCAGACACCGCAGGAACTGTTTTAGCGGCAGAAAATGGTAGTGTAGCTTATATTAAAAATGCTCGTCCTAATACGTATACTGCCAATAACAACGCGATACAAACTGTTACCGCTAAACGGGCAATATTAAAATCAGATGGTTTAGAGTTTACTAGAAGTGCTGATGGGGGATATCCCGTTGATTTATCTTATTTAGCTAACGAAACTAGCGTGTCTATACTTAGTGTATTTGCTCGTACAGTAGATACTACTAACAACGGCTTCTCTACAATTATTAGTGGTCAAACAGATGCTACTAACTCGCAATATAGCTTATTCTTTAGAACAGATGGTAAGTTAAATTACACGCAGTTTAATAACTCATTAGTATCCCCAACTGCACCGGCTTTTGTTAACCGCAAGTTTTCTATCAATATTACTGAAAACTACGGTACAGCATTTCCCCGTACCCTAACTAGAGATGGTAGTGTATTAGCTAGTACAACATCTACTACTACAGCACCTAATACTAATCCACTAGTAAGTAATACGGGTGGTATTATAGGTAACACTAATAGTATCTTATACAGAACCGGAGCTGCTCATGCTAATAATCTAGGTACAGCTTTTGGGGGCGTTATTTCTGATATTTGGATATGGGTAGGTAGTGTTGCTGCTTACACCAATTGGGATAATAATATGTTAGGTAGATTCTTTAATTATTACCGGGACTTAAAAATTCCCGCTTATACTACAGGTTGATATGGATACTACACTTTATACTCCAGCAATAGTTGCTAGATTTAGAAGCTTAATATATAACGATACTAGAGTACTTAATACTAATACCTATAAAATTTATAGAATGGGAGGGTGTTCTACTATTCTTAGATTAGATGTATTAGATAACGAGTGGAAACATTGTACTAGTGCCGATATGTTTGGAGCTGTTACTAGCGATTGTATTTGCGAGTATATTAATACTACTAATAATAAAGAACAGTTAATTACTTATATTAATAACGCTATCGATAATATACTTACTGGTACTAGTTTAGATATAATAATTAGTTTACCTACTAAAGTACATTCTATTAATCTAATACTGGCTTACTACAAACAACATATTAGTAACTGTTATGAGTAATCGTAATAGTCGTAGTTGTTACTTAGCTTGGAAACGTAGTAAGTCGGAGTATTTAGCAGTAGTAAGTAACTTACTTAGAGAAACTAAATACCTTTGTCCTAAGTGCTTACAAAATATAGATATTAGTACAGCACATTGTAGCCATATTATCAGCTGTAAAATACTAGATAAGCATAAAGCCTATAGTTTAGCTACCGATATCAATAACTTAACTATATGTTGTAAGCAGTGTAATTTAGAACAAGGTAGTAAACCTGAATTACAGTTTATTAATGATAAGTTGTTTGAGTATATTAATAAATATAGTATTAATTTAGATATAAATAAAGTAGCTTAAGAGTAGTATATTAGTATACTTTGGTTACGTTTTACATATTTATGGTTATAACTAAGCTGGGGTATTTAAAGCTCCAGCTATTTTAATGAGAGAGTACCCAAATATCAAAAAAGTTAAATAAATAATATGACAATATTATGTCCGAAATAAATAGTATGGCTACTTTTGCTAGGAGGCGGGGTAGTCGAGATAAAAAGAGAAGAAAAACAAAATACGGAGAAGGATTAAATCCCGTCAGTTGGGCTGGAATCGGGGCATTAAATGGAGTAGCCGCAGGTATGTATATTGGAAATAAACTATCTAATACGCGTATAAAACATCCTATAACTAAAGCGATAGCGGGTAGTTCAGCTGTATTAGGTACAGCCGGATACCTATCGGCTAAAAACTTTAATAAAAACTTGGTTTAAAAGACAGAACTAGTGGACTATAATTAACTACACAAAACTAATAATTAAAATGAAACTCCTATTTATTTCGGACATAACACACTCTAATTTTGCTAGAACTAAAGGTGCTAAAGATAAGAAAAAGCGAACACTACGTAATCTAGCTATTGGTGCGGGTGGATTAGCAGTACTAGGTACAGCGGGATACTTAGCATTAAAAGGAAAGAAAAAGACACCTATTAGTAGTGCTAAACCTGTTTCTACTAATAAATCCATCTCTGTTAAATCCCCCATTACTACAATACTCGAAGATAAGCCTTTAATTAATTCAATAGAAGAACTTGATGCATTTATGGGAGCTAGTAAAACAAATATATCTCGTAAAGCTCAAAATAAGGAAAAAGTACAACAACGTTTAAATAGTATACAAAAGCAACTTATCTTAAATAAACCAATCGGAGATAGAATAGCTAGTCGGGGAATTCCTGCAAGTAAAGCCGAACAAGCCGATCAACGTAAGATAGTTCAGTCTGTAGTTCCAATGTTGAAAAAGAAAAAGGCATACTACAGTATGGGAGATCAAACTGTAGCTGAATTCGGTAGACGTAAAGGGAGTAAAGATAAAAAGAAACGTAAAGTAAGTTTAGTTGGTCGAGCTATCGGCGCAGGTATTGGTGCAGCAGGCGGTGGGGCATTAGCAGCAGCCGGAACAGGAATTGCAGGAATGTATTTAGCGAAAAAAGCGGGTCTTAATACAGGAACAGCTAAACAAGTTGTACAACAAACTGCAATGGCATTAGGAGATCTAAAAGCAGCTGGTAAATTAACTAAGTTAAAGAAACATCGTAAGGCTGTAATATTAGGTGGCGCAGCCATTGGTGCAGGAGTAGGTGCTACTGCTAATACTGAACAGCTACAAGAAGGTCGTAGATATGTTAGTACTGCTAATAGAACCTCGCAAGAATTACGTGGGTATATAAGTCTTGGAAAAAGATACGGAGTTCTATAAGGTATTGTTTACCCTGCGTACTAAGTAGTAAAGCGATAAACTTACTATCGTTAGATACGTGCATATGCTCTAAAGCAGCTGTTGGTTTAATTATTATATCCATAGTTAGTATAGTACTATTACTTTAACTACTATTATGAAGTACACAACAATACCACATCTAGCTCAGAAACTTAGAGGCAGATTATCTCTACTATCCAATAGTACTACTAACACACCTTACCCAGTTAATAACCCAACAACTCCTGTAGATCCCGCACTAATAGAAGATGTAGCTAATGAAAAAGAAGCTTATGTAGATATTGTGCTTAGTAATTTATATGTATTACCACTACGTAACAACCATTTAATTATCACAGAAATAGTTGAAGCCCTTATTATTTCGGACTTAATTACTTACAGTTACTGGGATAACGTAGCAGGTTCTCCGCTAGACATTACTATGGGTTTAAAAACTCACGCTAATAACTTGCTTAGTATGCTAACTGCGGGACTCAACTTTAACATTCCTGGAATAATGACACAACCAGTTACTCCAGGTACAATGCCACCTAAGCGTATTGAATTGCCTGGGGAAATTCCAGTTAGTACTACTCAAACACGAGTACTGATACACAACGACACAATAGTCCGAAAACATAAAGCTGCCAGTGAGCCTAGCGAGTTTCTTAGCAACCACAAGTTTCACCGGGGCGTTCCATTAGGTGCTAATGCTGATTATTATCACAGTTATAATGCTGCTTTAACAGACCCTAGTTTGAGAGTATTAGGCAATGAAGAAGTTAGTTTGGATAATGATTACTATCCTTTAGCTGCTAGTGATTATACTGATGAGATTTAACTGTTTCTAATAAAGCTTTGTCTAATTTTATCAGCAGAATAACCAAGACTTGTTAGATAGCTAGTCCATAGTTTTTTCAAAGTATAATCTTCTTTATCTACTCTAGGAGATTCTCCTTCTGTTTCTATGATGGCAGTTGTACCTTTCATAACATTATTTACTTCGAGGAAAATAACCCACTCATAGCTACGAATAGTACTACGCAGAAACACAGCCCTAAACATAACTTGATTACTGTAGTACTTCATATATTTAATCCACTATTACTAACCTTTATATTTATGGACTATAACTATCGTTTACCTAGTGAACCTAATATATTCTTCGATGAACCTTGTCATAAACTCGCTGTTTATTTAAAGCAGAGATTAAATGAATCTGTTATTAGATCTAATACACTACCAGCTATTCTAGATTGTGCGGGTAATGAAATACCAATATCCCCCGATTTTACTGTAGTTAATGGTATTCGTAGTTATAGAGAACGTAATGTTCCAACAATGGAATATCCAGTTCTAAAAGTATATCGTACTAGTGATATGTTTAAAAGTCGCACTACTTTAAGAGAGAGTAGCGCCGTAGTTTCTTATAGCTTATTAATGCCTAATAACTTAATACTATTACCTATACTGCAATGGGTAAGCTGGGAAATTAACTATTATCTATTAGATAGTTATGTACGTACTGGTGTGTTTACTAGTGAAATAGGTAGACGTAGTGAGTATATTACAGAAGCCGGACCCCCCGCTTTTGAGCATTTAAATTTCTACTTTACTATGACTAATTAAATTAATACGTTAATATTTTAGATATACTAAATGCTAAATTTTGGAGAAAATAGCGTATGCCTATTTCAGGTAATATTAGCCGTCCTAAATTAGATACAGTTACTACACTTGCTACTAGCATTGATTTAAAAACTCCAGTTGTATCTGGTAACAGAATTAATATTCCGGTAGTACTAGAAGATGTAACTATTTCTACTTTTACAGTACCTAACTGTACAACGATTAATACTAATACTACTGTTAGTGCTGCTGCTGGTAGTTTTAATTCTGTTCGTGCTGGTGATGGTGTTACGGGTACTGGTATTCCTGCTAATACTAAAGTACAATCAGTCGCTGCTAATGGTAGTTCTATTGTGTTAAGTGCAGCAGCTACAGCTGGTGGTACAGTAACCCTTACTTTTGACCCCGGTACTGTGGATGCTACTTTATATATTCTTTCACTAAACCATGTATTTAGTGGGAACGTAATTCGAGTAGTTCCTACCTTATACCAATTTGATGGTACGCAAGTAAAAGACAGTGGATCGGGTTACGATGCCGCTACTATTGCTACTGCGGGTAGTAACCCTATTGAGTTAAATCCTATCTCTATTAACGTAGACGATTATCTAAACAAAGCCCGTAAACCCCGCACCAACTCTTAATTAATTATTATTTAAAGGACTAATTATGGCTATTGTATTTAACGATATTAACCGTACTTTTAAAGGACTAGCTGACTTACGGCTAAAGCGTTTAAGTGACGGTTTAATTTGGTGTCTTCCGGTTCCTTCTACTTTTGCTGTAGATAATGGTATTGAGCAAAAGATTCAGATGACCCGTAACCAGCTTGGAGAAATGACTCGTGCTGGTTCTTATATTTCGGGCAGACAACCGACGTTGCGGATTTCTTATGGTCAGATGCAGCCAGAACTTCTGCAATTCCGTATTGGTAACTACTTCCAGGCGAAGACTAACACTCAGCTAGCTCTCCCGAAGTCAGTACAGGTGTTCCAAAACGAATACCCAGGCGCACTCAACGCTACTCAGCTAGGCTTCACGATCACAGCTGACACGGTATCTCAGGCTTCTGTGGTAAAGAACAACCAAACAGTACTGCTGACTCAAGCGCCGTTTGGAGGCTTCTCTCCAGCTACTGATGATACCTTCGCTGTTGGAGATGCAGGTGCACTTAAGTTTTCAGACAACCTTAAGACAGCTGCTGCGTATGTCTCACTACTAATTCCTTATACCATCAATACTTATGGTATTGGCGGACAAGTAGTTGGACCTCATAGTTTATTCGCTACTCTGATTACTAACGAAAGTGAAGTAGTTGTATTCACAGCTAAGAAGGTAACTCCTAACTTTGAAGGTTCTGGTTTTGATACTGGAGCAGAGAACTTAGAATTACCTTTCTTTTTGAATCAGGTTTCGGGGGACTGCTTCCCGTACCAGATGGAGTATACGGGACTCTTCGTTTCTTGCTAATCATAAAGGTTTCAGCCATCGACACTTACTAAATTTAGTAAGGTACACAACCAAAAATGCTATAATTAATAAAGAAAGCATTTGAGGTTCTAAATGGCAGCCAAGTTAACTCAAAATACTAAAGACGAATTTGTAGCTAGATACCAACAAGGTGAAAACGTAGAGGTTCTAGCTACTTTGTTGTGTATTCATCCAAAGACCTGCCGAAAGCTACTACGAGATGCCAATATAGAAATTCGTGGGAGAACACGGGTATGTACGTCCGAACACAGAAGCAGAGACACCGCTATTCGAGAAGACTTTGAATTAGGTTTAGACATTAATGAGTTATCAGTTAAGTACAAAAAAGCTAAACCAACTATTTCAGTTATAATCAGCGATTTATACCAAGCAAGTATTCTAGAGCGAAATAACAAAGTAATCCGACTCCATGAAGAAGGATTAACCCTACGTGAGATAGGGGAGATAGTAGAGCTATCTCATGGTCATGTAAGAAATATATTAGATAATACTAATACCGCTCGACTTACATATCCACATCTTAAAATAAACGAAAGCAAGCTAAGTACCGAATGTCCTGAGTTATTCTACTGGTTAGGGTGGGCGGCAACAGATGGTTGCATAGTTGAAAGAGAAAACAATTACCGATATCAGTTGGCTCTACAAGCGGGAGATGCGTATATTATTGAAAGGTTTTCTCAATTTATTGAGGTAGACAGATTTCGTTTGCATACTTACCAACCAAAAGACTCTGTAATAGGCAATCAGATAATTAAAGCGGGATTACAATCTTGTTGGCGTATTACTAATTCTGGTTTCCAAGTATGGGTGGATAAATATGGAATAGTTCCTAACAAAACATACAACTTTGTCATACCACAAATTCCTGACGAATACTTTGGGCATTATCTTCGAGGAGCTATCGAGGGGGATGGATCTATTCGTATAGAATTATCTAATCGCATATTCAATATCCAATTAGCTGGTAGTCTACCCTTCTTAGAATGGATGACTAGCAAGTTAAGATATTTTGGTTACACCGCTGCCATCTGTCTAACTAAGCGTAATGACATATACGGGGTTATAAATATGCAAGGCAAAAACAACATCGAATGGTTATACCACTTCTGTGACGGTAGCAACCCACTTCGTTTAGATCGTAAGTGGAGAAAGTTGGATAGGTTCTTTAGTCCGAAATAGTAGCTACACCCTATACAAAAACACAACCCCCTTAGATAACTGAGGGGGCTTTTAATTTGCTGGCAGCCTTATTGTTTCGGACTACTCACTAATACTTAATTTACTAAAAAGGAAAAGTGTTAATTTTCCTATTCTCATCACCATCCCAGCAAGCGCTGCCGACTCTTGTTTGAGTGTTATTGTACCAAACAAGTATCCTAGTACGTGTGGGATGTGTCCAATAAGCGAGAAAAGTATCTCCTTTAGCGGGAACTACTTGACCTTTACTATATCCAGCTTTAACTAACCATCTTTCGTATTCAACTTTATCCCAATCCTTCTGTTCAAATACTACAGGTACATCTGGAATAACGTGTCTATTTAATGGGGTCATGGGATAGACTCCTCACTCAAGTCCCAGTTACTATACTCAAAATTGCCTAGTTTAATATAAATACCGTAAGGATAGTTAGGTTCTGAGTATCCACAATTAGATACTTTTTCCCCACCAAATCCGATAGCATACTTACCAATCCATAGGTATACTCCTGGGTATCCTGCATCAATACTAGTGGATACGGCTTTCATTCCTAAACATGGTGGGAAATAGTTTTTAATACAACTAATACCTTTCATACCTTATCTACTTTCCTAGCAGCTAATCTAACTTTTTCTTTCCAGTCTATTGATGTATCAATCTCTATTAGAATATTGGGAGGAGATGGAGGCTGCCTAAACTCTTCAGGTACTATCTCATTCTTTACCTTCTTCTTAATAGCTTGAAACAAAGCCACAAAATCTAAGCTATCTAAGCGAAGGTCTAAATAAGAAATGTTAATATACCAACCATGCTCGTGCGTATACAGTAAACAAAACTCAGATTGTTTTGTACCATAAATTCCTTGAACTAAATAGTTGACTTGAATATAAAAGGATAAGTACATTGCCAGGTTTTATTGAACGATACCGAGTGCCCGATACGAAAAGCTAGCCAACCTACAGCTACTGCCATACCGTAATTAGGTGGGTCTTCTTCGTACCACTCGACTTCATTACGTCCGAAACCAATAAGAGACTTTAATCTATTTAACATACTTACTCCTTAAATTAACTACATCAATCTACTTAGGGTAAAGGCTCACTGTCTAAATTCCAATTAGACCACTCAAAATTACCTAGCTTAATATAGATACCGTATGGGTAATTAGGTTCAGTGTTCTTATACCATTGAATATCCGGGTCATCATAACCACCTAAACTAATAGCAAGTTTACCTAGCCATAAATAAATACCGGGGTATCCTACATCGATACTATGTATAACGCAGTTGAGTCCGAAATAAATAGGGACTTTATTTCTTAACCTTGTTAGTAGTTTAATCATACTTATTTACCGTATTCCTTTTTAGCCACACTAAGCGCTATTGCTAACGCTTGTTTCTTATTCCTAACTTTTTTACCTGCTTTACTACCGCTATGTAGCTTACCTGCTTTAGCCTCGTTAAGTACATAAGCTACTTTTCTACTAAAACCTTTGCTGGCTTTAAATTCGATAGTATTTATATCACTTAAATAGTACATAAGTTATAGCCTTTTAATTACTAGTACTAACTACAGTTTAATTAAAAGGCTAATTACTCTTATTATTTCGGACTATTATCCTGCTGACGCTCTAACCACTGTTCAAGTGCTTCGATACAAATGCTTTCCAGTGTTCTTCCTGTTTCTACTGACATTAATTTGACTTGCTTGTGTAACTCAGGAGTTCCCTTAAAAAAGAACCTAGCTTTTTTCTCAGTCATACTATTTACTCGCTTGACAATTTCACTATAAAAACTATAACATAAAGATAACCACAAGAGCGACTATTAAATGACTCTTGTGGCTAAAACAACACTTAAGGATTTACTTAATTATGACAGATTTTAATCTATCTCACGCACAATACTACTTTCAATCCGAAGAAACCTTCCCTGTACCTCTAGAAAATGCTTGGCAGTGGCTAGGCTATTCCCGTAAAGACAAACTGGTAGATGTACTAAAGAATAACTTTGAAGAAGGTTTTGACTATTCCCTGATTACGGGGGAAACTCCACAGGGAGGGCGTCCCAGCGATTTGTACTATCTACCTACATACTTTAATTTAGATAATCCATCAGCATCTACTTTTGGTTTTGAAGCTAGTGTAAACGAAACCATTATTTGATATCCCTTAGCGGCGTTGAAACGATAATAATATATTTTGACAAGGATTGACAAGTTCTTTTATAGGCTAATCTACTAATAGCCATCTGAGCTAGTGATAAGTCAGATGGCTAAATGGAAACCTATTAACGTAACCATTATACCATGTTAGAAATTCAGAACATAAACGGACAACTTCTAGTAGACTCTCGTTTGATAGCTGAAGAATTGGGTATTCAGCATGAGTCTTTTAAACGGACGTTAGAAAGATTCAAAGACCAGACAGAACAAGCCTTTGGAATACTCCGACTGGAGGTCGGGGAAATAGTCGGAAGAGGTCAACCAGAGAAGTACTATTTACTTACGGAAGATCAGTCCACTTTTTTGATGACTCTAAGTGTGAATACTACACAGGTTGTACAAGCCAAACTAAATCTAGTTAAAGCATTCTCTATAGCTAAAAAGGCTTTACAGCAACAGCAAGCAGATATTTCCGGAATAGTTCAGATACTGCAAGATATTCAGTCTAAAGCCGCAGCACAAGAACAACAGATGCTGTTACTAACAGAACGTACTCAGCGTCTCGATGAACTAGAGCAACAGCAAGTACAATTCAACATAGCGGCTCAAGAGCATCCTGGTTGTGCTAATGTTCTCATTGATCAGATAGAAGCGGACATAGACAATGTAGAAATGAGTACTAAAGAATGGTTAGACTACTTACAGTTAGACTACAGACACCTACACACTATCGCTCGACGTGCTTCGGCTTTTCAGAAAGGAGGGAAAACAAGCAATGCCGTCCGAAAAAATAAGAAAGGTCATACTTTAATCGAGGTTAAGTATCTTCGTCAAACTACGAAAGCACTACTAAATTTGTAAGTAGATAACACCCCAATAATACGAAACCCCCAAAGCGGGGGTTTCCTTTTGTTTACTAAAACAACTTAGCGGTCTAGAGCGGCTCTAACAAAACCGTCTTTAGCCTCAAGTAGTTTTCTCATAGCAACACTTTTCTCAGGTCCGTCTGAGAGTACTTTATTCAGCCATGCAGCTAGTTCACAAATAGGTTTACTAATTTCCTGCAACTCAGCGGGTAAGTGATCGTAAGTAAAGAATTTATCAACGTTAGTGGTCATATTAAATACCTCGTCCTGTATTATCTAATTTAATTTGCTCTAATAGTGCGTTTACTTCTTGGTACTGTTCAGTTGTTAAAGTAAGATCTCTAAAAATCTCCGCAGTTCTAATAGCCTCAATATAGTTACCACTAGCTACATAGTTTTTAAGGTCACTAATGCATCTTTTTATATCTGCTTCTGATAGTTCCATAGTTTTAACCTGTATAATTATACAACTGATTTAGCATTCCTAAGTATTGTAAGTTAATACTAGTTCTTTTATACACTAAATAATCACCGTAATAAGGTAGAAGTTTACCGTTGTTATTGTTACAGTTATAAAACTGTATTAGTGCTTCTAGTTTATTAATACCTTGACATTGTTTAATGTGAGTAAAATCTGGGGATATTAGTACTAAGTTAACCATAGTTAGTTAGAACTATTTTTTATAATGTTTGTTATCCTATCTATTTCTTCATTAATTCCAGCTAAGTTACCATCTATTTCTTTCAAGTCTCTTGTGTAGTTAGCGAATAGTTTAGCTAAAGCAGTTTTATCTGCGGGACTTAATAGTGATTGCTGTAGTGAGTAGTTTTCACATACAGTATCTCGATGCTTTAAATAGATACTTCTTTGTCGGTGTAATAAGTTTAGGTAATCTTTCATTATTTAAAACTCAATAGTATAGCTACTAAAAATCCCGCAATTATATTAGCTACTAAATCAACAGGTTTAGTAGATAGTATGCTATCTAAAATCGATAACACTACTACATTGATAATAAAAGTGAATAGTAACATCTTAAGGTTAATCACAAAACCTCCCTTATTTATTTCGGACTATTAAATACTATTGTTCAGGATAATTCATTGCCATAAAGATACTTCCCAGCCATATACGGTATCGTGAGTAATGCCCTTAATAATTACATGGTCTTTTGAAAATACAGTAGGTATTTTAATACCTATTACTAAAACAAAATCATATATATTCTCAGGATTATCAAACTCATCTGCATAAGCTTCGGTTCTCCAATACAAAAAGCAAGTCTCCCACAGAGAAAAGCAAATCCAATTGTACGTGGACAATAAGCGTATAAATTAGTAGCCTTACGTCCGAAATAAATAGGTAGGTTTATTTTATTGAACATAATATTAATCAAACCAAGGTAGTCTTACTTTAGGATGCTCAAAAGTATCTTCAGTACTATCGTTAAAATTATGACCTATACTTTTAAGCTGTTTACGGCAATACTGTCTAATGTATCTACGGGCATTAGCAATAGCTGCTTTACGTAAGTACTTTCTTTCCCACAAATCACCACGATGCCAAGTAATCTCTACGTATTTAGTAGGCATAATAATAAGTTACTTATCAAGAGTCGGGCAAAGAACGGATAAGCTCTCTAAGTACATCAGTTATAGTACGACCTGTTTTTTCAGCATAACTAGCTAATCTAATATACTCCCCTAGTGGTAATACTAAGTTAAGTCGTTTTCTTTTTTGGGACATAGCACACATCTTTTATGTATTAATGCTATTCTAAATATAGCAAACAAAAACCACCTAGCTAAATACTAAGTGGTTATAAAGTAACTTACTAAGGATTATATCATGTTAGAAGCAATTGAGAGAGATGGCGTATTAGTTGTGGATTCTCGTCTGATAGCTGAAGAGTTAGGTGTTTTGCATAACTCTCTAAAAGACACAGTATCTAATAATGCATCAGACATAGAAGAAGCTTTTGGGCAGTTGCGGCGTGAAACCAAACCTTCTTTTACGTCGAATCAAAACGAAGTAGTATATTTACTAACAGAAGATCAAGCTACATATGTGATGACGCTTTCCCGCAATACAGAGCAAGTCAAGAAAGCTAAACTTAATTTGGTACAAGCTTTCTCCAAAGCCAAACAAGCTCTCTACAATATTCAACAGCAAGCACAACAGGCTGCGTGGCAAACCACAATGGCAGAAGTAATGATTAAACTTGATGCTCTATCGGTAGACAAAAACAAGTTGGAAGCGTACCAAGCCAAAGAAGAAGCTTTCGATAAAGCAGCGTCCGAACATAAGGGTTGTGCTGGTGTACTTGTTGATGAAATGGAGTATGGCGAAGATGACGACCAGGTAATGACTACTCTGCAATTTATGACAGACCGGGGCATTGAAATTCGCCATCGTCGTCGTTTATCGTTGTCTGCTAGTTATTTTCAAAAAGTTGGTAAACAAGTAACTACAGTACCTAAAGTTAACGGGCAGCTATTACTGGAAGTACGTTATTTAAGACAAGCGGCACGTTTTGTATTAGGTCTGTAAATAAGTACTGTTTAAACCTTATAAAATTTAACCCTCTTAATTGTTTTGGATTAAGAGGGTTTACCGTTAGATAAACTTACTGCATTTATTCTTCAGGAGCCGCTGGATTTGAGTATGGTAAGTTAGACCATTCAAAAGCCCCATCACGGTAGCGTAAGTTAGCCAAACAAAAAGGGCACTTAATTAACTTACCTTCTTCGTCTTTAGTAGCTGTATCTTTTTGTATGGTTACAATACAACACTGTTTTAATCCCTTCATTCTTATAGCACTATTAGCAGCCATAAAATACTAATCATCCTTCGTAGTAGTTTGTGGGGATGGTACTAATGTCCATCCCATATTTCTTAATCGCTGGTATGCTGCCCAACCTTTTGATCCTTGTGGAATATTGTAATCTGGGATGTTACTTATTGCCATAGCTGTATAGGGTTTCCACTGCTCCTCCTTATTATTTCGGACGTGCAGAATCTTAGTAGAATTGTTATATGTAGATAACCAACACATTTCACCACTCATATATGTCACCTGTTAAACGATATTTGACTTTGACTTTCAACAAGATAGAACTAAACGTAATTACCTCGTACCTTGGAGTACTTGGTGTTATCTGTGCAGTACTAGTTAGTAACAATGTCGGCAACGATAGTTTCCGTAAAGTACTAACTGTTATTGGCGGACTTAGCGGAGGTATTGTTAGTTTGTTAATCAACAAACCTGCTGCTGCTGAACCTACTACCTACACACTAGAACATCAAAATACAGAAGATGATAAGCTAGTATAGTAGATAACTTACTACACAAATCAATTGTACTAGCTATTCACATGAAAAAGAATGCAACTGTGGAAGAACCTCGTTACACCCTCGAAGATGGTTACTTAACTATTAGAGTTAGTAGTTACCACAATACTAGTGAGAAACTAAAGTACACTATTAAGCGGATACCTCGTAGTAATCTAGCTGACTTTATTAAGCTATATCAACTTAATCTCGAAGAGTTTCTGTATCATAACTTTGCAGTTGGTAGTGTAATAGCTAGTGAACAAGGATGGAAAACACTAGAAGAACTAGCTAAATTAGTACCAGTAATCTCAGCTAATGGAGATAGAACCTCACTCAACCTTGCCGAGTTAGAAGATGATTACGATATGCTCACACTATTATTCTTCACAGAAGACGTAACAGAAGACGGTGTAGCTAACTCAGAGGGAAGTTTAAAGCCCGGTCTGCTAGCTAAGTTAAATCATTTAGACCAAGGCTCACTATTGGGAAAGGCACTAGTGACAGCGAGGGAAAGGAAAGCGGAAGTAATGGTATCAGTAAATCAGGTAATGACAGAGCTGAACCCCGATCTGGAAACTTTGATGCCTACCACTTAGCAATACTTCTAGAGCTGTATCCAACGGCAGCACTAGATATATGGGAGAAATTCGATCATCAGTTCATAGATGACTTAATTACTGAATCACTACAACTTAGAAAGCTAGAAGAAGATAAACCGAACAATGAAGTTACAGAGTCCGAAATACAACAGGTCAAGGAGTTATACAGTACTCAAGTAGTAACTAGCTCCGGAAAGACTCTCGAACAACTAGCTAACTTCGACTTTTAACCCTCTCAGTTATGGGAGGGTTAATTGTTGACTATTTATTTACTAAACAGTGCCAGTATCTCTTTTCCGGCTTCTTGTTGTTTTCGGACTTCTTCGGGAGGTTCTGGAAGATATGGCTCTAAATATTGTTTGGAGATATTTGTAGCTATACGTTTAGTTACCCGTGGAAATCCGTCTTTGTAACTTACTGTAACCTCGTATTCCAAATGAGGCGGTAACACAGGATAACCGTACACATATCTATTAGAAGGTATTACTATGTTTGATGCCCAATATTTTCGTAGCATAGTTTGATACTCTTGTTTCAAATCATTAACTAAAGGCTCTACATAAGACATTGCTTTAAGCTACACTGTAATAACTATATAATAGTTTAAAAGCACCTATGCATACCAAGAAAAATTTTGTATTAACTTACAACGTAACTGCTAACGAGTATTGCTTACGGTTTGAAGATCCGACATCTGATAGAGAGCATATCTTCGATAGTTTCAATGATGTACGTTATTTTCTTAAGAGCTTAGGATACACAGACTAAATTTCAACAATATACTAGTAAGCCGGGAACTCCTGTTTATTTTGGACTCCCGGCTTTGTTTTGCTGATTTAACTTTCAGCATTTCTGTCAAACCGACAACCACGGGCATTTCAGGCTATACATCTAACGATTCTGGATTAGGCAAACTATCTATCCAGTCTTCAACTAAGCTGGTCATAGTTTTTTCTCGCTGTTTAGCTAAAGCACGTAATTTATTTAATCTTTTTTCACTCATGAGAATATGTAACCTTTTCGCTTTCATATAGCCACATAACAACAACAATAATATGTTAACATTAAAACAGCCACAAGAGCGATTAACTGACTCAAGTGGCTATGTGTAAAACAGCTTACTTTACTTTATTGTATCATGTTAGAAATTCAAAACGTCGGTGGACAGTTATTGGTGGATTCCCGTTTAGTAGCCGAAGCTTTGGGTATTCTACATAAGAGCTTCAAAGAGACAATTTCTAAGTATACGGAAAGGCTGGAAAGCCTGGTAGACGAGGCTCTTAACCCTGTGGCGGGAGAGAACCGCAGCAGGCTATTACGAGAAACCAGCCCAAAATTAAGTGATGGAACTGGTGGAGAAGTTTATTATTTACTAAACGAAAATCAGGCGACATTTCTAATGACGCTTAGTAGCAATACGGAACAAGTAGTAGAAGCTAAATTTAATTTAGTTAAAGCTTTTGCTAATGCGAAAACTACTCTTCTTACTCAATATAATCATCTTCAAAATATTGGAAATATCATTCAACAAATGGCAACAGAGCTTCAACAACAACGAGAAGCAATAAATCTATTAACCGAACGTACTCAAAGATTAGACAAACTCGAACAACAAGAACGCGAGTTTGACCGTGCAGCTGAAATTCAGCCAGGGTGTGCCGATATTTTAGTAGATCAACTAGAAAACGAAATAGACAACCGACTCATGACGGCTATCGATTTCTGTTCTGCTTATGGTATTGATAATTCACAAAGTCGTCGTATAGCTCACTGGGCAGGTGGTTTTCAACGCGGAGGCAAGAATGTAAAGGCTTGTCCGAAACAACAAGGTACTAACCGTAACTTATTGGAACTCCGTTACTTAAAACGAGCCGCCAAAATAGTGTTGGGACTGGAATAGTACTGTGTAGCAAATAAAACAATAAGACCTCTAACGGGGTCTTTTATTATATGTACTTATTTCTTTGAAATATCGTTATTTTGTTTATCTACGGTTTCTCTAAGTTTTCTTTTGCGTTTCATATACTCGTTAAAGGCAGCAATTTCTTGCGAAGTCGCTGGACCACGAGGTAACTCAGTATCTGACATACGTGCCTTAATTAGCTATTATTTTTTCCACTTCTTTGGTAACTATACCTAAGCTATGGAACTTGTCTAAGCTAGATTGATTAATAAAACGTAAGCGAAAGAACATTTCCCAAGTATGTACAGTATTTACGGGATAGTTTTTACATAGTGTAAATTGAGAAGTTATACTACCCCACTAATAGCTAAACTTTGTAGTAGCTTAGTACAGTTCTTTTGTGTAAGGGTACAGTTATAGTCTCTATAAATAGGTTCCATATTAGTCTTTGTATATTACTATAGTGATCCCTAACTTATCAAAAATAACCGCTATTAAACCTATTACTATTAACACTGGGTACAATAGTGTCCATAGTATAAAGGTCTTTATAGGGGGTACTACTTTCCAGCCCCCTAATCCAAATACACTCAAAGCCATAGATAAAATAGCCGCAGTAGTTCCGTGCAATAAACCTATAGATAAATAAATAGTAATAGCAGTAGTTATGGTCACAGATTTTACCTCAATTAAAGACAGTTTTATTAGTGCTTATAGTTACAACGAAATGTTAAACGTATTAACACTAGTTTTTAGTAGATCTAAAACTAGCAAAGAATATAGCGTGTATTCGTATATGGGTGTTCCTCCTAATATAGTTAAAACTTCGCCGCTAACAAATATCGTGGTGATTATTTTCGGACATACATTAAACCTACTTATCCTAGCAGAAAATTAAATCCCGTAGAATATAAGTATAATAAAGCAGCTGTTAAATAATAGTAGTTATGGTTACAGATCCTAATGAAGCGTTAAATCCAGAGACTGTTAAAACAGCAGTATCAGCATACAACGCTGAGATAAACAAATTACAAGGTATAACTACAGCTGCTCAAGGTGCTTTATGGGGATTACAAAAAGCTGCTGAAGCTAGTAGTAAAGTTTGATGGGAACAAACCCATCTATAGTTAACGCTGCATTAGGATTTGAAAAACTACAAATAGCTGCTGGTAAAGCCGGACAAATATTACAAAAAGGTTTTGAAGTAGGTCAGACTTTAAAGGTCTTTGAAGTACTCAAAGACGGA